GCCGTGCAGTATCGCCGTAACGCGCTGAACCTGAATAGCTCGTTCGCTGGTATCTACACGCCTGACCTGAACATCCTGAACGACGACAATATCTCCATCTGGTGCCCACCCTCTGGCTATGTGGCAGCGTGCTATGCGCGTACTGACCGTGTGGCTGCCGAGTGGTTCGCGCCTGCTGGTGTGACGCGTGGTAAAATCCTCGCGAACGGCGTGCGTCAGGTGTACAAGCAAGGCGATCGGGATATGCTCGATCAGAACCAGGTCAACTTCGTCCACAAGATGCCGAGCTACGGCCTGGTACTGTGGTCGCAAGAGACCCTGCAGAGCATTGCGTCGGCGCTGTCGAACATTCACGTTCGCCGCCTGATGAACTCCCTGCAGGCCAGCTTGAAGAACGCTGCGCTCGCTGGTGTGTACGAGCCCAACGACAAGGAACTGCGCCTGACCTTGACCCGTATCTCGGACGATATTCTCGGCCCGATCAAGCGTGGACGTGGTCTGTACGGCTATGAAATCATCTGCGACGACACCAACAACACGCCTGAACTGATCGCCTCTGGTGACGTGATCCTCGACGTGTACGTTGATCCGATGATGATTGCCAAGCGTATTCACCTCAACGCCATCGTGACTCGTACTGGTCAGCTGACCGCGTCGATCACGACCAGTGACCGCACCTAAGGAGCCGGCATCATGCCAAAACCAAGTCTTGACGACGTACTCAACGTCGGCGACCCGATGCTCAACGACAACTTCGACATTACCTTCACCCGGGTTCCTGGTGGCGGCGATGGGCGTGCGTTGCGCATCCAGTGCAAGTCCGGCGTTAAGCCAGGCATGTCGGTTGCCCAGGCGGAAATGGAGCTGTTCGGCCACAAGACCGTACACGCTGCACGGAAGACGTTCAGCAACTCCATGTCGATTTCCTTCCACGAGTCCTACGACGGTATCATCAATACCACGCTGGAAGACTGGTCGGAAGTCTGCCGTGCCACGGACAGCCAGTCCGGCAGCTTCAAGTCCGAATACGCGACCAGTGCGCGTCTGACGATCTACGACCAGGAAGGTAGCGAGTCCCTGAACTACGATATCTTCAACATCTGGCCGACCGAAGTTCCTGACGCCTCGTTCGACGGCGCCGGTGGTACCGCGATGACGGTTGATGCGACCTTCGCATACGACTACTACAAGCGCGTGTAACTCCAAAGGGCCCTAGCTCGGCAACGGGCTCAGGGCCTTTTCCATTTCTACGGAGTACACAATGAGCCGCTTCGACATTGAAGAATTCGTCACCAAGCGGGAAGGTAAAGCAGGGCCTGTGCATGACTGGAAGTGGCACTGCACCAGCTTGCCCCTGGGTATGCAGTCTGACTTCTGTGAGTCGGTCAGTATCCCATTCCCATCGTTCAACATCAAGCCGCTGTTCGGTGCCGGTACGTTCACGTTCTACCCAGGCTTCGAGGAAATCCAAGCCTTTGACTGCCAGTTCCACCTTGATGAGGCAATGACCACGATCAAGTGGCTGACAGCGTGGAAGGAGAAGATTCGCGATCCAGAGAATGGCGCGTTCTACCTGCCAACGAACTACAAGTTTGACATTGAGTTCCAGCTGCTCGGTACCAAGAACGACGTGCTCCTGACTGTCGTGTGCAAGAACTGCTGGCCAAGCACCAAGTCGAACTGGGATTTGAACTACACGTCCACGAACGGGCTGCTCAAGGTTCACCAAAACTTCTCCTGCGACGGCATCAAGCTGAACATCTGATTGCGCTAGGATGCGCTCTCCAATCTAAAGGGAATCTCCACAGAAGGGTCTCGCCATGATTTTCGACCACACTAACCTGCCATCGCGTACTCGCCCTTACCCAGTGAAGGCGATTGAAATGCGCCTGTTCCGTCCGAAAGAACTCGGGCTCATGGGCAAGGCTGTCGCATTCGACGATATGCAGCCAGCTATCGACGCCATCGGTAACTGCCTGAGCAACCTGGACGTCAACCAACTGACCGTGGGTGACTTCTACTACCTGCTGACGTACCAGCGCATCCACTCGCTGCGTCGTAACCCTGCGATGGCTCGCTGGGAGTGCGAGGGTGCGATGTTCCGTGGGCGCGAGAACGGCGTCGCGTACACACCCAAGTCCATCAAGATCATGGTCGATAACTGGGAAGCGGCTGACGCTGAAACTCGGAAGAACATGGTTGACCCAGAGAGCGTGCAGTTGGACGGGTATCGCTGCTCGCATGGGAACTACCAAGAGACCACGATGGAGGACTTCTCCCTAATCTATCTGGAAGACGACGTGGTGCTTGATCCACGCCTCGACTTCCCACGCTGCGACACACTGGCCGAGTACATCAAGCTCCTGCGTGACCCTGACTACAGCGCGCTGGCAGATGCTGGTCGCTGGATCAAAGGCAGTGGCCCGCTGATTAAGCGCCTGATTGACCTCGTGCAAGGTGAAGACAACGACCTGTTTGAAGCCGCGTGTGAAGCAGAGCGTGACATTCAGCACGGCATCCGTCGCACCGTCCTCAAGGCCTGCAGCCACTGCGATCACAAGCAGTCGCTGATCTTCGTGATTGATCCGAAGGCGTTCCTGCTATGACAATGGACCAGTACGAAAAGGATCCCCGCTTTCAAGACATTGGCGACTTGCCCACTGGGTACACGCCATATGACTTCAAGGAAATGTACGTCCGGGAGTTCAGCCTAGCCGAACTCAAGCTGGTGTATGTGGGTATGCACAGCCGTACGAAGCCAGTGCACCATCTGATTCGTGCGGTCCAAATGTGCTGCTCCGTTGACGTGAAGCAACTCACGGACGGTGACTTTGAGTTCGTTATGGCGTGGCTGCGTATGCACAGCTACCCGAAAGCTCCACTGCAGGTCAACTGGAGCTGTCGCCATGAAAACTTCGTCTACAAGGACGACAGGACGTTCTACCGAGGTGCTCCACTGACCTATGCTGAGCGCGCTGTCAAAGGCATCGTCCCAGAAGTCTGCAACACCAACAACGTGGAGATTGTCCACAAGTACAAGACGAAGGTGGAAAGCCTTGATGATGACAACCTGTACATCAAGGACGAGGACATTGACTTCCCACGTGTAGTGACCCTTCCAGACTTCCATGAGCACATCCTGGAGTTCCCGGAAGATCGTCACATGGCAGAGTGTGCGCGCTGGGTGAAGAAAGGCAGCACGTTCAAGGCGAAGTTCATCTACCTCAACTCCCGCAAGGACAACGACCTGTACGAGCGCATCCTCGATGCCCGTAAGGAGTACCACCACGGGATCATCGAAGTCATGCACCTGCGCTGCCGTGTTTGCGATCACGAATGGAGCCACACAACTGCACCGCGGTTGCTCTCCTTCTTCGCAGACAACACGGAAGAGGACATCTTCAAGATCAAGTACACCATGCTCAACGCCTTCGGTTGGGCTGCCGATGCCAACATCCCTGCGAAAGAGTTTCTGTTCAACTACTCGTCGCTGGCGAAAGATCGTCAGGACGCAGCGGAACGTCGCGGCGGCTACAAACCTTTGGGCTAACAGGGTAATCATATGGCCACTGCTGCGGAAAACCAATCGCCGCTGGAGCGCATGAAGGCTACTGCCTCGAAGTATCAGAAGTCTTCTGACCTGATGCAAGACGCAGCGAATCAGGCGAACGATGCGGTTGAAGTGAAGGAGCTGCCTGGGAAGAAACGCCCACAGCCCCAAACGTTCCAGTCCCGCTCTAAGCAGCAAGCTCAGGCGGTGAAGAACTACAACACCAATCACCACCAGACGATCAACAAGAACTATGCCGCGGCGAATGACACCCAAGTCGAGCGCCAGGACAAACAGATCAAGTTGGCCGCACAGCAAGCGCATACCCTCCGTGACGTCTCGAACACCATGAACGAGATTCTCACCGAGTTGCGCAAGCAGAACAAGATTCAACCGAAGTACCAGCAGTACGCATCGAACAAGGCCTTCAAGGATCAGCACGGCGACGACAAGAAGCCAGGTGAAGAAGGCATGATGTCCAAGCTCGGCGGCTTGCTGGGTGACCTGCTCGACATGGGTGGCGGCGGAGAAGGCAAGCGCAAAGGTCGTCGCGGTAATCGTGGCGGACGCGGTGCTGGTGCAGGCGCAGGTGGTGGAGGCGGTGCAGCTCGTGGTGGTCTCGGCGGTATGTGGGATCGCGCCAAGGGTGCAATGCGTAGCGCTTCCCATGGCGGTGGCGGTCGTGCTGGTACCATTGCCAAAGTAGCTGCAGGCGTTGCTGGCGCTGTCGGTGTGTACGAAGCCTCCGACTGGGTTGGCAAGAAGCTGGGCAGCGTCTCTGCCAGTGAAGAGTCTGGTCGTGGTGGTGTCGGCACTGTCTCTACTGGTAAGGGTGACAACGGTGGTGTGAGTTACGGTACCCACCAGCTGTCGTCCAAGTCTGGCACCATGGCTCGCTTCCTGCAATCTGCTGATGGTCAGAAGTACGCCAACGAATTCCAGGGCATGACTCCGGGCTCGGCTGCGTTCAACCAGAAGTACAAAGAGGTAGCGGGCAGGGACGGTGCTGGCTTTGCTGAGGCCCAAGAGAACTACATCAAGCGCACGCACTACGCGCCGATGCTCAACAACATCAGTAAGGACACGGGTACCGACTTCTCCAAGCGTGGCAAAGCCGTGCAGGAAATGCTGTACTCGACTGGCGTGCAATACGGCCCGGGCTCCAGCGTGGTGCGCAATGCACTCAAGGGTAAGAACGTTGCTGGCATGAGCGACAAGGAGCTGGTTGACACTGTGCAGGACTACAAGTCTGCAACGGTAGGTACCTACTTCAAGAAGTCCAGTGCCGCCACTCAGGCGTCGATTGCTCAGCGTGCCCAACGTGAGAAAGGCAAGCTGCATGCCGTGCGTCAAGGTGAAGGTGCTGACAAGGCAACTGGTGTTTCGCCAGAAGCCAACGCTACCAACATCGCAACCTCTGGCAAGTCGATGGCAGAAGTAGCTGCATCCCCGTCGCTCGCTGCTGCAACTGGTAAGCCTGTGTCGCAAGGTGGTACTGTCTCGGGTGCTGCGCTAATGAGCGTGTCGCCTAAACAGACTGGCATGATCTCCACTACCGAGGAGAATATTCCTGCCAACAGTGACCCAGATGGTGAAGCGGAAGACCAGAGCGAGGCTCAAGCGCCGACTGTGACCTCTGCTCAGCCGCAAGTGCCGTCGATGCTTGCTCCGATGAAGCCACAAGATGGTAGTGAGTCTGGTGTCGGTGCAACTGCTCTGATCCCAGGTGCTGCTCTCGTTGGTGCTGGTGCTATTGATGCTGCCCAGATCGGTAAAGGTGCAATCGACAGCGGCAAGGGCGCAGTCTCTGCTGTCCGTGCTGGCGAACAAGGTTTGGTGCGTGCTGGCGTTGGTGCTACTGCTCGCGCCACAGGTAAAGCGTTGATCCCAGGTGCCAACATCGCCATCGGTGCCTACGACGCTTATGACGTAATCACAGACGACGAGAAGACCCGTGCAGAAAAAGAACGTGCTCTATCGGGTGTTGGTGGTGGGATGGCAGGCGCGGCTGCAGGTGCTTCTGCTGGTGGCGCCGCTGGTACTGCGATTGGTGCTGGTATTGGTAGTCTGTTCTTTGGTGTCGGGGCTGCCCCAGGTGCCGTGATCGGTGGTGGTCTTGGTTTGCTTGGCGGTGCAGTTGGTGGTTACTTCGGTTACAACTACGGGCAAGAAGGCGGTGAAGCTGCCTACGATGCACTTGCTGGTAGCCCTGAAGAGCAAGCTGCCAAAGACGCTGCCAAGGAGAATCGCCCAGTAGCTGGTTCGACCAACCTGCTGATGATGGCGAACAACAAGGCAGCCTCTGGTGACACCAACGCAGCCGCAGCTGCCAAGCAGTTGACGATGGTTGACCAGCTGGTGAAGTCGCAGACCTCGCTGATCGCTGCAACGACCAAAGAAGACGTGAAGAAGGCTACGGAGAAGACTGTCGATCAAGCAACCGCAGAGGCGAAGAAGGAAGAGCCCAAGACAGAAACCAAGGCAGAGGACAAACCTGCTGCCGGCAAGCCTGTCGAGCTTCCTGCAAACGACACTCCGCAAACCGTTGACTTGACTGCACAGCAATCTGCTGGCCCGATTGCGTCCGCCACTCCGCAGACACAAGCCGATGCCAACACGCTGACCGCTGCTGCAACGCCCACTGGTTCGGGTACTGCTGCAACTGCTGGCGCTAATGCTCTGGCTGCTGGTCTTGGTGTACCTGCTGCATGGGGTGCTGAACTCAGTGGTTCGCTTGCTGGTGCGATGGCTATGCAACAAGCTGCCGCAAATGGTACCGCGCCTCCTGTGTCTGCACCTGTGATGAACGCCGCTCCGCATCTGGCTTCGACTCGCCACCTAGGTGGGCCGAACAGTCCGGGCGCTGCTGTCACCAAGCCTGCATACGCACTTGCCCATGAAGCTCAAAAAGCAGTCGATGCGGCACTGTCGATCCCTACTGGCTTGGCATCTGGTGTTGCATCTGCGGCTAACGACGTAGCAGGCAAGCTGGCGAATCCGTTCGCAACTCTTGGCACTCCTGGCTTCAACCCTGGACTCTCGCTGCCTGGTAACCCGTTTGCCAATCTGGAGAAGCCAAACTTCGGTGCTATGGCTGCTAGTGCAACGAACCCGTTCAAGGCTTTCGAGTCGATGCAGAACCCGTCGTCGCCTACGTCGAGCAGCTTCTACAGTGCCAACGACGTTTCGCCAAGCGCGTCCGTAGTTGCGTCCCAGCAGGCAGCACCAAGCGCGTCGCTCACTTCGTCCGTGGCTTCGACCTCAACGGCGTCTCCAACTGTGAGTTCGGCAGCGAGCTATGCAGAGCCTGTTGAGCGCCAGCAGTATGAACCAGTGAAGACTGTCATGGCGTTGGAGCCTAAGCAGCAAGACACAATGATGCCGCAGCGCTTCAAGCCTGAGGGTGATCGTATCCCATCCAAAGGTATCAGTGAGGGTAACAGTTCGCGTCAAACGCTGGACGACTGCCCTGCGGTAATTTCTGACAACGGGCTTGTAATGCTCCAGACGGGGTTCATCTAAATGGCAAGCATCGGAAGTATGTACGCACCTGCCGCACTGTTCGTCAACAACCCTGCTGGGCGAGCAGACGCGGTGAAACCAAACGTCCCGGATATCTACCGAGCCGAGCTGATCGTGAAGCGTGACGGTGCAGAGTTTTTGCGCATCGACACGCCACTTCCCGAGAACTACATGCTCAGCCTTGCGACGTCCTGGGACAACCCGTTCAACCAACCGCTGTCCAACTTCGCAACTGGCGCTGGCGGCGCACCGGGTAAAGCGCTCGACGTGGCGTCTACTGGTGTGACCGCAGCAACCGGCTTCACCACTCTGAACAAGTGGCTGTCGGGTGGAGTCTGGACTGGTGGCTCGATGATGAAGCTGGACATCCCCTTCGTCATTCAAGCCTACGAGAACCCAAAGCTCGAGGTCGTTACGCTCATGCGCGACCTCATGAAGCTGGTAGCGCCGAGTGAGTACATGGGGCAGTTCCTACGTGCCCCAGGTCCTTACATGAAAGCGCCGAACGCTGGCGGTGTAGCGGGTGATGAAATCACGGTGAACATCGGTAAGTTCTTCACCATGAGCCCGTGCATCATCGACAGCGTGACAGAGACGTTCGACACCCAGCTGGACCACAACGGTGACCCAATTGGTGTGACGATCAACGTGTCCGTCATCAGCTTCTTCACCACAACACAGGAAGACCTCGATCGGTTCTTTGCGCCGTCGCTGGGTTAAGGAGACAGCATGGCCGATATCACCAAAGCCAAGACCTTCGCAGTGATCGACGAACTTGGGATCGACCCGTTGCGTGACAAGTCCTTTGACGCGATCATGGGCATCACCAACTACAAGTTCCACGTCATCGCTCCTGAGGAGGAGCACAACATGCCACTCGTTGCCTACAATGAGTACATGAATGAGGAATACTGGAGAGTCCTCATGATTTTCAATGGAATTGCCGATATGTTCGCGCTGAAGGCGGGCAACAGGATACGAATCCCAGCGCTCGCCCTCATTACCACCGCGCTGAACAACGTGCTAACCGAGCAGCCTTCGGGTTCTGCCACAGTGAGTATCTGACAATGGAAGCAACGCTAGACGTCCAGAACATTGCGTATGCGACCCTCGACATTGAGGGTTCGCGTGTGCCACCCACGATGAACTTCGTGGACTCTATCATGCTGCAGGAGGGATTTGCAATTGCGATCCCTGTCCTGCAACTGATCCTTAACGACCAACGTGGCACGCTCAGTGCGGACATGAACATTCAAGACGGGACACTGGTGACGATCAAACTCGCCAAGACCCGCGAGAACGTGAAGACCCGCAAGTTCCGTATCTGGGGTTTCCGCAAGGAGACTACAGCAGCAGGACCCAAGCTGATCGTGACGTGCATCCTCGACGTTCCCAAGTGGAGCGCGGGTGTCTTCACTGAGTCGATTCGTGGATCGTCTAGCTCTGTGATCCAACAGATGGCGAGTCGTGCTGGTCTCAAGTTCGATGGGCCTGCTGGCACTGACGACGTGCAGACGTGGCTCAATGTCAACAAGACCCGCAGCGCTTTCTGCGAAGACGTGGCAATGCGCGGCTACGCCTCTGGCCAGTCGTGCATGTACCGCCTGCTCAACCTCGACGCCGAGGTGCGCTACAAGGACCTGTTCGACGTCCTGAAGAACGAACCCAAGTGGAGCTTCCTCCAGAACACGCCAGAGGGTAGTGCGAAAGCCACACCTGTTGTGATTCGTGAGACGCAGGACGGCAGCTCCTCGGGCTTCGCCACTCACATGATGAACTACGGGCAGAAGCAATACGAGCACAGCCTGAACGTTGCTGGGCAGTTGTCCACGCTGACGCTCGACGCGCCTCTGTTCGGTGCTGCACTCCCAATCAACGAGGACGTGCGTGGGCAGATCGCTGATCGCGGAGCCAAGGTGAACTACACTGGCTTCGATACTGGCACCGAGCCTGCGCCAGCGTCTAACCTCCACATGTTCTACGAGAAGGCGTTCTATCAAAACTTCCGTTACCTGGGCTTGCTCAGTGAGCGGATCAACTTGCTCTCGGATGAATACACTGAGGTCAAGACCTTCGACTGCTGCGAGTATCAGCACTCCGACCAGGACAACCACGAGTTCAAGCCCTCGAAAGCTCTCGGTGGTAAGTGGCTGATCGGTGGCAAGACCATGTGGATCAAAGCTGGTCACAAGTACAGCGAAATCTACTACCTGTACCGTCCCGCTGTCATGGAGACTGGTGCAAGCTCCGCCGCTGGCAGTCCGAAGTCAGGCAGCGAGCAGAACGCGAAGGCGAACAACGGTCCAATCGACATTGCAGCCGCACAAGCCGATGCAGGTCCAACTGCACAGCAAGCAGCCGCAGTTGACTCGACCACAACAGTATCGAACACGGCAGCCAGCGCGACTAAAGCAGCGCCAGCCGCAACAGGTGCAACCAACACGCTGAACGCCTTGAAGTCCTACGGTGCGAGCAACCCACTCGTACCGAGCACGCCAATCGGGGCGAATGGGCTTACGACTCCGCAGCTAGCCCAACAGGATTCGCTGCGCAACGCCGTTTCCCAGTTCAAGTCGTCCTCGGGTCCGCTGCGCGATCAGCTTGTCACCACAGGTAGCGGTACAAGCGCACTGGGCTCGCTCACTGGCTACAAGGCTCTGGTCAAGTACCCAGCCGATATCATCAAGGTGTTGGCGAATGGGCAGACCGATCCTCGCTATATTGCCCGTGAGATTGACCGTGCACGGAACGATAGCTCGTACCTGAAGAACAGCGCCATCCAACGTCTGACTCGCGCAGGTTCAGACATTACTGGCGTGCGCTTGCACAACATCGTCTCCGCAGCTACTGGTAACCGCGTGAATACGCAGGGCATCATTGGTGACGTGGTAGGCGGTGGCTTCTGGGGCAAAGACTTGCGCGAAGCTGGCATCACGCCTAGCCAGATCAAGCTCCCGATCCCAGACGTGCTCAGCGAAATCAATGACGCAACTGGCAAGCTCGGTGGTACGTTCCTGCGCAACGCGACAGGCATCGGCCTGACCACTGACAACGTCCTGATCAACCCTTACCAGACTGCTCGCAACATCGAGAAGTGGAGTAAGGAAACCAACCCTGAACGCCTGCTGGTTGAACAAGGTGCACGCGCCTACATCAGCACGTTCGGACACGTCAGCCCGTCAGAGGCAGCTACCACCATGACTGATGTTGGTAAGCTGGCAGCTGAGGTTGCCCTGATGTACAGCCGCAACGAAGTAATCGCGGATGGTCATCTGACTGACAACCAACAACGCAGCCTGTTGAAAGACACCCTGTTTACCTTCGGCGATCCGACGATCGTACCAGTCGTTGACTCGGTTGATCGCATCGTCAAGTACGGGGAATACCACGACGTAACATCCAGCAAGCAATTCGTGACCTGGGCCGACTACTATTCGATGGGTGCCAAGCTTGGCAATGCTGTCGAGAAGTGGGACTTCCCGTTCACGTTCCCTGGAGAAACGATCACCGCGGGAGAGGTGACAAACGGCAACGCCACTACGTTCGATGAGGACACCAAGAGATGGATGACAAGCTAACCCGCGAATACCTGTTGGGTCTCATCACCAAGACCTCGTTCCAGTATCGTGGCACCACCACGATCTGCACGCTGGACATTGATGGTTTCCCTGTGGCAGGCGAGAGTCACTGCGTCTTCCGTGACCAGTACAACAAGCAAGTTGGGGAGAAGGTGAGCTACGAAAATGCGCTCAAGCAGCTACGGCGGTTTGAAGAATACGCCCAACGCAAAACTGTGAAAGCGGATTGAAGTAACAGGAAACTACGAACATGGCCGACCTTAATATCAAGGCACGGAAAATAACGGTTGAACTACGAGTCGACCACCTCGTGCCAGAGGAAACAACGCACCTGCTTCTGTCTGCAATCCGGAGTTGTGGTGATCGAGCCTCTTTAGGTTCGACCCACCTTCTGGTGACATTCAAGCACATCGAAATGACCAGCGTGATGTTTGAGCACCTGCTCACCGTCTACGACAAGTATCCAGCGTTCCGCATGGAGAAAGCGCAGCATCGCAGGCAACTCGGCGTGTTGGGGATGTTGTGTGGTCGGAAAGTCGTTGAGAACAATGACCTGGGTCACACCATCGTCTTTCAATACAAGGACATGGTGATGCCTGATGAAGGGTCCTGCCTTCCCGATCCCATGTACATCGTCCATCCGAAGTACGTGGGCCCTCAACAAGTAATCTAAGGAACACCCATGAGCATCAAGAGCGACAAGTGGATTACTCGCATGTCGGCGCGTCCTACTCACGTTCTGGTTCAGCCTGATGGTACTCAGCAATACTTCCATCAGAAGCTGGACAAGGAAGAGCTGGACCTGCTGTACGACGCGATCCGTAATCCAATGCGCGACGGAGACACTGTGCGTCCTGCGTACGGCGAGCTCCGCTTAGTTCAGCCAGACGACAAGATCGACTTCCTGCCCATGATTGAACCCTTCATCGCCAGTCAGGTGAAGCTCAAGCGTGGGCCGGATGTTGCAGGCTACGATGGTCCTGTACCTACGCATGACCAAGTCATCAGCTACGGTGTGTCGTCGTACGGGTATGACGTGCGCTGCGGTAACGAGTTCAAGGTCTTCACCAACATTAACAGCACGGTGATCGACCCGAAGAACTTCGACCCGAAGAACTACATCGACGTGGTTGGTGACAAGTGCATCATCCCGCCGAATAGCTTCGCGCTGGCGCGTACGGTAGAGCGCTTCCGCATTCCACGGAACGTGCTCACCATCTGCTTGGGTAAGTCGACCTACGCACGTTGCGGCATCATCGTCAACGTCACCCCGCTTGAACCTGAGTGGGAAGGTGAAGTGACACTGGAGTTCTCGAACACCACCACGCTGCCAGCCATCATCTATGCGAACGAAGGTGTCGCGCAGATGTTGTTCCTGGAGTCTGACGAGGAGTGTGAAGTCTCCTACAAGGACCGTGGTGGTAAGTACCAGGGCCAGCTCGGCGTCACTCTCCCGAGGGCTTGACCATGAAGTGGAGTCTGCTTGCATTAGTCATCATCACTGGCGTTCTCGCCGGTGCTGGTAAACATCAGCAGGCCCACGGGGAAGATCGCGTAGAGTCATTTCTACGCGAACCTCGTGACCTGAACGAAGTGACCGTAGGTACCATGCGCGAAGCTGGGCTTTTGGTCGGCATGTGCGTCGATGGTTTTGCCTTCTGGATGAACGCCAATGGTTACATGGCACCTCAGCCGCATCCTAAAGCCTCGATAGCCACGCGACGCTGCACAGGTACTGGGCCCATTCGCGGCAACTGGATTGATCTGCGTGAACCCAACCACGCGAGGCTCGAAGAATGAGTGAAGACGTGCTGGATGTGGAACGTGCATTTGCTGCATTGCGCTGTGTGGATAGGCAGTACCTGGAAATCTACTCCGACTACTGCAACATGATCGGGGTCGGTGCACCAGGTATCGAAGGTTACCCTATCTTCACCTCGGTCGCCGAGATTGCAAAACGCATTGAAGCGCGCAAGTCCCAGATCGACCACTACAAGGGTCTGATCGAAACTCTGCGCAACCAACCGGATACCCGCGAACGCGAGGCGTCTGCCAAGATCATGGCAATCGTCGACGAATTAGGGATCAAGCTATGAGCAAACCAAGCTATATCATTGTCCGCGGCTGCTTCGATGAAGTCGAGCGCTTAGTCAACGCACGCATGGCGGAAGGCTACATTCCGACTGGCGGCCTGACTCATGGCGATACAGGCTACCTGAACTCTCGATGGTCGCAAGCCATGTACAAGCCGCATCCCGCTCCCGTAGTTAACGAGGAGCACAAAACGATTTTGAAAGAACCGGTTGTGGACCCGACGCCACAAGCGATGCTGCACCCTGCCCAGCGTCCCGACAACGTTAGCGAAAAAGTCACCACGCTGCGCGATCTGGAATACTATGCAGACCCTGACGGTAAGACGCTGCTCTTACTCGAAAGAGCCTATCGTATCGCGGCAGGTACTGGCTACACGGGCGACGACTCGATCAACGATCACAAAGCCTTGGTGGAAATCCTCGTGGCTGTCGAGGATCGCACTCGCTACCTGATCAATCGGGTGCGCGAATACAGCGGCAGGGCACCGCTGACTGTGACGGACTGCCAGAAGACCACGCATGCCGAGTTGATCGAACTGATTAGCCGCCGGGTCGCACAGAACGACAACCTCGTCAACGCAGCCATGGCCATTGACGCCTGTATGCGCTACCGCAAGTCGTCGAGTATGCAGCTCTCATTCGAGACACTGCACGCGGTCCATAAGGCGCTTGCTGGCTATGAGACAGCGCAGTATCAGGACCCGCTGGTCGTTGAGTTCCTACAGCGCGTTAACGGCGGCAAGGAGGCTGAATGACAGTCACTCCGATTCGCCCAGGCGTCACCATTGTTGAGAAGCATCAGGTTGCCGCAAAGCACTTGATCGACGTTGCCTTGCAGCAAGCGGAAGCTCTGGAGAAGACGTTGCGGCTTATCAACGGTGCGTACAACGACCGTGAACTGAACCCGAACGAAGACAGCCCGTTCGATAGCCACTATCCCGATGAGGTGAACAACTCCATCGGCCATGTGCGTGACGTTCAGGTCAATCTGCACAACTTCAAGGGGCGCGCACCATGAGTGTCCAGCGAATCTCTGTTATCCTGATGCTGCTGATTTCGGCCTTCGTGTCGCTACTCTCCGCAGACGTTGCGAGCACTGCATGGAACTCCGGTGGTTGGAAAGCTGCTGGCGCTGTGTTGCTGTTCATCGGCATCTGCGCACTTTGGTACGGCACTGCCTGCATCATTGACCGCATGAATAACAAGCCCATCGGTGACTAACATGATCCGGAAACTGCTTTCACTCTTCGGCTACACCATCGTGTATCGCTCTAACTGGGGTACGCACACCTATCGCTACGACGGTACAGACCGCGGAATGGGCAGACCGATTCATCGCGACATGGGCGTTGCACCTCCATGGGCCACTCGCCACTTTGTGAGACTCGAAGATGATCCTACCGAACAACCCGCTGTACGCGATGGTGCAGGCGCTGATAACCAAGCACCAAAGTCTTGAGCAAGAACGTGATACTCTGCTTTATGGTCCAAGTGGTTCACCAGGTCCTGCAGGCATGTGCGGTGCAGTAACTGTGCAGGCGCTGTATGCTCGTGCCAAGTCGCTACGCCAACGCATCGCCGACCTGCAAGTGGAGATCGAGGACCTCAAGCGTCCGCAACCTGAACTGGAGCGTGAAATCCGCGCCATCGCACGCGAACTGGGAGTCGCAAATGAAACCCTCATTGAATGAGAGCGGCGATAACAAGCTGACGGTCGAACAAGGCAACATCATCGTCAACGGAGTCTTCAAGAAGTACGTGGAGCTCCACTACAAAGTTCAGGCCATGCTTCCTGACGAGAAGCGCGAGCCTGCACGTGGTGCTTATCCACGTTGTCTCACCTTGCCCGAGTGTGCTCGCACTATCTCGTGGATCGAGGAGCACATGGTCAAGCTTCGCGAGCAAGAACGTGACCTGAAAGAAAACTCGGCAGCAGAAGTTCAAAAGGCAACGCAGCGCCTGCTGGACTATGCCGAGACCTACAACCTAGACTACTAACACGCACGGTAACTTCCCCATGACTGACGCACGCAAAGTATCCAAAGGCCAACCAGCTCTGTCCACCGCAGACCTGAAGCACATCACCAAGGTCGATCTGAACAAGCGCCTGCAAACCGCAGAACGCCAGCTCGGCGAGAAAGCCGAAGCCCTGTCCGAGTTCCACTACGACGCTGAGCAGAGCAACGCGGCCGTCGAGCTCCTGCAAGAGCAGGGCATGAAGTACGATGGTCATCTGAGCGAGTGGTACACGCCGAAAGCCAAGGCAACTGCTACTGGCGTTCCGAAAGTGCCTGTGGAAGAAAATGAAGATTTCAGCACTCTGTTCATCCAACAGAACCAGAATCTCCAGGTGTATCGCGTCAACCTCGAATACACTCTGGACCTGAAGTCGAACTGCCCGGTGAACGCAGCCACCATGCAGACCGCGAAAGACCAGCGCCACTACGCTGAAATCGCAGTAGTGTTGACTGACGGCGAGTTCGACACCGACCCGATCGCACCTGAAGTCCTGCCGTATGATTTGGTTGACGCCAACTCGCCGAGCAGCATTGACCCAGCACTGGACATCTTGCTGGTCGGCCAGGCGGCAGTCGTCAAGTTCCAAGACCTGTCGTCCATCCCTGTCAAAATCCATCGTTGCGAGGTGACCAAGCAGGCCCTCGAACCGATCAAGTTCATCATCTAACGAGGTACGCTATGCGCATTGTAGAATTGACCGGCATCCACAAAGAAGTGGTTGATGCAGTAAACTTGGCTCTGGCGGACGGTCCGTTGAGTACCGTGCGGGCGATCGTCCTCACAGCCGAGGAAATGGCAGCCTTCATGAAGAACATGCCGTTCACTGGCGGTGTCGGTAAGTTCTACGGCGACGCTGACGTTCCTCAACTGATGCACGTTGAGTATCAACCGCAGACCAATCGCGTGTTGTCGTTCTTCCTGAACGGCGTGCGCATCGAGTCGGAAGCTCCGATTCCTGCACCTGAGCCTGATCCGGTACCGTAACACATTGGGGAGCTTCGGCTCCCCTTTCCATTTGAGGTGAAACATGCGTGCCCACTTCTCACCACCTGATGAATCCAAGTTCATGCGCAAGCACGGACACCAAGACGCCCCGAAGCGTCACGTTGTCAGCCGCTCTCAAGGCTACCCGCATTTCAACTATCGCCGCCGACCGATCGAGAAAGCCGCCGAGAAGAAGTTCCGCCGCACGATGCGCACTCGTGCCAGCAATCGTCTCTGGGCAATCAACTCGGCACTGTTCAGTGAAGTCTTCGGCCGAGACGTTCACGATGTAGCATCCCGTCCGGGCTTCCTTCGCCGTTTGATGGAGACGCCCGAAGAGGCTGTTGCGCGTAAAGCCGAAGCCTTCGCCCGCTGGAAAGAACGCTTCCTCTCCGAACAGCGCTACCTGAAGCCTCGTTGCCATCCGAAGAATATGGTCAACTTCGACGATGTGTTCCGCAGTGGACGCATTGGCCGGCTCGAAAGTTTCAGCATCATCACCGACGCCTTTATCTCGGGTGACTCAACCTACGACTCCATGCCGCAAGAACCTCCGACGTATCTCCAGAAAGACCTTGATGGGGTTACACGCGAGACCTTCTTCGAGAAAGCCGACGACGGTAAATGTGTAAAGATCGAACGTCATTCAAACGAGGACTAGCTCCGTGATCAAAGCAAGCAAACACCCACAGACCATCTTCGCTGTCGAAGCGCAACCGTTCGTGCAAGCCCTGAACTTGCAGCCGGGCTTCAACCGCGTCGACGAAGGCCAGTTCATGGAAGCGCTGTATCGCAACCACATCCTGGGCCTGCGCGACGTGCTCGACAACAAGAAGACCACGCTGGAAGACGTGGTAGCCCAGATCAACTACATCGCCGACCTGCACGGCATCCAGCTGGAATTCATCAACCCGCCTCCGCTGGTTGAGTACGCCGGTGACCGTACCAAACTGCAACTGCTGCCGTATCGCGTGCTGCGCTCGAAGACTGCTGCTGGCCATCTGTTCTCGCGTTATCAGCGTGGCAAGGGCGTTGGTGAATCGCGTCTCGCTGGCAATGACAGCATCGGCTACGGCGGCCACATGGACTGGATCGACTATCAGTCCGAAGCGATGACTCTTGCGAACGAAAATCCATCGGGCATGGACGAGTTCGTCACCGAAGAGCAGGACAGCACGCTCGACGTGGTGCAGACCCTCAAGCTCTCTGCGCACCGTGAGTTCCTGCAAGAGGTCAAGCTGATTCGCGGCGAGCGCGACGTTACCGACGAGCTGGCCAACAGCATCGAGTTCAACCTCGCTGGTCTGATCTGGGACCACAGCAACGACGTCGGCCACCTGCACCTGGGCATCGTGCTGATCGGCGATCTGCCAGAAGACGTGACCGCTGTGCCTCGCGAAGCCGAGCTGCTGCCGCGTGAGCCTCAGTACGTTGACGAACTGCTGGCCAACGAAGCCGCCGAGAGCTGGACCAGCATCGTAGCTCGCGCAGTCGCTGACTGCCTAATCGCCTGATGGACCTTAATAAGGCGATTGATGCCAGCATCGAAGCGGTGTTGCTACTGCACGGTGCGGGCCTTAGCGAGAGACGCAGCATTGCTATCTCGACTCAGGAGCTCGGCGTTCAACGCATCACACAGCAACTACATGCGCGTGTGATTAAAGCTGCGGAAAGCCGTAAGGTCCGCGCGCATGTCCACACTCTGGACGGTCGCATTGTGTTTGATGTTGACCTGAACACCGTTGTGATGAACGTGACACAAGCTGCACGCTACGCCGAGCAACTCAAAACCCGATAACACACGGGAGCTTCGGCTCCCGTTTCGAGGCCACCATGATTGATCTGACCTGTGCTGCACCTTGCTCTCGCTGCGGTTGTGTAGGCATTCACGCCTGCATGGGCGCACCAGTCAAGTGGACCGAAGAAGACGAAGCGCGTCTGGAAGATGCACTGCGCACTGTCGCCAAGCAGGAGAAGCGCGATGGCAAGATCGAAGCCTAATCGCCTGCTGTCTCGGCTAAACTCCACAGACGTGTATGTCACCATCATGGCTGTCGTGATGGTTGGCTCGCTCGCGGGTTCTGTGTACGAGGACATACAGCGCCACAACGAAGTAAGCGCCTGTGAGGAAACCTATAAGCAGCCCTGCTCAATTCACCAACTCGCGATTCCAGACAGCGCCCAGAAAGACCCAGCGCTTCTCAACTCCGCCTTGTACCGCACCATCGAGAATCTGAAATGACCCTGCAACAACGCATCAAGTCCAAGTTCCACGAACTGGAGAAGCGCTTCACCTGGACTCACGCGATGGGTTGCGGCGCTGTCTTCCTCGCAATTGTTATCGGCTATCCCGTTGTCTCCGATATCATCAAGCTCAATCACGAAGCACGGATACTCAAGGACTGCCAGTTCGCACACAAGAAGCCATGCGAGCTCCGCACGATTGCAGTGCCCAAGGAGGTGTAATGGCTCACGGTGATATGTACGCTCCGAGCAAGAGCACGCAAGTATGGGGAGCCATCCTGGCAGTGACCGCGATCGGTGGCTTCTTGCTAATTTTAGGCGTAGGAATTCACGACGCCGTATCCCGCAGTAACCAGATCGAAGCCTGCAGGCAAAAGAATGCAGGTGCTCCATGCGAGATAAAGAGTCTCGCAGTACCCAAGGAGTAAACGACTCCAAGTTCTCACAAGCGATAGGCTTGGAGAAACCCCTGTGCCCACAAAGGGCTAACCACAAAGCACGATAGGTGCGAGGTAATACCATGAACGCGCGTCAAGCATTCATCACTAAACTCGGCAACGAACCATTTGAAGTCATGGTGAAGTCGATCCTGCACGGCTATAAGCACTCCAAGCAGTACGAGGTGCTGATCCTGAGCATCACGTCTGCTGCCGCACGCGCTTTCGTACAGAGCGTATTGCGTGGTCCAGTCCCAGATTCGGTGCGCTGTGTAGGTCTCGATACCATCTTCGACACAACGCCGGAGACTCCAGCGGGCTTTATTTTCCTGATGCCTGAGCTTGCGTATACGGCACAAGGTAGTATCGGTTGCATCGACAAGTATCTGCGCAACCTCAACCGCCGAGTACAGATTGTCAGCGTCAATGAGGTTGTCTACTCGCTGCATCGGGCGATGTACGATAACTGGCTGAAAACCAAGTACAAGGTGGACGACCTGTCGCGCATCGTCCCGACTCCAGAGTCGCGGGTGCTGCACTTCACCCGTGAGCACTTTGACCGCTACATATACAATGGCGGTGACGCATACCGCGAGTTTCCAGTGATCGACGCCGACGTTGTAGTGCTCGGCTATGACCTGCATCACTTGTCTGGCCAAGACATTGGCTACCTCGTGTACAAACTCACCGACGACTCGGACACTGGCAACAAGGCCATGGTGCATATGGACCCCTTGCTGCTGGAGACATACTTCGAGTATGAGCGCTGGCTCGTCAATAACGGCGGCATGGAGTCAGCGATGAAGATGAACGCTACAGTTGATCCAGTGCGCGAAGTGCTCCGGCCGATGGACCCGAACGGCTACACTGTCTGGCGCGAAGACAAACCGGTGGCGCTGCCGTACTACGACAAGCAGTGGCATCTGGTGACACCGCCGGCCAAGCGCGGCAAGCGCAAGTAACACACGTCAGAGAGGCGGCCTTCGGGTCGCCTTTTTCGTTTCTGTAAAGTCACTGTATCAACACGGTACTGACTATGAACATATTCGCCACTGACCCAAGACCCATGGTAGCGGCCGCCCATCACTGTGACGTCCATGTAATCAAGATGATCCTTGAGACGGCGCAGTTGCTCTCGGCCGCACACGTCTTCTGCGACGGCAAGCAAGTAGCGTACAAGATGACCCACCAGCATCACCCGTGTGCCGTCTGGATACGCGAGAGTAAGTCGAACTACCGCTGGGCTTTCGACCTACTGGTCTGCCTGTGCGCAGAGTACACCTACCGCTTCGGTAAACGACACAAGACCCAAGATCATCTGATCGCTTTGGGTCACGTGCCTGACAACATTCCAGAAGACGATTTGACGGCCTTCGCAATGGCCATGCCTGACGAATTCCGCAGCAACAATCCGCACAAAAGCTATAAGCGCTACCTGCGTGCGAAGCTGGAGTCGTGGACGTTACGCGACAAACCCATGCGCACGTCGTTCACCTATCGCGAAGTCCCCAAGCACCTGCTCACGGTGAGCACCCGAATCTTCCCGTGTATCCATCTAGGAGTTTTCCATGAATCCGCTGCCAAGCACCAACCCGCTCGCCACGGTGTTGTCGTACCCTACTAACACACAACTGGCGATGAACAAGGCCCACTTCGATCAGTTGTTGCGCGGCTACGGCCTGACAGACGTTTGGAACTGGATCGAAGAAAACAACATCGGTGTAGTGAACCCGTACCACAACACGCAGCACATGATGACCATTGCGCTGAATGGCTTCCGCATCTACCAGACCGAGCTGCTGCTTACTGGCGAGACGCAAGAACTCTACGGTCATATCAAGGTTCTGGTTGCAGGTATGCTGCACGACTTCAACCACAGCGGTGGTGAACATGCCGACGACGAGAACATCGAGAACGCTATCCACGACGGCCTCAACAAGATTGCGGGCACGCTTGATGCCAAGTTCGGCGAAGGGTTCAGTGACGAAGTGGAGCAACTGATCCGCTGTACCGAGTACCCGTTTGTGCGCATGCCGCACTCGCTTGCGGCCAAAGCACTACGCGACGCTGACCTGCTCCAGTCCATTGAACCCAACGGCATCACGCTGATCCTCGAAGGCCTGCGCTCTGAAATGCAGGTGCGCTTTGGTAAGCAGATCAGTGTGCAGGAAATGTACGAGGGCCAAGTCAAGTTCCTCGAGGCCGCCGAGCTGTTTACGCAAACAGGTCAAGCGCTCTGGGACGCATCCAAACACCACATGATCGAAGCGTGCCGCTGCTACGCCGAGTATCGCACTGGCAAACAACAGGAAGAACAAGCGTGAACCAACAGGCCATTCTCAAGAAGTCCAAAACTTTCATCCTGCAAGCTCAGTTCGTGGAGCAACTTGCAGCATTGATCGAAGACGAACAGACCCTCATCCTTCAAGGTGAGGGTATCAAAATGGGTCCACTGCATTCTCGCGTTATCTTCGGCCAAGTGCATCGCCGTAACTCTCGGGTGCGAGCACAGCCTGTATGGGTATTGCATGAAGGTCAGCCGATTGAGTTGGTGGACTACAAGGTTTCATTCCTGCAGGCCATGTACACACCACACGACAGCCGCGTGGAGCAACAGATCAGCGTGATTATCCACAGCGCCGTGCTGTTCTCGCCTGAAACACAGGAAGCATATCCTGTGAGCATCCGTTTCCGCTACAACAACCACAACCCGCTCGACTTCACCAAAGCCTACATCACTTTCCTCTGAGGTGACCATGAAGAATCTCTGGAATCGACTGTTCGGCGGTAAGCGTAAGCCAGAACCTGCAGAAGCTGCAACCCTGACAGGCAAAGAGAAAGAAAACTTTCTGCACCTGTTCATTGTGGATGAACTGCTCAAGTACACAGGTAAGAGCGTTCGGGTGCGCAACAACGAAGCCCACGTCGAGTGCCCATACCACGCCAGTGGAACTACACCGACACTGTCGGTTGCGTTGTCCATGGGTGTAGGTCGCAAGCAGGGTATGTTCTACTGCTTTGCCTGTAACGAGCACGGCAACTGGAACAAGCTCGCACAGAAGGCAGGACTTGCACCACTGCCCGTTGAACCTGATGACCCGCCAGAGTTGACACCTGTATTCCAAGGGTCTCTGGGGCGTCAGTACAATCGCGGCCAGCACATTAGCCGCGCGCATCGTCCAGGTCACACGCCAGCAGCGCAGGTGCACTACTTCGACGTGCAAGACCCCGCTGCTTGGGATCGCAGCTCACAGAGCCGCCAGGATAACAGCAGCTCCACGCTCGCCAACATCGCGCTCATGGGTGCGGCACTGTCCGACAACGACACGCACCGCGAAAGCTGCGCAACACCAAGCACGACTACTCACGGTGAGCCAACGCGCAGCTATGCGCCTGACCCTACACCGAGCACTACCTACGACAGCCCATCGTCTACGGACTCAGGTAGTCCAGGCGGTTGCGACTGATGTTCTACACGGGCATTGGTAGCCGCGAAACTCCCAACCGCGTGTGTATGCTAATGTCCCGGTTTGCGCAGCTTCAATGGCGCAAGCCACGTTCTGGTGGGGCTATCCAAGCTGACGAATCTCAAGAGGTCGTCCCACTTGAACTCTACCTGCCGCGTCGTGGTTGGCGTGGTAAGGAAGGCATCTGGCAGTACACGCATGAGCAACTCCTCTTCGCTGACACCATCTGGAAGGAGGCGTTCCCATCTGACAAAGCTGTGGCAACTTGGACCCGTGATTTCTTCCGGCGCAACGTCTGGCAGATCATGGGTCTTTGCGCATCTGTAAAGGAAGCTATATTCAGCGATTTTGTAATCTGCTGGACACCAGATGGTGCATTGACGATTCAAGACTACCAGCTAGGCGTCACCGGTGGTACTGGCATCGCAATCAACATCGCTTCAATCTACGGTGTACCCGTATACAACCTACAACGCCCAGATCACTTCCGGAAAGTCCTGAGCTGGTGCGTGCGAATGGAGCAAAAGCATGGACTCGTCTTTGAAGAAGCATCCCGTAGTTTTATCCGCGCAGCAACAGGCGAATACCTTGTTGCCGCTGAGCCTGAGCGCAGAGGAAGAGGACACCTTCCAATCTTGGCTCTATACGTTTAAGGACGTCGCTCGCAAGACCATCGCCAATGTGGACGAAGTCGCTGAGGCGCACTGGCGTATGCTGTATGTCTGCACTGCACCCAAGGGTGCGCAAGAGGTGTACGACGAAATGTTTGCCCACGCTGGCAAGTGCTATCTAGAGGTGTGCTGATGACTTTCCATATCGACTTCTCCAACTTCCCAATCGCCATTCGTCCGCCAAGCGACATGGTGAAAGTCAACTGCACGAAAGGGCCGCTGCTTGAAACGCCAGACGGAGCAATACACGCAGACGATCTGGTCAAGCAAATCTCCAAGAACCTGGATGCCAAGCTCACCATCACCGAGTTCGAGCGCCATCACATGGACAGTACGACCAAGAAGTTCTTTGACTCCTGGGTGAAGCCACAAGCTGCTGTGCCAGTTGAGAACTACGCGCTGCCTGTGTTCGACTCGTATGGCTTCCTGCACTTCTCGCCAAAGCGCCCTGCTGATCCAAAGCGCAAGTACGGCGTGCAGGCGATAGTACGCGGCAACCTGTTCGAGGGGCGCAAGAACTTCCGTAGCCATCGCAAAGCACGCGAGTGGGTACGCAAGCAACTCTCCTGTCAGATGTGGCCGTCGAGCACACAAGACAGCGGCTTGGCTAGCGGCATGGACCCAGTGACCATGACGATCAGCTTCGACTTTACTGGCCCGCTCGACTCCAGCCATCTGAGCAAGGTGATGGTATGACCCCAGAAGATCAGTGTGCTGCCCTCGCCGCAGATGAAGACGAACTGGCAAAGCCGTTGTCCTACGCTGTCGAACAACGCATCCGCTTCATCGACTTCCTGTTCGCTCATTACGGGTACGTCCGTCGCGAGTTCCTCATGGACTACTTCGGCCTGAGCATCGCGTCGGCGTCTCTGGACATTCAGCGCTACATCCGAATGACCGAGGACAATGTGTTCTACAACGCCAGTGCCAAGCGGTACGAGTCCACAAAAGCGTTCAAGCGCCTGTATCCCTGAGGAGCCGACATGGCAAACAAAGCATTTCCCGGCTCCAAGCTGTTTGAGTTGAAGGCGACTCACGGCTTGCCTCTGGACGTTGCAGTCGACCGCATCGTTAACACTGAACGCATGGTGATCGACTGGCAGGGCTTCATCGACCAAGCGCGTGCTCAAGGTTGGTACGACTTCCAGACGCTCGACGTGGCTGAGCAAGCCCTGACTGACGCTGACGTACCACGTGACTACCGCGACGCTGTGGTGTTGCGCATGAAAGCCTACGTCATGGAGAAGCGCCATGCCACGTGATCGCCTGTACCCACACCCAGGGTTCATCGTCTACAAGAACCGCGTAGAGGAGAACCCGCACACGTTCGAGCCCGAGCTGACCCGTGACATTGTTACTGAGGTTCATGACGAAAATCAGGCCAAGGAAATCGTAGCGCGGGAACGTGCCGCCGATCCCGATGCTGGTGAGAACTGGATTTATTATGAACCGGGAACCATCTACGACTAAGCGCCGCAAGCGTAAGCCCAAGGTGCGCGAGCCAATTCCGCAGAGCGTTTTCTACTACCCAGACATTGGTGAGTACGGCCGCACATCGGTGACGTCCTACCACGAAGTGAAATACTTCATCGACTGGGGACCCAACCCGAAGTGTACGGTGCACGGCCGCTTTCTTCCCGAGCATGACCTCTGGACGCGGTTAGACGACGACATGGACCAACAGGAAGACGAAGATGACCGAGACGAAGAAGATTAATCTGTGGGTGCCCGGTATGGGTACCATCTGGGAGCACCACAAGAACGGTATCGAGTACGAGGTGTACGACGTTACCAACGAAGATGCCGACGAGGAGCGTACGGACTATCGCACCACCGTATCCTACATCGGACCTAATGGGAAGAAGTGGAGCAAGTCGCTTGAGCGCTTCCACGAGACCATGCTGTTCACTGGTAAGCATGCCGAGTACCCGACCAAGGTTGTAGTCGGTCGTCCGGGTGTCAACCCTGGTCACTTCACGGTGCCGAAGTTCGAGGTTGTCTTCGATCCGAAGTTCGAGCCCGACGGTCCTGGTCTGTTCTACTACGTCAACTACAAAGAGTACAACGGCAAGACCACGATGCTCGAAGAAATCACCCAGCGCATTCGGGTGATGCTGCATGGCGTACCTCAGGAGCCGATCGCAGGCACGCGCACTGGCGACAACTTCAATGCCATGCAGGAGTACACAACGTTCGGGCATGTGTCCCAGTGCGAGCGCGACGAAATTGACGCTCGTGGTCTGTGCTACATCGGGCAAGTGGGTAGCCCGTACGGTGTCGTGTGCTGGGGCCATCGCACGGCCAACGACATTCCGGTTCACGAAGCGATGTTGTACCACAAACTCCTGAAGGTGCTCGACAAGTACAAGGGCGAAATTGTTGACGACCTCCTAGTCCACAAGCTGTACGACGATTTCTACCAAGTGCTGCTACGTGCCGTTCAGACACGACTGGTTTACGCACGTCAAGCGGGTGACGCTGCCCATATGTTGCAAATCATCGGACCTTCTGGCGATGACGACGCACGTATCATCATGTTCCGCATTCCGTTCATCATGCACCCGCAGCCACGTCTAATGGAAGTGAGGATCGGCACCAACACGATCACCGCGTCGCTTGACGGTCGCATGGCACAAGCTCTGGGTGCGCTGTACCCGAACGATAACCTTGTGGGTGTAGTTCCACAGCCGAAGAAATCCATTGGCATGGAGGCAGAGTAATGCAGCAAGGAAACCTGAACGTCACCATTCCGCAGGTCACGGTGCTGATCGACGAACAGGTCGACACCTTCTACCTACAGCCACTGGATGCCATCACGTTCCGCGAGATTGAGATTGCGCTGAACGCCAACATCGAGAAAGCGTTCGCCTACGGCTTTACGGTCACGGCTAATCCAGCGCAGGCTGCCGATGGCATCGTGATGATCGAGTACACGCATCAGGGTACCCAGCACACTTACCGCTGCGAAGCCAAGTCGTTGAAGCTGCGTGCCGAGGAAGTGCTGCGGGCCAAGATCAACCTGGCCGCTGCTGCTGTGGAAGCTGCCCTCGAAGCGCTCAAGTCGTCACCGTCTGACGGCCGCCTGATCAACGTCGGGCGCACGCAAATCCAAAGCGGATTCATGGCACTGCGCCGCTCCATCGAACCGAACCCGGAGGCAATATGAAGACGCTGGCCGAGTTCACCTCGCGCAATATCATCAAGGACAAGACTGCTGTAGAAGGCGGTTGGGTCAACAACTCGAAAGACAGCGGCGGTGAGACCAATCATGGCATCACGGCTGCGCTGGCGAATGACTATCGCACCAAGCTGGTATCCATGTTCAAGTGGGACGGCACGATGAAGAACCTGAGCATCGACATGGCCTACTGGCTGTACGAGACTCACTTCTGGAATCGCCTGTATGCTGACGATCTGCTCAAGCGTCATCCTCTGTTTGCCGACAAGCTGTTCGACATGGCGATCAACATGGGTGTGACCACTGCCGGTTCGTATTTCCAGCAGGTGCTCAATGCCAACAACAACCAGGGTACGCTGTACGCCGACCTGAAAGTCGATGGCTGGATCGGCCCAACCACGCTCAAAGCGCTCGACGCCTACATCAGCAAACGCGGCGTTGAAGGCATCAACCGTGCGCTGTGTGCGCTACTCGCTGAGCAAGGTCACCACTACCTGCAACTCGTCCAGAAGCGTGCTAAGGACGAGGAGTTCTACTACGGCTGGGCTGGTCGTGTTAGCCGTGACATGGGCATCTACATCAACGTGCTGGGAATCAAGGCATGAACAGACCAAAGAAAAGTACCACGTGGAAAACCCCAGAGGGTGTGATGCTCGTGGTTGTTGGTATCATGGAGCACACCGACGTATTCCAGCCAGAGCACAACATCACCTTCGTGAACGTGCTGTATCTCAACGCGCCTGAAGACTTCCGCGCATCTGAGCTGATTTCCTTGCGCACGTTCAACGAGCACATGACCCAGGTTGGTTTGATGCTCGACGAAGGTAAGCGCCCGCGTCACCCATGGGAAGTCTATCTGGCGGATCGCGCAGATGGTTGCAAGGGTCACTTCGCCATCGCACGCTGGCACCCCAACGGGTATCAAGAAGTCTGGAACCTGCGCAAGCACACGTGGGGCGCATTCAGTGACGACGTCCTGACTCTGGAAGAAGCTGAGAAGATGCTCCAGTCAATCAGCTTCCATCCAATGACGCCCAGCATTCGGAGCCCGGTATGAATAATTTCCCAGAAGACACGGTGAAGTACCGTATCCAGATCATCTGCAACACCTTCTTCGGCCGCCAAGTGTCGCCGGATTTGGCGCAAGTGATTCAAGACACCCTCAATCAAGACGTACCGCCGTACTGCGCTGAGGACTTCAAGGTCCAGATCAAGATGCGCGTCGGTGTATACATTCGTGTCGATTGCTCCGTGCGCGGTGAAGAGCACTCGTATGACATTTACCCAGAGCAGCAGGACGAAATGCCTCACCTGCCGCCGCTGTCGCGTGAAGAATTAGCTGAGAGCGCGCGGCGCTACGAGCTGGCGCATCCACGCGTTCCAACCAAGCGCATCTTGATCGTTGCCATGAGCGATAACTTCGTCATCGGCAAAGAAGGTAAGCTGCCGTGGCATATCCCGAACGACCTGAAGTTCTTCAAAGACCAGACGACTGGTCACCCACTGGTTGTCGGCCGCAAGACGTATCAGAGCATGCCTGACTTCGTGTGGAAGACGCGCACGCCGCACATCTTGACCCGCGACCCGCATAACTTCGAAGGTCCAAACTGTCCGTACCACGCTAGCGACTCACTGGGCTCGCTCGTACACTGCGCGGGTGAGAACTTCCGTACGGGCAAGGTGTTCATTGCTGGTGGTGCCGAAGTCTATCGCCAAGCACTTGACCAAGACCTGGTTGACGAAATGTTGGTCACCCACGTTAAGGGTGTCTGGGCCGGCGACACCTTCTTCGAGTTCGTTCCTGGCTTCGGTCCAGGTGAAGTCGTGCTGGAAGACCCAGAGTTCACCGTCTCGCGCTACACGCGCTATGTCAAATTGGAGGCGTGATGAAACGCGCACGGTACTACACAACCATTCAGGGCAAGCGTGCCACACGACGCATCAAGTGGTTCAATCCGAAAGGCATCATCCACGAGAACGGCAAGCAGTACGTCGCCGCATTTGTGCTTGCAACTCTCGGCGAGACGGGCTTGAAGCTGCGCGCTGTCACGTCTCAGCTGGGCATCGACGGTCGCGGTAAGTGGGTGATTCCAGGCGTCATGGACTGTCCTGAGCCCATGTACACAGCAGCGTACAGTGTCGGCCTCGAAGTGGGTCGCATGACGCAGGGTGCCGAATACCTCATCAACCAGATGAACGAGCAATTAGAACGAGAGCGTGAGAACATGTGGCGTCCGCCTGTGGGTACACAGCGCGGTGTCCTGTCGGCGGAGCAAATCACGGCCGTCGAAGATCACGCCATTGAGCATCTGCCCATCAACCGCCTGAACCCGGGTGCAACTTTTCCAAAGCAGGGAGTCTAACCACAAACCAGAGGTAATCAATGCGCAAATCAATCATGTTTGTTTACGAGGTGTTGGGTGACAGCACCGAGGTGTTCTTCATCCCGGACGCGGCGAAGCTGCCAAAGCCGGTGATTGACGCAATGAAGACGGCACGCAACACGGTGATGAATCGCGACGACTTGAGTGCACCTCAGACCGACGCGCACGAAATCATCACATCGGCGGTCAGCGAGGAATCGGCAGTCGAGTACATCGACGAGCCGTATAAAAAGTTTGTAGGTACGCTGCTGCCCTACAAAGTGCGTGGCTCCACCAGCGCGCTTAACGTGGGTGACAAACTATTCTACTTGCGCTGCGGTTTCGTGGCTTGACTCAAAACAGGGTGCTTCGGCGCCCTGTTGTCGTTTCTGCGGTCTACGCTGTGCGCAGTCTACAGACCATGGTCGTTCGATACCTGAACTATAAAAAGAACCATTAGAGGTGTTGACTACTGATTTCAGTAATGATATACTGTCTGTGACTAGCCGAACCGAGCATGCCACATAGTGGTTACGACTTAGTTTAGGTTACACACTCAAACATGAATAGTTTACAGGATACCACGAACATGACCGCTACCAAGACCGTTGCCAAGAAAGCCACCGTTGCTAAAGCCGCCGCTCCTACCGTAGCCCGTAAAGTCACCCGCACCGCAACCACCGAGACCAAAGCCATGACCAAGCCTGCAAACAAAACCGCCGCCACCAAGACCGTTGCTGCCAAAGTCGTGAGCAAGAAGCCGGTCGTTGCCGCTGCTGCCAAGCCTGCTGTTAAAGCTCCGGCCAAGCGCACCAAGAAAGTTGCGCGCAAGCCGAAGGTCGTCAAGTACGCCAAGCGCGTGATCGACGTTGCAGCCTTCGCCACCAGCAAGCGCATTGTTAGCGACCTGCTGGTCACCAAGCTGACCGAAGCTGATGACCTGATCATCACTCGCGAAGGTCAACCTGAAGGCAAGAAGCTGGTAGGCAAAGCGCTGTGGGTTCAACTCGGCGAGAAGAAAGTCGAGAACTACGGCGTTGTGTCCGATGTGATCGTTTCCGTCGGCATTGACGGCAACAAGATTGTTTACTTCCTCGAGGCCGTCTGCGGTGATACCACCTTCCCGCTGCACGCCATCGACAAGGTCGGTGCCAAGTTCATCGTTGACCTGAAAGCGACCATGCCTACTCGCGCCAACATCGAGCTGATCGGCGTGGACGAAATCATGGGCAGCAAGCGCCCAGGTCGTGCACCTGCAAACACCAACGCTGGCAAGCGCGCTGCTCGCGTAACCCGCGCTGCCCGCGCTGCCGCTGTCAAAGCCGAAGCTGCTGCCGAAAAGGCGCCTCTGGTTGTTGGCAAGGACGAAATGAAACCAGGTGCTTACACCAAGGGTGCGTCGATCATCATTGACCCGACCATCAAAGGCGACAAGATCGCCAAGGTGTTCATCAAGACCCTGGGCCGTGGCACCAAGAAAGACCCAGTGCGCCGTGTTCGCCACGTCCACACTGTCAAAGGTCAAATCTGCCCGCTGAACGAACTGCGTGCGCACCGTGGCGGCTTCAAAGCCATCGACCTGTAAACTCCGTACAACTCGGAGCGGGACGTCCCGCTCCACATAGGACACCTCGAACATGATTATCGAAAACTCTTTCACTGCATACGCCGACTCCGCAGTAGCCCGTACCAAACGCGGCTTCACCACTGCATCCAAAATCACTGGCCTCGCCATCCGCTCTGACCTGCGCAAGCTGGAAGAAGCTGAGACCAAAGCGACCATCAAAGCTCTGGCTAAGGCAAGCAGCGTCAAGACCTTGAGTGGTGGCAGCAAACTCGACGTGAAGCCTGCAGAGGCTAAACCCGCCAACCACGCCATCCGACTGTCTGGTTACTACGTCTGCCGCCAGCGCCAGCGGAACGTGCTCGAAATCATGCAGGGCCCATACGCATCGTACGGGCAAGCTCAAACTGCCTCGCGTCGCTACCTGACCAAGACGCAGGACGACCCTCGCAAGATCGAGATACTGCGTGGCATCACGCTCCGCTCTCGTACCACGAAGTTTGCAGCCAACTTTGTCGAGGCGGTTGTTCGCAACGTCGCACACGCGCACCCGCTGCCGAAGATCGCCACTGCGGACGAGAAGGCACGCATTGCCAAGCAGCGTGAACTCGCCAAACAGCGCATTGCCAAGCGCAGAGCTGAGGACCTGATCCGCAGCCTGGGTAGCCCTGACTACTCCAAACTGTTCGTTGTGGACGACAAGCGCAAGCGCATCATCCACGGCCCGTTCGGTAAGCACGCTGATGCTGTCAAGGCCGCTGCCGGTTTGAAGAACGTGGTGATCCTCTCTGGTCGCCAATGCAACAACGAAAGCCTGAAGTACGCATCCGACTTCAAGGCAAACAAGGAGTACAAACTCACGGTCGGCATGTTTGCCGTCGGTGTTACCGTGAAGCTCAACGGTAAGAAGGTGAAGATTACCGCCTTCGACAAAACCCACAAGATCGTGCGTACTGGTTGGGGTGATTTCTTCATGGTCGATTGCACTTATGACCTAAAGACCCGTACCATCATCGCACCAACCCAAAAGTAAGGAGTACCCATGGCCGCAATCATCGCAGCACAACAACTCGCCAGAGCAATCAAAGCTGCCGCCAAGGCACGCGAGGAGAGCTTTGACTCGGAAGCCGCCGACGCCGCAGTCGAGGCGCAGGGTAGCAAGTTCCCACCTGTCAACTCCGAACAGTTCTACACGCTCACCATCCTGCAGGCGTGCGAGAAAGTTTGCGCACCTGATCTGGTTGAACCCGTTCGCATCATGCTGACCACGGCGTGGAACGACAGCCAGATGTGGGCAGACAACATCAAGTAACGCTGAACGGGACGTCTGCCTTAGTGTAAACGTCCCGTACTACCTTCCAAGGAACTGCCATGCGCAAGCAAACTCCGATACTGCCAATCGCGCCAGGCCCTGTGCGTATTCTCCCAATGCCGGAACCCTGGCCGTACATTCACCAGAAGCATCCGATCGAACCTGCTGTCTGCCCAATCTGCGAACACGAACAAGGAAAGCGCAAATGCCAGCCATGAGAAAGAAGAAAGATACCTTTACTCAGACCCAACCAGAGAGTCTGGCAGACTTCCCAGAGCTGAGCATCTACGCCGAGGCTGGGCAGCGCGCAGAAGCCCATCGCCAACACCTGATCACGCTCAAAGGCAAGTGGGGCTTTGCCGAAATCGACTTCGACACCTCCACGTTGTTTACCAACGGCGAGTGCGAACGACTGGTCCTGCGCGTTGACCACGACGAACACTTCAATGTGGTGTATCAGGCTGCCGAACAATACGAACTGCCTCGCCGTGAAGTTGGCAGCGACTGGTGCGACTCGCCCGCGAAAGCCCTCAGCCAACTCGTCAAGAAGTTGGAGGCCGAACGCAAGGCTTACGAGAAATCGTTGACCGTCAAGAAAGCCACCAAGCCGAGGAAGTCATGAGCCAGACGCATATAACCCATGGCTCTCGTCCAGGGTACGATTGCCTACGGTTCACCCAGAACGGTTCTCTAGGTGTACCGACGCCATTGCATGAATGGCAGACGGTTTCACTTGGTGGTAAGTTTTGCGAGTACACGGTAGCTCCCGATGGTCGAATTACCTACGTACCCGGCCTTGCGACCGACGTTCCGGATTGCGACTGTGTTGCCGCACTCTTGGATGGACGACTCACAGTTGACGACTTGGTATTGAGCGGCCACGACGTCATGGGTAACGGCCACGTCTTTCGACTTCGAGTAGTGAACAACTACGTTGTGGAAGTACGCGAAGGTGCCACTGTCCTGTTCAAGCGAAACTGGCCACCTGCTAACCCAAAGTACCTCAGCCAGAAGGTGCGCCAGTTCAACGCTGGCATCAAAAAGGTACGCGAGCTCCTACGCGTCAGGCCTAAACGATGACCTGGCTCTGCAAACTCATGGGCTGTCGCTGGCGTGAGAAGTATTACACCTACAGCGACGACCACATGTGGCGTTACACCAACTACCGCCACTTCAAATACTGCCCACGTTGTGGCAACCCAAACCCGAATAGTGAGAACTGATATGAAATCCGTAGCCATCTTCCGCGGTCAAGCAATGGTCCCAGCAGTCGAATGGAACCGTGAGAGTTCACTCCGCCTGTTCGATGCAGTTGGTAAGTTCCGACACATGGCCATCACGCCTGAGGCGGCAGAAGAACTGCGCAAGCTCCACATCGCTGTTGACAGTGGTGTACCTACCCACTTCCAACTCTCCAAGCCTATCGTTATGAGCATGATGAACGTGGCGTCGGAGCTCATGACCCAGCGCACCTCGTTGCTGCGTATGGTGCACGCCCAGTACGGTGTGATCCGACACAGCGACGACGCGCTCGACGATCACCAGCTGTTGCGCAAGCTGCGCGAAGCCTTCTACAACATGCCGCAGGCGATCATCGACGACCTGTGTCGCACCCTTGGCCTGAACGGTATCACCTATGCGTTCAACGCCGATAACCTGCTGCGTGAATACGCGCTGGAGACTCTGGTCGAAACCGTGGTTGATTGCTACGACCAAACTCCTCTGGAACTGGTGTTTGCAGCGCCAAGTGAAGTGCTGCAACCTGCCGACCCCGACGACTTCGAGTTCATCGAGGATGACCTGAGCGAACTCGACGCCACCCAAGTTGTCAGCCTTGGTGCATATCTGGGCGTCGCCCGTGAAGGCATGGGCATGGACGAAGTGGTGCTGGCATTGTGCGAACTGGAGCGCGAAGTCGTGCTGGCCGCAGGTAAAACTCTCGGCTTCCTTGACGCGGGTCCTGAATTCCTGGACGACCTCGACGATGAAGACGATTTCATCGAGGACGAGGCTGAGAAGGCGCTCCTCGATCCAGCGAACGAAGACGAACCCGAAGACCCGAACGCCACAGACAACGACTCGGCAGAAGTGCGCCTGCTGAATCACCTTCAAGCGCAAGAGCACGAAGTCCTGCTGGAAGTCTTTGATCGCCTGACCGAACTCTACGGTCAAGGCATTGCGCTGTCGAAAGACGAATTGGCCACAGCGATTCTCGACCGTGCCATCGAAACTCCAAATCTGGCACAACTGGTGCTGCGTGGCATGAAGCTGTACTCGGAAGACCTGCCGTCGTCTGACACTCTGGTCACCCATGATCTGACCATGAGCCACGGTCGCAACTATCAGGACGTCACGCTGCTGGGCGAACTGCTCGCAGTGTGCGCCTACTCGCTGAGCCACCCAGACGCTGAGCAACTGGTGCTGGTACTCCAGGAGTAAACAAATCGCGCTGTACAAGAGGGGAGCTTCGGCTCCCTTTTTGCGGTCTGAATACCTTACCTATAAAGATAACCGTTAGACCACTTGCACTACTGATTTCAGCTATGATATAATGACAGCACGAAGCGAAACCGAGCTAGCGGCATACTGGTTACGCTAGTAGTTAAGGTAAGATTAGTTTGCAGGAGAATCACATGGTCAAGCGCATCTTGGAAATCGCAGTCGTCAGCATCAACTACCGCTGCCCACACTGCAACTTGGTAATATCGCTCGGTACTGGTGACCACCCGCTGGGCAAACCGTTCACCTGCTTCTGCAAGCGCGAGGTCCTGATCGACGAGGACACCGTGTTCCAGATCAACCAGCTCAACTGCAAAGCCAAGCTTCTGCCTCAATAACCACCGCGCACCCGAACGCGCAAACAATCGAACATGACCGGAGAACGAACATGACCAAACGCATCCAACCACGTGGCGGCAAAGACTACACCTTCAAACAAATCGTTGAGCAACTGGACCTGCGCGATTCAGCCTGCCTGATGTTCAACGAGAACAACATGGAGCAGAACATCCAAGATTCGCACATCAGCGAACTGGACGTACTCAAGCTGCCACACTGGGCCGACTCGCTGTGGACCTACAAGTACGAGACGGACGAGTGGATTCCTGTCTTCAAGTGGTCAAGCGCAAACACCGTCAGCATTGACGAGCTGATCGACAAGGAGCCGCATATCGACCCGTATGCTGAGCGCCCTGGTGTTCTCTGGTGCGTACCCAAGGGCCAGACACGCGAACAATACCACAAGGTGGTTGTTCCCGAAGACGGCAGTGACCCGTACATCACTGGTTACGGTTCGGATGATCGCCACCCGCTGCCGACGTTTGACGACAAGGGTCTGAGCGAGCACTACTACATCCGGCGCAACAACGCTGGACGCTGTGACTACTGCAAGGGCCAGGTAGAGCGGCGGTTCAACTACCGTGACCCTTCCGAGGGTTGCTGCAAGCTGTACGAAGTTTGCGCGCCGTGCATCGACCGCGCACGCAAAGCCAACGCAGCGGAGTTTGACGAATGACCCGCAGTTACATGAGAACCGTAGCGTGGTGTGCTGTCTGTGCTGCGGTTTGCTTTGCAGTCATCGCGCACACTGGGCCGATCTTGCACGGCCTGATGTGGTTCGCCTGCGGTGTTTGTGCATTTTTCAGCTTATTCTTCGGGCTGATGTTTGCGCTGATCCGAGAGCCGAGATAATTCCTGTTGCCCACACTGAGGAGTGGGCAGCCTGAATGAACTCTAATCCCGACAAGGAATTTGGTAATGTCTGATATGTTTGGTCGCGTCATCCGCTCGCCACAGAAACGCAACGTTGGCTTGAGCAAACCGATGGAAGTGCTCAACCTGTTCGCGATTGAGTACAACGCATACCGCAGTGAAGAAGAGTCGACCGCCTTCTTTGTTGCAAACATTCGCGCCACCAACTTGGTTGAAGCGCGACACATCCTGAAGCTGTACCTGGTCAAGCAGAAGCACGCGATCACCGCAACGATCCGAGAGTACGATTTTGGTAAGGACCGTTCGTGGCTGCGTGGCAATAAGGACTACCAGATCAAAGTCCTCGACGTCAAGCAGTACGACCGTGCGATTTACGAACGCAACCGTGAAGCCCAACTCGAATCCATGTGAGGTGCACCATGTCCAAGATCAAGACTCTCGAATCCATGCTGGTCAACGCCGCCGACGCACTGAACAAGGTACTTCGCCAGGTGCGCAGTGACCAAACTCCGAAACAGAAGCTAACCAACGTCGAGGAGATTCTCGCCCACGAAGGTGTTAGCGAAGCGCTGACTTGGCACCGTGACCACAAGCGCGCTCTCAAGGCAGAAGGTGTCAAGACCGTTGAAGCGAAGGTCGTCACCTCGAAGGTCGCGAAAGAGCGCCGTGCCAAAGACGTGGAAAAGGCTGCACAACCTGCCAAGGTGCCTGGCAAGAAAGCGCTGATGGGCAAGCCGGTGTTCTTCACCAAGCGCAAGTTCTCCGAAGTGTCTCGCGTCTTCCGCCGCGGCGGTGTTCGCTGGGTAGAACTTGCCGACGGTCAGGAGTTTGAAGCCTCGATGCTGACGCAGCACTCTTCCGCCGACACGGGTGAAGCGTTTGAACTCGACCAAACACCGCGTACCGTGAAGCGTGAGAAGAAGGCGGAACGTGCAGCGCGTGAGGAAGAAGTTCACGCCATCATCACCAAAGTCGCGGGCAACGGCGCGTATGTCGAAGCCAACAACCTGAGCGCCTTCTGCAACAAAGTCAGTGCAGCGCTCGAAGCTGAGTACGGCGCTGGGGAAATCTCCCGCGTCTTGCTCCGCCAGTGCAAGGCATATGTCATTGACCATCACCAGAAGGTCGACAACATGAAGCCGCTCAAGGTCAAAGGTGCTGTCGCGAAGGTGAAACGCCTGACTGTAAAAGCTATAGCAAAGGCCGACGACAAGGGCCCGAGCGCAACTAAAGCGCTCAAAGCCCAAGGCAAGAAGCAACGCAACGACCCAGATGCCTACCGCAATCTGGCCAAGGGCGTCATGTCCGTTTAACCAACCCGCCGTTTAGTTATCCCTACTATTTGAGGATCGAATCATGCCTTGCAACTGTGACCACATGGAACCTACCCAACGTGAACGCCTGCTGAAAGACGCGGCAGGTTACCAGATCAAAGTGCGCAACGCGCTTGGCTTGAATGTGCCGAAGTGGCTGCGTGCTGAGTCCAAGAACATCTACGCCAAGGACGAGCGCTGCGAGACGGAGCTCTGCCGCATCATCAACGAACTCTCGGCCGATGATCGCAAGGCGCTGATCTACCGCGAAGGTATGGCTGATGTTGCTGCGTGGTGGGAAAGCCACGACAAGGCCGACAAAGCCCGCGAGAAACGCGAGAAGCGTCAGCGCAAGGAAGACAAGGAGCGCAAAGAGGCGGCAGCACTGCTGACTCCTCGCCAGCGCAAACTTCTCGGCGTTGAGTAACAACCAACCTCCCTCAAGTTGTCCTAAGATTAAGGATCGAATATGTTGACTCGTAAATCCAGCGGCTGTGTAGTGTTTCGTCACAACGAGAAGAACCAGTTGGAGGTTCTCCTTGTCACCTCCAGCAACGGCAAGGAATGGGTACACCCGAAAGGTGGTGTCGAAATTGACATGACCGAACGCGACTCCGCGGCAAAAGAAGTGTTTGAGGAGGCGGGTGTTCTGGGTAACGTCGGGATGAAGCTCGGTAGCTATCGGTATGTCAAGAACAACCAGATGCAAGAAGTTACGATGTACGCTATGATGTATACACAGGACGCTGAAATGTGGCCAGAGGAACATAAGCGTAAGCGTAAGTGGTTCAAGGCCAAGAAAGCCATGAACAAAGTCAGCGAGACGCTGGCGCCGTTCATCTGGGACGTGATCGTGGCGGTGGACGCAAACACCGCGCACGAAGCCCGCAAAGCTCGGGAGTGCGCTTGATGCTTGCCCTGTACCTCGCACACCGCGAACTGATCCTCGGTGTGCTGCTCGCTCTAGGCATTCTCGGTAGCTTCGTTGCCTTAGCCTTCGCCATGCGAGCCGGGTACGAAGATCAGCTGGAGTTTATGGACCAGATCAGCAGCAACCCAAACAAAGATAAGGACTAGCCATGAAAGAGTTTCTGGAGCTGTTCAACTGGAAGCGCCGTCCCGCCACAGTGTGGTTAGTTGCTGGACCCATTGCCATCATCGGACTGTTCGCTATGCTCGCTCGGGGCGTTTTGGAAATCGTGAAGAACGGTGACTGGACCTACCTGCTGATGAACCTTGCCTTCTTGCTGATCGTTGGCGTCATGTTCATCCCAGCGTGGAAGCAATACAAGATTGCGATGAAGCGAAAGGCCGAATATGAGGAGCGCAAGCGCTTCTACGGAGTTGACGAATGACCCTGATCCATGTTGAAGTAGACGACGCACTCGCAGCCAAACTCGACGGTGAACCAACCGTTCGTGGTCTGTCCATGGACGCTGCACTGGTAATGCTCGCCAAGCGCGCACTGCACTCGCTAGAGTTGGAGCGCAGCCCGCACGTGTTCACCGCCAAGTGCCTTGAGCACATCGAGAAGTTTGAAATCGGCCGCAAGTTCCGCTTCATCGACGCAGTGCCACCACACACGTCGTTTTGTTCGCAGGACCTGAAAGCTCTGGCCGCCGCGATCCGCAACTCACCTCTGGTGAAAGCGCACCCGCCAGAAGAAATCGACGCGCCAGGTATGCCGCTGGGGCCAATATCGTTGCTTGAACGCATTCAACCAACCGAGTAAGGAAGCATGATGCTTCGCAGCAAGTTCCAAGCACCGAAACAGGTGCACGCAATACGGGGAGAAATAGTTCGCATCTGCCACGACGATGACATGGCCAACTTCCGAGTCTTCGTCGGGCGCGAACTTGCAGGGCTTGCTACTGTGATGCACCGAGGCACCGATGTGTGGATTGAGGAGCTGTACACCGTTCCTTACCACCGTCGCAAGGGTGTTGCCAGTGCCATACTCGATCATCTGGCACGCTGGGAATTCACACGCAACAAACCGCAGTACCTGCTGGTGTATATCGAGAACACCGATGCACACCGGCTTTACCTCAAGCTGGGCTTTGAGGAAGTCATGGGAAGTCAGACGATGCTCACCATGAAGCGTCGAGCCGACTACCAGCCAACATCCACAGTGGAGTTTAACGAATGAGTCACAAGGAAGCTGTAGACGCGCATTACGCGCCGTATTACGAAAGCATCGACAAGGCACTCGACAAGAAAGCGGCACTCATGCCACTCCTATTCCTGACTCACGATTATCGCGAAGGCTTCAAGGCAACGATGAATCGCGAGCACCCGCGCAACCAGGAAGGCACTGCCATCCAGCACAACGTGCCGGGTACCCACACCAACTTCATCTGGCGTAACGGTGTGGGTACGGAAATGTCTGTGACCACGTCGTACATGGAGAGCAACGGGTTCATGCACATCGTCGTGCTGTACACCGAAGTCGGTCGCCCTGTCATTGTGATCGAGCGCTTCGTCGAGGGCCTGCCACCGTATTCCGCCGAGCAATCGGAGTTTGCGTGTGCGATGCTCTCCAACGTGTTTGACCGCCTCTGGCCAACTCCCGCCTAACTTCGCTGCCCATTCGCAAGAGTGGGCAACCGAGTAACCACAGGAGAGCAATATGAGCATGACAATTTGCCCAGTCAAGGGCGCTGTGAACGGTGTGCGTTTCGCACGCTTCTTTGTCCGAGTCGAAAGCCTCGATGCCCGCCCAGTCATCTGGCCAATCCCGCATCCGTATTGGCACACTGGATCCAACGACGAAGGTTGCATTGTTTGCGCCTACGTCGAAAGCGAGGAGCAGTTGCTCGCGCAGTGGCCCGAGGCCGAGAACATCGACTGGCAGGACGACGAGCCTGCACAAATCTACCAATTCACCGAGCGCTTCTACATGCCCGAGTGGTTCAAAGAACAATACAACGCGGAGAAATCGGAATGACCATCAAGGTACAGTCGAAAGCCGACGTCACCATCAACCTGTCGCAGAGCGAAGCTGCAAACATCGCACGGCAGGTTGTCGAGAACTGTGACGACCAGAACGCTGTGGTCGACATTGCTGTCCTCGCCATGGACAACCTGCTCCAGTCGCCAAGTGGTAGCAACTTGCTGCACGCAACGCTCGCAGCCCACGGCATGGAGCTCAATCACATTCCGGGCTGGGTGGCAGACGCAAACGTCCAGCAACGCACGCCCACCCGCACTGCCCGTGCAAGCAGCAACGTGCCACGGTTGCAGCGCATCAACAAACTGATCCAAGCCTTCGAGTTGTCGGAAGGTACGCTTGCTCAACTGGGTCTCTACGGGATTACCTATGCCGACGTGACCCAAGGCAACTGGCAACGGTTCATCGTTCCGGACGAGCTGGACGATCTGTGCAAGGCCATCGAAGAGTACGTCCTGCAGCCAAAGAGCGTCGAGACCAACACGCAGCCTGAATCGCCGCGCACTGTGATGGTCGAGATTGCACTGCTGGAAGGTTTGTTCAACGTCACGCGCAATGACTACGCGCAAGCGGGCATTGCTCCTGAGCACATTCCTCACCTGCTGGATCGCAACACCGAAGGCTACATGACCTCAACGTTGCATGATATGCGCGAACTGCTCCGCGCCCACCTGCTGACAACACTCAAAGGGGAGTAACCTAAAAATGGCTGAACAAGTTTACCGTCGCCGCGTAGTTGCGACAATGTACCGTGGCCAAAGCAAAGAAGTGATCCTGGTTCGTCGCTATGCCTACTTCGACACTGCGATGCCGCGCATGGTCCAGCTGGCGATCAACTACGCCAACGAAGGCGACTTCGTGATCTTCCACAGTGATGATTACGGTGTTGAAATCGGCACCCTGCGTGTGAACCGCGGGAACAAATATGACCTGACAATGAGCGAGCTGGTTAAGGCTAGCCCGAGCTTGTTGAAGTTGATGAATGAAGGTGGTTCACTATGACGTTGCCGATCGCTGTCACGCTCGACCAAGGCGTGGTCGATATGATTGCCAACGACAAGTTGGATGCCAACACTCCAGTCGATCGGGTAGTCAACCGTATCCTGCGCGAGCACTACCACGCCAAGCTCATGGCGTCCATGCCGAACACCAAAGAAATCATCATCGGTAACCTGAAGAGCATTCAACCGTATGTGGACTTTGTTGTCACTGACGTGATGGATTCGATCCACAAACAAGATGCGAAGAAGCGCGGCGATTACGGCCGGCAGTTGTCGCTGATGATTGCTCGGCGCGAAATCAGTGTCGTTGACATTGGTGAGAAGCGCGGCACACTCAAGGTCTACCGCAAAACTGGGGAGTAAACGAACATGGCACCATCAGCAATTGCAATCTACGCGACTGCCTTCCTTGTAACATTCACCTTGAGCTTGCTACGCGGGTTTCAAAATAAATCGGTAGCAGGTGGACACAAACGTCTCGCGTTCTTTGGCGGTGGTGCCATGCAAGCCTTAGAGAACACGGTGACCATCATGCTCGCCCACCAACTGGGTGACTACACGATCATCGCGTTTACCTCTTCAGGCTCCGCCTTCGGCTGGGTTGCAGGTATGTATCTGCACGACGCCATGCTGCGCAAGCGGCTGAAAGAGGCGAAGAAAGCCAAGAAGACCAAACGCCGCGAACAAATCGAAGCCATGCTCGATGAAAGGCTCAAGGAACTGGGCGTACTATGAAAAAGAAGTATGACCTGCTGACGCGCACACGCCGCTTCCCGCTGCGAGAGGAAATCTTCTCGGGTGGCGGTCCAGATGCAACTGCCGCGTTCAGTGTGACTCAGGAGAAGTTGCAGAAGCTGCACGATGCGGCTGTGAGCAGCCTCAACATTCAAGTGACCAAGCACGCACAGCGACTTGACTCCGAAGTGTTTGACCAAAACTACTTCGCCACCTTCGTGGTGTATGAGGACCAGCCGTACATACAAGTCCGCACCACGTTCCAGTTGCGACCCAAGCGTAAGCTGGCTCTTGTCAAGTAAGGAATACCCATGAGCAGAAGTGACAACCCATACGAGGTTGCCCTGACGATTGACGTGCTCCAGAAGCTCGCGACGGCCAGTGTAAACAATACAGTGATCGACTACCCAGAGCACTTCACCCACGTGGTCGTGTTCGACTTCCCCGATAAGCTGGTCGAGGCTGCGATTACCCACACGGTGATGGACGGCTTCCTCGAGTACGACAACGTGATGCGGGTGAAGTGCGGTCAGTGCGTGTTGACCAATGCAAACGGGGCTGGTGGCTTCCAAGAGCACCTGCAGCGCTATGAAATGCGAGTTATTCAACTGAGGAAGTGACCATGTGTCGTGTAGCATTGCTAGCCAAGCGTGACGGCAAGCCGAAGAAGCTCAACGATTTCACCAGCGACCAGCTGATCGAAGTGGTTGACGCCTGCCGTCCGTTCTTGACTATGTTCACGTCGGCAACCTGTGGCGATGACATTAAGAAGCTCGCCAACATCAAGAAAAAGAAGCGCGTGGTGTTTGACTCCCGTGCGCTCCTCGAATTCCACATCGTGGTGTGCGAAGTCATGCAGAACGTGGTGCGCCGGTTCAGCTACGATGCACGCTTGCTGCTGGGTGATGGTCTGCTGGCAGGTGAGACGCCGGAGCAGATCGCCGCGAAGTTTAACGGCATGCACGAGTTCACGTCGCTGCGCAGCTTCACCAAGCTGATCCGCGTGACCAACTACTTCGTCGCCAACCCAGGTGCTGAACTGATTTTCGAGGTAGAGAACGATGCCTAAGATTGGACGGGTCAAGACCCAGGAAGAAATGCGGATGAACGAGTGGTACACCGACGCCACGTTCGTCGGCCATGTCGAGTGGCAAGTGGCTATCGCAGAAGACGGTACGCCATCGCTGGTGATGCCAGAAGAGGTGCAGGCTGACTTCCGTGCGCTGCGCACGCAACTGCACGACCGCATCCGCAAGTTCGCCCAAGAGGCTGGCGTCAGCATCGTCCAGCTGAGCGACGTGGTCACCATAGAATCGGACAACACCAACGCGGTTGCTGCCTCGTGCTTCCAAGAAGGTGCCTACCTCACCATCACTACCTACGTTGTACACGACGGACAAGGGGACGAAGAACATGAAGGCTAACATCCAGATCGTATCACCTGTGGAACTCGCAAACTTCATTGCGCGCAGCGTCTCGCACAAGCAACCGTTTGAACTCCCCGACTGGTGCAGCGTGATCGTCACGTTTACCGCAGGCGAGCGCTCGCGCGACTTCGAGTTTGCCTACATCGCCAACCGCAAGACCGAGCAGATGAAGGTGCGTCTGAACTGCTACGACCTGTGGTTGCTGGACGATCCGACCTACGACCGCGTCAAGGCCGAACTCGAACACTTGATGATCCAGTGGAACATCCGTCGTGTGACACCGTCCACGCATCAGCACAAGTCGAGCTTGAGCGACGCCATTCGCAACGACCTGGATGATCGCATCGCCAACCGCAACATCGAGCCCGAGAAGAAGTACAAGGGCCACGAAATGAACGAGTACCTGAACTTGTTCGCGCGCTTCCCGCCAGACAGTGCTGGCTTGTTCCGTACGACTGCGTTGCCGCTGCCGAAAGAAGCTGACATCGGCGCATGGACATATCCGTTCCCTGTCATCACCACGGCAATCGGCTACAAGCGCATGGACTTCGTCAAGGCAGTGCGCAAGTTGCAAGACTCGCCTGAGGTCGAGAAGAACGTCTACCGCACGATCTACATTGACCCGTGGACTGGCAAGAGCAAGACGCTGTGCATGTACAAGTTGGGTAACTGGACCTGGCGCGACGACTATATCGACTACCTCGAACTCGGTGTGCTGCCGACCCGCGAGTTTTACAAGATGGTGACAGGCAAGACGCTTGACACCCTGGTGGAGAACAACGAATGACCGAGCACGAAGAAGACCTGCGCAACCAACTGCGCGACGCCATCAGCACCACAGTGCGCAGCGAAGGCTACAGCTACGATGCCGACTCCATCCACACCATCACCGACAAGGTCATGGAAGTGGTGTTCACCGCAGGCCAAGACTCGCCCGTGTACCGCAACATCATCGCCTTCATGAACGTCTTGGGCGAGAAGGCTCTGGACAAGACTGACCTCTCGGCGCTCAAGCGTGTACGCAGCTACATCAAGGACTGCGGCTTCGACTGGAAGGCATTCTACGAATTCGGCCGCACTGAAACTCGCAGGCTGGACATTATCCGCCTGCAAGAAGTCAGCGAAGAACTACGCGAGGCCCTCGACGCCCGCAACGTCCTGCTCAAACTCCGTGGCCGTTACAGCGACGTGAAGGAGAGCAAGGAACTCAACAAGAAGATCAGCTCGCTGGAGACCGAACTCAGTCGTCTCGCCAGCCTGTACCCAGACCATGCTACGGACCTTTGCGAATGAATAGCAGTCAAGAACGCGCCCTTGTAATCTCAGCCAACCCGCTTGTGTGGCAGATGCACGAATCTAATGCCGTGCAACTCCTTCGTGGTGAAGTGCTGGATAACGGTAACGTCATGCTGCACACGCGCTCCTTCATGGACGTGCTGGAAATTCTGCTCCCGAAGAAATTCAACGAGGAGCTCTTCCGTGCGATCAATGGCGGGCTGCGCGAGAAGTTTGAGTTTGTACGCCTCACCTCAATGCGCACCATCATCCGACCCCGTGGCAGCGTGCTGGTGAAAGATCGCCAGCTCACCATTCGGCACACTGTTCGCGGCATCGACTACATCGTGCTCTTCCCAGGCAAAGAGCGCAAGAAGAAGAAACGGAGCAAAAGCTGATGACCTTCCGCCTCATCATTCGTGGTCACTTGCTCACGCAGGCGCAGTTGAACGCGCTGGTGCCTGTGATGAACAAGGACCTCAACGGCGACTACGCGAGTACCGCCGAGTACCAAGCAGCAATCGAACAGGCCTGTGCGGATGCAGGTCACCCAATCCCAGAGGGCGAAGGCCCTCACCAGAAGGACGATACCAATGCCTCGTAGTTTCCCTGATATGGAAAGCTTGGAGCGTGCAGCGCAGTGCCACAACTTCCGCCAGAAGTTGAAGTCGGAGTCTGAGGAAGACTACCGCAACGCGCTCGCTGACCACGTGCGCCACATCGACCCAGTCGAGTCGACCGAGATTCGCTCGGGCAAAGGCTGGAATGCGCAGTCGCCCATGGAGCTGCTCGGCCATCTTGGCCTCAAGCTCTAGCGAGGAATCATGGCTGTAGGATGGGCTAAAGAAGGCGACGGAGTCCTCGAGTCTGAGAACGAAGTCGCCGAGGGTGTACACAACGTCCGGGAGCAACTCAAGCTCTCGGAAGGTAGTACCAAGCAAACTCACTGCATCGACTGCGGTGATGAAATTCTCCCGCAGCGTTTGGCAATCTTCCCGTTTGCCCAGCGCTGCACACATTGTCAATCGTACCTAGACTAGGACACCATCATGCCTGTATTGGATCGCGCCACCGTTGCTGCAACCCTGCTGGTCAAAGTGAAGACCAAACTCGGCAAAGCTGTTCCCGAGTACGCCAAGAAGATTGCGAACTGGGACCCGCACACTATCGCCGAAGGGCAGCGTGCGCAAGCCGAGCTGGAGAAGCTGCTCACCCAGATGCGTCGCAGCCAGCGTCACAAGCTGTTTGAAGAAATGCCGAAGCTGGCACTCTGGTACGAACTGTACACCACCTGCGACCGTGATACGACGTGCGCTGAACTCACCAACCATCTGGATCGCCCAGCGTCCAAGGTCCGTGAGGAGTATGCAGCCAAGCGTGCGGGTGTGCCTGCATGAATCTGTTCATCGTGTTTGCCGCGCGCAATGCCGCGTTCGTGAAGGCGCTGACTGAGCAGCAGGTCGAGGAGTATGTGGACACCGTGAAGACGGATCGCCTCAATTGGCTGTCCACTTTCACTGTCGGGCGCAACGTCATGGGCCTGCGCGATATGAGCCGCGCTCAAGTCGTCGAACTGGTCGAGACCATGCCTGGCTATGACGTGTTTAGCGGTATGAGCGAGTGCGTGTTTGTCGTCACCCAGCATCCAATGAGCCGTGACCACTATCGCACTGGCCGTTGTGACCTCGAAATGGTTGACTCGGCGTTGTTGATCGAGCGCCACATCAGTTCGACCGCAATCTACACTGGCTTGATGCGCACGCAACTAGAGCCTGCGAAGGCCCGTGAGTTCCGCACCAAAGCCCGCAAGATCGACGTTGTCCAATAAGGAAATCGAACATGAACCTGTTTGCCGTATTCTTCTTCCCTGTGCAGCACCCGATTGCTGTCGCACCTCACTTCGCCGGCTACCTAAAGCAAGCCCGTGTGGGTGAGAATTCTCCAGCTGCGGACACTGTCGCGCTGGTTGTTGGCCGTCACACTGGCAGCGCCTACTCGCATGTGAACGAGAAGGTCTACCACCAGCTGGTAAACAATCGCTGGCGCGAAGAAGCGGGTGGCATCGTGCTGATCGGCAGTGTCGATATGAACAGCGTGCAGACGTTCAAGGACCGCTGGTTCAGCAAAGAGGACGATCAGGTGGCTGACGCAGCACTACGCCACATGAACAACCTGCCGCCGATCTACACGGGCGAACTGTGCAACTTCCGTGATCCTGCCGCACCGTACTGCATTGGTCGTGACCCACTGAGCAATCGGGAGCCTCACCGTGGATAACCAGAAGACGTTCCCGATCCTGAGCACAGACAAGTCGAATCAGGCAGTACCATACTCGCTTGTGTTGAGCCACGAAGAGCAGGCGCTCAAGAATCATGGGCAGAGCGTTGCCCAGCTTGCACGTCGCGGTGGCCTGTCGTGGGGTGAACTGATGTGCGTGCTGCGCGACGAGAACCTGTTCTCCACGTACGGGCAGAGTCTGCACCAGAACGAACCCAAAGCGTACCGCGAGTACCAACGGTTCATCGAGGAGTTTACGCAGCCGGAGAAGTTTCCCGATCCGGCCGCCTGCCTCGAAGCGTTGCTCAAGTTCATTCCGAAGACCCAGAAGAATGCGGAACTCCAGCGCGTGGTCGACGATTGCCGTAAGGCTGTCGCCGCCAGCAAGAACAGCACGCTGCGCTATGTCTGGCTGAACCTCGAAGATGGCAGCTTCTCCGAGTCGTGGACGCGCACTGACCTTGCAGACCCAGAAGGGCTTGCGCATGACGTGACCCGTACGGCCCAACCGTTGTACAAGTTAATCGAATATCGTTGCCTGAGCGACGCTGACTTCCAGTTCTCGCGCCACATGAAACTGCGCTAACTGTAAACAGTAGTCGCGTGCAACACCTCACCGAACAAAGGACTATAGCTATGACACGCACCACCAAGACTAAACCAACCAAAGCTGCTGCGGCTGCAAAGCCAACCAAGGCTACTAAAGCGACCAAGGCCACCAAGCCGGTTGCACCAGTAAACAAGTACACGCCGGAAGTGTTTGACGACCTCGTTGCCGCAATGCAGACGCACCACGCAGAAGCACGCAACGCACACCGCGGCCCAATGTTCACCGTAAAGACTGACGGTCTGAGCAGCCAGTGGGTTGAAGCCCTGGGTCAAGGTCACAACTGCGACGCCTGCCGTTCGTTCATCCGCCGTATGGGTGGCGCAGTGTTTGTCACTGCCGAAGGTAATCTGGTGTCGGCTGTCTGGCCTGCACTCCCGAAAGACCACCCGTACTACGAAATCGTCACGGCGATCAAGAGCGCCGTCGAACACGGCCAGATCGTCTCGGCCCTGTACGTACCAAGTGAACAAGCTGGTTCGCGCAGCACCTGGAGCGCACTCGATGGTGACGAGTATGGTCACCTGAACGTCAAGCTGGTCGACTGCAAGGCACACGTTGCCAAAGACGACGATATCGGCGGCAAGAAGTCGGAAAGCGTCTCGCGCAAGAAGTACCTGAGCAAGGCAATCGTCGAGTGGGACATTGAACTGCTGCGCCGTGGCTTGCACCTTGTGTCGCACGACTCGCGCGTCCTCTACGGCAACACCGTGAAGGACATGGCCAACTTCCTGTGGGAGTTCAAGGAAACACTGTCGTCGCTCAAGAAGCGTCAGGCCTCGAACTTCGTGTGGAATGCGTCTACTCAGTTCCCAGGTTGGGCAGCGCCTCGCGGTACGGCATACGGTGCGTTCCTGCAGAACTTGAGCAAGATGGGCGAAGACGACGCCATCGAAGAACTCAACAAGCACACCAAGCCTGAGAACTATCAGGTACCCAAGGCAGAAGCGACCACAGGCAACATCGAACGTGCCGAGCGCCTCGTCAAGGAAATGAATCTGGAGAGCGCGCTGAAACGCCGTGAAGCCGAGCTGAGCGATATTCCAGAGCACGGCTACATCTGGAAGCTGCCTGAGCCTGACGTTGACGCGCCGAGCGAAGGTGTTTTCGGTGGGTTGAAAGCGAAGTCCAAGAGCAAGCAGCATGGCGTAGTGCATGGTCGCGTGGCGAAGTCCAACATGACCTGGGAAAAGTTCTTGCGCGTCACCCTGCCTACCGTGCTGTCGATGCGGGTGCGGGTGCCACTCGACAAGTTTAGCGGTGCAACCATCACCGCAGCCGTAGACAGCGATTCCGCACCGCTGTTCAAATGGGACTACGACGATGCGCGCAACCAGCTGGGCTTCATGACCTACACCGAGGCGCATGAGCCAGATCAGTGGTCGCTGAAAGGCGGTACCTGGGTAGACGCGCTGGCAGTCGTCAAGCTGCCGTGGAACATGGACCTTACCCGCCGCGTGCCGAAGTTTGTAGACGGTGCTGTGATCGTGGTCAAAGATGCGCGTGACCAGAACGACGTCGGCAACGGCCTGTTCCCAGTCGCGCTGCGTCCGGAGCTGTTTGAGGTGCGTGCTACCATCCAGCAGTTCTCGGAAGAGAGCACGCTGCATCCTGTTGATGGTCAGTGCGTCGCTGGTATGTACGTCCATGTGAACAATCGTCCGTTCCGCCTCGAGGTCACCACCAAGACTGGCGTGATCGACGTGACCATCGACCGCTTCGATTAATCCACGCAGTACAGAGGGCGCGCAATCGCCCTCTTTGAGGACTCAGGATGAACAAGCTCCAAAGCATGATCCAGTACCCACTCACCCACAAAGAGTTTGTGCGGGTACTGCCGAACATCTGCAACATGATGGGCCTGCGCTACCATTCGTCGAGCGACGGTCCAATGTCGAACAAGGTCTACACTCTGGAGACAGAGGACAAGATCAAGGTAGAGTGGACGATCGACCGCACTGTACCTGCACAGCGCCAGCACCTCATCCGCATCGTCGTGATCGCTGACGAGGAGGTCTCCGAGCGCCAGAGCTTTGAAGAGGCTCTCGATCTGTTCCGCAAGGTCGTTGGCAACAAGCTCAACGAGAACCCGATGACGGCTCGCGTGGTTGATACGCTCCACCCAAGCGTCAAGATTCTGCGCATGGGCGAAACTGACGTATCGCTGTTCTCCGTACGCAACCTGCTGCTAGTCAGCGACAACGCCGCGTTCCTGCAAGAGTTTGGCCTGAAGTACGAAGGTCCAACCAACCCGCTGGAAATCAAGCGTGACCTTGAACATCACGCAGTAAGCGCCAAGCTGCGCGTCTGTGAAATGGACGTGGTCGATCCGCTGAACGGCGTGTACATGCTGCAAATGCTGACGGCCACACTCGACAGCTTCCACATGGTAATCAAGGAGGGTGCAGAATGAGCAAGGCGCAAGAAGTACAAGGCATGCGCTCCCAACTGTGGGGTCGTGAGTTGGACAGCGAGTTTGTCATACACCAGTTGAAGGCAATCTTCGAGAAGCACGAGCTGGAGATTCACATCCGCAAGCGCCGTGAGGCGGGCTGCGCAGTCAAGCAGCATATCCTGCCGTTCGCGTATCGCTGGACTGGTACCTTCCAGCTGGGTGATTACTACTACGAGTTTGCGATCCCGGAAAAGACCATCCATTCGCATAACGTGACGCCGCTGAGCCCCACTCAAATTCAGCGGTTCCTACGACGCAACTCGTGGTTCACGCGCAAGATCGTCAGTGAGAAAAACGACATTGACCGCCTTCACGGCGTGAAGAATCCTACACCGGACGTGTTTGATTCGTCCAGCCGTTTCTTGCGAGACGTACTGGATAAGGCAGAAGCCCACGTCAAAGCACTTGAAGTTGCCGCAGCACTACGCGCCCAGCAAGAAGCACTTACCAAGGACGCCGCTCCAACAGACCATTCGCAGTTCGGTCTGATCGGCGTTTGCGCTGGCAAGATGGTTCGCGTGCCTGTAGTCCTGGGCATGGACCGTCTGGTGTGCATCAACAACGCGGCGTTCTTCGAGGCGTTCACGTCCGATCTGACTCCGATGGGTCTGAATGACGACGAGTTCCTAGACTTCTTGAGCGATGCCGAAGAAGAGGAAGACAGTGTCCTCAATATTCCGAAGGGCATTGAGCAAGCCTTCAAGGACTGGTTGACGCTTGACCACGATGAAGAAGAAAACATCAAGCTCACCGACGTGCAGGCAGACAAGTATGGCGATCTGGTAACCCTGACGTTTGCTGTCGCTGGTCGCGAACTCACCGTGATCACGTCGCTGCGTGAGCTCCAGAAGATTCCGGCGTTCGATCCGCTCAAAGAACTGAACGACTACCTGCCAAAGAAACCCAAGGTAGCACAAAGCGGCAAGAAAGCCAAAGCAGCGCAAGACGACGACGACGATGACGACGATACCGACGAAGAAGATTTCCGCTAATACCGCAGCAACTGTAAAGGCACAAGTGAAAGCTCCTGTGCCAGTGCAGCAACCACAGAAGCTCTCGACTCCAGTAAACGAAGTCGACCGACTTATGTCCATGTTCAACTCCCTGTAAGGAATACCATCATGCCTATCCTTGTCCTGGTTGCCAGCGATGAAGCCGTCGCAAAAGCCACGAAGGAAGCTGTAGAACTCAACGTACCGCTGAACCAACTGCTGCAAGAGCGTTTCAGCGAATTCCTGCTGGGTGATCGTAAACCTGCTGCCAAGGCCAAAGCTGCCAAGGCAGGCGACGAAATCCCTGAGCCGAACGAGCACCAGCAGGTGGTCAATCGTCTGGTGACCTACGCGCAAGAAAACTACGCGGGCTGCGGTGAGTTCACCTTCACTCAACTGGTCGGCGAGTTTGATCCGGAAGAAACCATCGACAAGCAATCGCGCACCAAGTACGCCTCGATGTTCAGCAAGGCGACCGAAGGCGACGTCGGTGTTGTGAAGAAAGGCAAGAACTCCAAGCAGGTCACTGTGTACGAAGTGGCCTGACATGGAACTGACCAGTGATCTGGTCTCTCTCATGCACCTCCATCGGCTGTCGATGTTCCGGCGCCCGATGGAGGATAGCATCAACCACGTCAACTTCATGTTGAATGTCGGCGTGCTGCACTACGACAGAGAGACGCAGCAACGAGTGTCGGCTGTCCAGATTCAACGCGTGTACACCGACGTCGATCAACAACGGAAGGGCCACTTCAAAGCCTTCCTCCTAGCAATCGAAGCCGAAGCTGTACGGCTCAACTATGGTGTGGTGCGAGTCGATCAGGTGCACAACGAGCACTTGCTTGCATTCCTGGAGCGATCTGGGTATGTGCGATATGACGACGAAGTTGCACCTGTAATGGTAAAGCGACTGCCGCTTATGGTGAATCACCCATGGAACCAAGACACGCAATAATTCTCACCGGCCTGTTCTGTTTGTGGACGCTGCTCATAATCTGGTTCTCACACAACCGGGCTCAGAAGCTCCGCAAAGATCAGGAAGCCTTCCAGAAGTTCATGGTTGAAAAGAGCGACGAACTTCAAGCGTCCATGAACGAACTGCGCACGCAAGGCCGTCTGGTCAACAACGTGCAACGAGCCACGAGCGGCGCGCTGTGCAGTGCAGCCCGACTGCTGGCAGACGTGGTCATGAGCGTCAAGCACATTGCCAACTTGAGCAATGGCCACGAAAAGAAAGACCAGTTCGACAATCACATTCGGGTGATCCTCGACGCCATCGAGAAGATCGACCTGAGTGCTGCTGAAAACCAGATGGTCAAACTCGGAGAATACCATGACGAACAAGAACGCCTCGAACAATCAGGTCGACGTAATGACACGGCTCGCAGCCGAATCAAACGGGGTGTCGACCGAGCATGTTACCTTAGCAATGAGAAACAAGGTAAAGAATGACCTGTGGCCGTTGATGTACACCGCAGGTCTGGGGTCAGTTCGTAAAGCGGCTGGCCTGAACTAAACGCAAGGCAGTGACGCCCAATGGGATAGCTGCCTTTTATTTGGCCTGTTTATGCACTACTGATTTCAGTAAAGGAGCAGTCATGCTGCGATTCACTGCACAACATAACCAAGAGGTTGTAGCGACGCATAGCCTGAGCAACCCGAGCCGTTGGGAGTCTGTGCTGAACAACACCTTCATCCAGCCATATGCTGGTGAAGTCATTAAGCTGGAACGCTGGCAGTTCCTCCAGATCATCGTCAACATTAGCGCTGAGTCCCAGAAGCTGCTGGGTATGATCGGACACAAGATGGGCAACATTCACACGCTGGTGCACGCCAAACGGCACCCGGCCTACGTCAACATTCGCGTCGGTGAGATTGACGACCCGATGGTTGATCTGATGGAGCTCAACGCCGTGCTGGGTCTGCTGTACTCTGCGGCTAAGGGCAGCGACGTGGTCACGCTAACCAACGCGACTACCTAACCTATAATCTTCACCACTAAGTCCTTGTACTACTGATTTCAGTTATGCTATAATGGTCGAGTGAAGCATACTATGCTCGCACTTCATTGGTTATGGACTTAGTTAAGGTAAACGAACATGACAACAAAACTACGCGGCGCACCAAAGCACGTCACCGAGGCAGCGAATCAAGGCCTCAAGGTGAAAGCCAAACGCAAACTATTCGGCTTGTCGTCTGCTGACGTCGGTCGCATGATTGGCTTCGACGGTGTTCGCCTGAGTCGCGCCGAGTCTGGCTTGCGAGTAGTTGGCGCCTACGGCATTCTCAACCGTGCCCTGCACTTCCTCAAGGTGCTGGAGCAGAAGCACGGTGTTCGTCCACTCAAGGCAGTGAAGAAGACGCAACTCACTGTGGTCGCCAAGGCCATGGTCGAGCGTGTGTTTATCTCAGGTGCCGACGTGGTCACAGTGCCTGTCGAGGACGTCGAGGTGATCGTTACTCGGGAGACGGGCGCCGAAGTGTTTGTGGTGAATGAGCTGGCGATGCTGCTGGCTGCATACTGCGCACGCACCAAGACGACTCAAGGCGAAATGTACAACGTCGCCCTCAACAATGGGATCGTGACATTCATGCGGTCCGCAAACTTTGCACCAATCGCATGGGAGGTTCTGCCATGAGCCGCATTGCATTCCACATCTTCTACGCCGAACAGCGCGCCAAGTCTGGCCTGAACCGTGCAGAGTTTGCAGCCAAGATCGGCATTAGCCACGAGACTGGCAGCAAGTACGAGAACGGCGAGTGGTACCCGAGCTTCGCCACGCTGCGCAAACTCGAACGCACCATGGACCAGAATCTGGAGCTGTTCTACATGCCGCCTGCGTATCGTCTGGAGCTCGACATTCTGACCGACGCGCCCAAGGCATTGCCCGAAGAGTTGCTGCGCATCATTCGCAAGCGTCGTGCGTGCACCTTCAAGTACGTCGGTGACATTGGCCGCACGGGCGCGTGCACCTTTCAGTTTCAGTCGAAGACGCGAGCGCACCTCGAGGAGATTATCGACACCTACTCGGCGAACGACCCAAGCGAAGCCGTGTACCTGAAGAACACCATCAAGATGGTCGACTTCAATCCCGATGATGAATTCGGTGGCGTCAAGAACAACACCGTCGAGTAAGAGATAAGTTTGCCTGTGCGTTCTGCGGAGCGCACAGTTGAGCTGGACTCACTCAAGGAGCAACACATGGACAAGACTAGCCTCCCGAAAGGCATCACGCTCGAAGGCTTCACGCCAGAGGGCAACCTGATTCTCACCAACGCGATGACTGCGTGGCCTGACGTTGTTAGCCACGGTGATGGTAAGTTCAAAGCGCTGGCCGAAGATGCGAACGACACCACGCGCATCTACGTGCGGATGCGTGATCTGCCCTCGATGCCAAGTGAGCGCAAGGCAGAACGTCGAGCCCTCAAAGGCGGCCTCCCAAAGGGAACGTACACCATGGGTACCGACAGTGTCGGCAACCTTGTACTCGGTATGCAGGCGGGTGAAGATGTAGACTGGCCAGAGTCGTTTGAACTCGAAGGCGTGAAGTACGTCGGCATACCGTGCTCGCCCAACACCATGCGTGTGTACGCCATTGCCGAGAACATCGCAAAAGTGGAGCCGGAAGCGCACAGCTACGACTTCCACAAGAATCACCACACCAGCCCGACGGCGCGACTCATTGCACTGTCGCCGCGTGAGCGCATCCTCGCCCTGACCAAAGCGCCTGGGTATGACGTGCGCAACATCAAGGTGACGATCAGCGCCAACGGCATTGATATGAGCCCAGACGATCTGGACGACTGGATCGAGACAGAGGTGCGTGGTCGTGTCGCTCGTCTGATGCGCCACAAGGGCCTACATAGCATCGAGTCGGCAGCACGTCGTCGCGTTATCGAAGGTGTTCGTGGTCACTTCGATAGTATTGAAACCAGCATCGCCGAACTGATGCAGGTGATGGACATGCACCGTGAAAGCCTCGATGGTATCGGACGCATGTTCTGGGATCACAAAGAGCAGAGCGAACTGGCAAGCATCGGCTGCTTTAGCGTCGTGATGCCCAAGGCCCTCGAATCCTACATGGAAGAGCCGTCGCAGCAATGGCGCCACAATGCCATGTTGTTCTTCATCGACCTGGTGCGCAACACCTACCAGAACGTGGACGAGTACGGCCGTGAGAAGTTTGAACGCCTAGCGTCGAACATCCGTGCGCAACTTGAAGCCAACGAGTGTGAACTGTTCGACTCGTGGTACGGTGTCGCCAAGCAAGGTCACCAGATCAACGTAGCTGAGCTGGTCGAGTTGTTGGAAGCGCGTTGGTTGGAAGAAGTGCGACCTGCGATAGATCAACTCGCCACAGAGCCTGATCCGCAAGGGCAGAAAACGCGCAAGATTCAAGCGATCACGCGCACCTGCCGCACAGCCGCAATTACCGAATACCTTGAAGGCAAAGGTATCACTTGCAAGAAGGAAGAAGCCGAATGAGTAAAGCCATGCAGTACCGTGAAGTCGTCAAAATCCATCTGGCGCAGATTGCCAAAGAGCATGGCATAGTGTTTATCCACGTCGCGGACGCCGGCAGCCGTAGCTGGGGTTCGAGCACCGAAGATTCTGACATTGACCTGAAGTGCATCCACGTCAAACTGCCGTGGGCACGCAATGTGGAAGAATCCACAGACACGCTGCGCAGCACGCAAACAATCCGCATCCTTGGTACTGCTGGCGATGACGTGCCAGTGAGCATTGACCTACAGTCGTTTGAACTGCGCAAGGCTCTCCAGTTGCTGACCCGTAGCGATCCCGTGTTCTACGACATGGTGTACAGCCCGGGCGTCATGGCGCAATCGGAAATGATGCACAGTTGCGTCTACCCTATGGTCGAAGCGTACCAGAACCGTTCGCTGATGGCACGACGCTACGCTGAAATGGCGTTCAACAATCTGTGGCCAGAGCGCAGTTCGCGTGACCCAGAAGTGCGTGACAACCCGCCGACCAAGCGTGCGCTGATGTTGGCCCTGCGCTTCACCATGTTGTGCGAAGCGGTGATGCAGGACAAGAGCTACAAGGTGCGCGATTACCAAGGCCTGATCGACCTCGACTTGGCTGCTGGGTACAAGCGCATGTGGCCAGAGGTCATGGATTACAACGATGTGGAAGTGCACCACCACACGGCAATCATGCGTGACTTCCTCGACTTCCTGACGCGCAGGCAGAAAGAGTTCCCGCTGCCGGGTGAGCGCAATCGTGATATGCACCTGTGCCAGCGAGCGTACAGCGCGATCACCAAGCACGTCGTCCTCAACTACACTGAATCGCACCTCGACTGGAAGTAACCTATGCTGATCCTGATGTTCCAAAGCCGTGAAGTTCTCGCTCGGCATCTGGCTAAGCAGTGCAAGCGCATTGCAGAAATTTCCCTGATTCAAGAAGACCTCGTGGACATTGAGTACCAAGACGGTGATCGGGTGAAGAAGTTTGTGGCTATCGGCGTGAGCGAATCGCATCTGCCGTTGTCACTCGGTCTGGTTACTTCATCGTCGCTGGCATTCACGGTGCACGGCGATGGCAGTCGCACGCCGCACAGCTTCGACACACTGGACCTGAGCCATCACAAGCCAGTGGGTGAAGTGCTCGACCTCGTTCAGTCCAAAGTCACTGTCGAGACCAAGTGGAGGTTGACCAAATGAAAGCTAACCAAGTAAAGGCCAAGTACGCACTGATCTTCAAGCGCGAGTACGATCTGGCTGCGCTCCTGAAGTCGATGCACCAAGACGAACACTTGGCGGCATTCAAAGAGTGCGTGTACGAAATCCGCTTCGAAGGTGTTGAGTTGCAAGTCGTGGTGGTTGAGCGCAAGCGCCTCGACACACCGCACAACAACCTGCTGGCACCGATGCTGCCTGAGCGTTGGCGGCAACTTGCTGTGGGCATCATCGAACTCGACACGCTCGCTGGCTACTGCATGATTACCAAAACGATCATGGAGCAGCACCACAAGAACCTGCAGTTGCACATTCTGGCGATCACCGATTCGATGCGCGTGTATCAGGGTCCGCTCGGGCTCACGCCTGAATCGTTTCCTGAGGTGGTGAAGGAAATCGTAGACGCCGACCCGCCAGTCAAGTTTGATCCTACGAAAGTTGCAAAGCTCAAGCACGTCCTGATGTATCCGCACCGCACTGATCTGTCTCAGCGCCTGTGCGACTTCAGGCGTGAAGCACACCTCGAAGCGTTTGTCGAGTGCGTCAACATTCTGGGCTTCGACGGTGTGCTGTACAAGCTCCTGACGGTCGACTTGCCGTACCCGATGGAAATCGCGGGTCCAAAAGACCTGATGCTGCATCCTGACTGGCGCAAGGGCTTGATCGCAGCGTATAAGCTCGAAGATGGGCAAGTGCGCACAGTGATTCCGCATCCCGAGGATGATCGCAAGATGCGCCTGTTCTTCAACACTTTCATCGACCATCTACCAGCGTACACCGGACCGATGGGTTATGCGATCGGCCTGCGGCAACAACCGTCCTCTTGAGGACGCGGAGGAAGTATGAACACCAACAGTGAAATGCGTCGCATCACCGAAGTGAAGCAAGGCGCTAGTGGCGGATTCCAAGTTCGTTTCTACTCGCCACAGACAATCAACCAGTGGTTCCCGATGGGTGATGACCGAGAGGCCGCACTCAAGAAGGCGAAGACCTGGCGTAACTCGCGTGAACGTGAGTTTGGCATTACCAGCAGCGACTATGGTGTGCGTCGCCCGCGTAAGCGCCACGGTAACAGCAAGGCAGACACTGGCGTGTTTGTCGCAATCGGCTACAAGGGCGACCGCTTCTACGCCGACGTCATGGGTGTGCTCAACTACACCGACGAGACAGGTAAATCGAAGCGCAAGCAGAAGGCCCACAGCATCCTCAAGCACGGCTACCACACAGCGTACTTGCTGGCGCTGAAAGATCGCTGTGAAATGGCCGGGCTGCCGTTGCCGGAAGAAGTGACGATTCCCAAACTGTCCAGCGACCAGATCGACAAGCTGCGCCAGGAAGGTGCAACGCTCAAAAGTCTCACGGAGAAGGCAACTGTGCCGTGGACGGGTGTTCTGGCATAACTCAATTTATTGAGTGCCAACACTGGAGTATCGAACATGAAACTAATCCAACATGCAACTGTCCCATCGAAGACCACCTGGAAACAGGAAGGTAAGTTGAAGTCCCTGCTGCGCGTCCTACACATATCGCACACTGGCCTGCCGGAGTTTAGTGACGGGGCGATACCCGACGCGCTACTGCGCTTCATCAACGATCGGGCTTGCAAGACCTTTGGTAGCATCACGCTGCGGACTGGGGAGCTCCTACGCAATGCGACCGAGGAACAGAAGAACAAGCGAGTCACCATCCACTACCTGATTCGTGAAGAACAGGAAAGCCAACTGCTGGATATGTTGGAGCGATGGAGTGAGCAGCCGCCTAAGCTGCGCGTACCAGTGAGCCCTGCTGCACCCAAAGCGATGTTGTTTTGCATCGACAAAGGCGAAGAGGCGTTCATCTGGACAGCGACGCAAGGCAGACAGCTACTGGAAGAAACGCTGCCAGTGAGCGCACGCACGTTCCGCCAGAACGGACACACGTTGCGCCCGACTGCAACCACACTCGACGGCATCTTGAACAGCATGGTGCCTGTCGTCGAAGATCGTTACTCCCGAATGGAGAACTAACATGGGTAAAAGCATTGGCGAAATGCTGGATAATCCGATTGATCAGGAAGCCATAGCGATCCTGCAAAACTATGAGCGGCACGCAAACAATGCCAGGCAGTTCTTTCTGGCTGCCGCTGGCGAACGTATCGAAGCAGGCCGCGTGGTAGCAATCGACAAGAGTGCGCCGCGTATTGCTGGCATGCCTGTTGTCTTTGAACTGCCGTACGGGCCTCAGAATCGGGCTAAGCGTATCGAGTCCAAGAAGCAAGCGCGCCGTGTCTTTGGGCTTCCATGTGTGGTGCACGACAGCAGCTACATGGGCGATAACCCAGAGCGCATCCTGTTCTACGTCGGTGACGGGAAGCATACGAGCTACCCTATCCACGATGCGCGCGGTTATTGCGGTTACGGTGGGCACATGGAGCTCAACTACGTAGGTGGTAAAAGTACGGAGTCTTCTGTGCTGGTTCACGCCTCACCTTGGCCGAGTGTAGGTACTGTCGGACACTGTGACTTCGGACCTCCTCGAATTCCAGACGTACAAGACCTATGCTGGCGCGACAGCTACCCAACGTACCTCGCGCAATTCATTAAATCGTTAGCACAAGGAACCCAAGCATGATGCTCATTACTCTCCTGTCCGCCGCACTTGCCTATGCCATCGTATGCGCTAGCGGAGAGCACCCACGCATCGTCGACCTGTGGACGTTGTTGAACAGTCCGAACTTGATCTGGCAGTTCCTGTTCTTCACCGTGCTGTTTACGGCACTGGGTATCGCAGCGAAAGAGTACCGTGCCAAGGCTGCGATTCTGCGCGCTGCAATGTCACGTCGCCGTCACCCGAAGTTGCGCAAGCTGATCCTTGCCGGCGTTGGTGAAGGCAGCTTCGCGTATCTTGCCAAGCAAGTGCAGTACGGTACGCAGGGTGAAGCCAACTGGCTGCCTGCCATGAGCACCGTGTACGTGATCTGCCTTGCAGACGAAGTAAAAGAGGACCCGACACGCGAACCCACTGCCGTATGCGTCCCGTACTTTGAAGGCGCCAAGAACTACTCGCCGTCGATGACGGTTGAGGTGCCGCTGCAAGACCTGTACAAACACGTTCCCCGTCACTTGATTCCGGAACTGATCTGATGACTACCAAAGTCAAATGGAAGCGCACACGCAAGCACAAACCCACCGAGTCCGGACCGTACATCGTTACCATGGACGAAGACAGCGAGGAATGTACCAGCGCTGTCTGGGCGAACGCTATCGGAACTCAAAAAGAAGGCTTCTTCCAGCAACACGACGGACGCATTGTTCGCGTTAATCCAATCGCCTGGGCTGAAATGCCGAAGCCGTATCGCCCGGCTTGACTACTGATTGCAGTTAAAGTGTAAACGCAAGGTGAGAGCATGATTACCGAACTCGACACATTCCTCGATGCACCGGAAGCACGCGCAAAGGCCGACAAGGTGATTGAACGCTTGATTGCCAAGTACGGCCAACCGTTTGACTTCGGTCGCAATCGCCTTGTGTTTGCCAATGACCGCATCGTCTTCAAGTTCCCGCGCAACCTCGCTGGTGAAACTGACAACTGCTGGGAGGGTAGCTGTCAGGGTCCAACGAAAGCGCGTGGGAAACGCTTGGTAGTAGACGGGTTCATCTGCGTTATGCAGGAACGGTTGCAGCGCATCTACGCTGACGTACCGAGACCCGAAGTGCTACCCAAGTGGACAGACAGTGTGGACTGTATGCAAGTCGGTTACGATAAACACGGGTGCCTGAAAGTTTACGACTACGGGCCTCGATAGAAAGGACTACGAACATGAGCGAGACCCTGTTCACCTCGGACCTGCACTTCTACCATGAGCACATCTGCACCTACAACCCACGCCCATGGACGAATGCTGAAAACACCGAGCGCTTGATCGACATTTGGAACTCGCAAGTTCGCCCGGGCGATACCGTCTACCACGGCGGTGACTTCTCGTTCCTCAAAGCGCGTGAAGTTGATCGCCTTGAGCATCTGGTTGAAGCGCTTAACGGCAACAAGATTTTCATTCTGGGTAACCACGACCACATCGAACTGTGGAGTGAGCTACGCAAGCGCAACCTGAGTCGCGTGCGCAGCATCACCGACAGTAAGTGGATCAAGGTGCACGGCAAAGACATTGCCATGTGCCACTACCCGTGGGAAGTCTGGCGCAATAGCCATTACGGCTCGTGGCATCTGCACGGCCACTGTCATGGATCAATGCCTCAACGCGGGAAGCGACTCGACGTTGGCATCGACAACCACCCACAGCATAAGCTGTTTACCTTTGAAGAAATCAAGGTCTATATGGACGCTCAAGAAGTATGGGCGCCAGATGGGCACAAGGTACGAATCAAGGAGACTGTATGAACCTGTTGGCGCGTATTAAATCGCTGCTCGCTGAACCTGAACCGTCCTTCGCAGATGCTGCCGTGCAGTTTGTGGCTGACCACCTGCTGGACAACAATGCAACCCTGCTTATCACCGACGCCCACATGCGCGAGACGTATATCGCCCTCGTGAAGAAGCTGCGGCCAATGGAGGGAGGTGCGCTCAACGTAGCCAGTCTGGAAACGGTCGGCGCTATGGAGACTGCGATCATTGTCCACAGCCACTTCGATCAGGCGTTGCTGCATGACGCCTTGATGACCGCGAAGAACGTTGTGGTGATTGTCGCTGAGCACAAGCACAATTCGGAGGTCAGCGAGCTGGAGTATACGCGCCAACGGTTTGACCTACACGAAATCGACTTCGCCTACTACAGGCTGGCGGAGAACCCGCGACGGGCCGATCCAGACATTGCTCACCTTGAGATTGAGCTGGATGCCTTGTGCGAGCAACTCAATGAGGTAGATGTATGCGCCAACCTGACTTCCACAACCGAGTCGTCGTCATTCGGAAAGCCATCGGGGATTTCACACCTGGCGAGCTAGTTCGGTGTGAGCGTGACGCAAAGCACGCCCTGATCTGGAAGAAAAACAAAGACACAGGGAAGCAGGTGAAGGAGACGCTCACCACTTCCCAATTCGTTGAGCACTGTTATGACGTTCCGCATTACGACTCCATCCTATCGGCGCTGCGAGCACATGCTGATACTTTCGGTATCATGTATTCTGTTGGCACTGGCACTTACCGCGTCGTTGGCTTTCGTTTTGGTGCTGCGTGTCGTGTCGCTGTTCCTGTCTTCGAAGGCGGGAAAGTGGTTAAGCAACGTTACGTCACGTCCACAAAGCACCTGAACATTGCCGCCAAGTCATTCGACCTGTGCGTGTACAAGCTGTTTGCACGCGCTGTCGTTGGTGACCTGTACGGCTATTACTACCACAAACAAGTCGAACGTCTCTACTGGGACGGGATCATTGGCGAGTTCAGAACGGAAGTGGTTGAACTCAAGACACTAAGGAAAACCTGAAATGGTGCGTACCTTGCTTCGGGCATTTCGGAAGCCCATCCCAACGCGCTCGCAACTCAACGATGTACTGGCAGCGTCGAAGGACGTCCTGCTTAACTGCGGTACCGAAGAAGCGGAGAAGACTATCCGTGCAGCGCTGCGTAAGTATCGCCTGCCGGGTCGGCCGAGCATCCGCTTCGTTCCGGGTCGCAACTGCTACCACGTGTCGCTGATCGCCAACGGGTTCAGCGGTGAAGCACGCATCGACGTGCCCAAGTCCGTAGGCGGATTGTAAGGAGAAACCATGTTCATTCTTTGCTTGAAAGACTGCACACCTTGGCCAGACAGCGGCAACGAAGTCACGTTCAAGGCAGGCACCGTCTTTGCCGTCAAATCCGTGAACGATGGTATCGCTAAAGTTCGTCAGTGGCCTGAAGACGCAACCTTCTTCGGTCGTGTTGCCAACCACGTGCTCGGGTCTATCGACTATGCCGATATGCCTGAGATACATCAATACATCTTCCGTCCAGAGCATGGACGCCAGACGTATGTAGCCCAGCATCATCGCTTGGTACCGTGGTTGCTACTGATGCAACGAATGCTAAGCAAGACGGTAATGCACGGTATCACCGTGACCCAAGTCACGCATGAGCACAGCAAACAACGCTGCTCGCTCCATGCGCTGGACGAATTCACCATCCGCAATATCACGCGACTGCCCAGAGGTAGTAAGCCTGAGTTTGAAGCTGTACTGTGGTCCAACGAACAGGCGTACACCATACGCTTCGATCATCCAAAAGAGATTCTCGGAGACCAATAGCCCAGTGACGGGCAGAACACGGAGGGGTTAGCAAATGCGTCACCTGATTGATCGCGTTGTTGAGTTAACCGATGGCCCCGTTGTACTGCACTCGCTGGCTGATAACAAGATGCTGGTTGTGCAGAAAGGGGATCAACTGATACTGGTCGACCTCAACCAAGAACTGCACGCCCAGTTGACCACCGTTGTGTTTCGGGTCAACGGTGAGGTGTACAAAACCGAAATGGACTTTCCAGACATTCTACTTACTGAGGTATAACATGAACCAGAACGCATCTACCCTGGGTTTCAGCGCGATTGCTCCAGACGCCGTACTGATGTTTGATCGCGAAGTGAGCTTGGGTGTAGTCCCTGCTGGCGTGCGAGTTGCAGCCCGCGAGGAAAGCGAAAACACCTACATGATTGTCTTCCGCTCCAAGGATGACGAAGAGTTGGCCGTTGCATCCGCAATCGACTTCTCCAACTCCGTGAAGGGATTCGACACTGAAATCCATCGCCACTTCGACGATCAGTATGCCTACGCCATTGTCATGGTGAGGCCTGTGAGGCTAAAATGAGCCAAGATAAAGTATACCCGTTCAACGACCAGCTCCACCCCGAAGGGTTGTTCGCGGGTGCGATGCTCCCGGCACTGCCACAGATTGCCGTTGCGCTGTCTGTCGGTAAAAGCAACATGGTGCCAATTCGCATTGACGAGGACGACGTCCTGCATCTGGGCATCTTCGCGCAGACCAAGACTAGCCCGATCACCGACATTGTGTTTCGCATCGAGGGTGATGCTGCACACGTCAAGGAAGCGCGTGAAGCAATCGGCTCGTTCGTGAAGTCGGTGGGCGAAAGCCTGCACGACAGCGACAAGCACCTGTGCGTTCGTGAGGTGCACAGCCGATATACCACCACGGTGTTCTACATCGTCCGCTTCTACTTCAACATCGACTTCGATTGTACCGAGCATCCCGAAATGCGACTCGGTGAAGAAACCAGACCGTACCTGTGCCCAGTGTGCGGTGCAATGCAAATCAGTGGCGTTCCACATATCGCAGGAGATAACCATGACTGAGCAAGTAGACAAACTGGCAGTGTTCGCAGGCAAGTACACCGAAGCGAAGTTTGGCGAGCTGGACATTCCGGTGTTCCCGCAGACCGAGCACATGAGCGTTGACTTGGTGAACTCCAAGAACGCCATCCAGCCACTGCGTTACAAGACTGGCGACATTGTGATTCAGGAGCTGCAGGGCGACGTTGCCGAGAAGCCTGTGTTCGACATGGTCTTCCAGTTGTTCGGCACGCCTGAGAACGTCGAAGCCAGCAAGAAAGCCATCGGTGACTGGGCAAAGGCCTGGGTGCCAACGCTCGAAGCTGCAAACGTGCATCTGGCACAGCGCTACCTGTACTCGGACAACCCGAAGTACAAGAAAGGTGGCGAGGAGTATGTTGAAGGCGGTGTGCTGCGCGTGCTCTGGATTCGCCTGTACAACAACGCCGACTTCGACTGCACCGAGCACCCTGAGTTCCTCGGCGGCGAACCTATCGGTATGTATCACTGCCCAGCCTGCAACGATATGCAGATGGCTGGCATGCCGCACGTCAAAGACGAGGAGTAACCCATGGCCGTCATCTTGTCTGACGCACAGATGGCGATTATCAAGAAGGCTCTCCGCAACGCTGACACGTACGGGCTTAGTCTCGCACGCCAAGCGTTGGAGAGCTTGACTGAACAATCGCTGGAAACGCGCGTGAAGGAACGGTTCGAAGGGTTGGACAACTACGTGGACGAGGATGAAATCCGCACCATGTCGTTCAACCTCAGTCAGATGGAGCAAGGTTTAGACGGTGCGCAAGCTATCGAGGTGATGCTGGAGCACGTCACACCGGGCGCGTACTCGCCACAAGTGTACAGCGAAGCATATCGCCGACGCGAAAAGGGTGAGCGCAAGTTTACCCTGCCCAACACAGACGAAGCCAAGAAACGTCGTGGTAGCGACGAAGAAATGGAATAGTGTGAAGTAGATAGACAGGAAGTTCTGGAGCTCGAACATGAAAGTACCACCGTCCTACTTGGCGTTGCTGGAAGACATTATCGCAACGTTACCCGTAGACCAAACGCAACCCACCCACTACTGGCTGTACCGCGGTCGAGACTGGCCTAAGCTCTCGAAGCAGTTCCGTGAGGCCGTCGTACAGCGCAAAGAGACGCTGACGGTCACGCTGAAAGAGTTTGCCAAGCAGTACAAGGCCTACGACGTCTGGAGCGCGTGGCATCCACTGTCTGGTCTGATCTGCGAAGGCCTGATCTACGATTCGCCAATCGACGTGTGCCACGGCCTGTTGAACGTCGAGTCGTATCAGGAAGTCGAGTACGAGGGTGTCACCCGTATCGCGTGCAAACCCAACAAGCCTGCGAAGGCTGGTGCCAAGTTGTTTAAGGCATTGAAGACACTGCAAGACGCTGAGGCCTCGCCTGTCGAGTTCAGTGACTTCGTGCTGTCCCACTTTGAAATCTGGCGAGGCATGGGGTCCTCAGTGATTCGAGGTGAGCGCACTGCCGTGATACCACCAAAGGTCTACGACACGGCGCTGGGGTTGTTTATCAGCACGCCAAGCGATAGACTGTACGAAATGCCGCAGAGCCTTGAACAGGTCACTGCAACCGCTTTGTCTTTCGCGTCCGAGATTGACGCATCCATCAAACGTAGCCGCAATACCACTGGGGAGTAACACCTTGAACCGTTCCGTCTATTCGTCTCGCACCGCTGACAAATTCGTCGTTCGCCTTCCTGATGGTATGCGTGAGCGTATCGCCGAAGTGGCACGCAATCATCACCGCAGCATGAACAGCGAAATCATCGCACGCCTGGAGCAAAGTCTCGTTCAGGAAGGTGCACTGGGCGACGAGCCGCAACTGCGCATGGATAGCCCAGAGCTGAGCCTGCATGAGCGCGAACTGCTCAAGTCCTTCCGTGCTCTGGACCCACGCAAGCAGAGCGCGCTCGTGGCACTGATCGCACCTGAGGGTGCAGTCGAGCGTGATTGACCGCATCAATATGCTGGCCGTGTACATGCGTATACGGCTAGAGGAACGACGCCAGCGTAAACAGCGTCGGCGCGCCAAACGTGCAAACAAAAAGGCTCAGTGACGGTTGTCATTGGGCCTTTCCTCTTAAGGAACTCGAACATGCAGATGAAGTACATCGTGGTGAGCGCTACCAATCGGGACCTTGAACAGGATTACGAACTGATCCTGTTGTTCCCGTGCGTCATTACCCACAAGAACTTCTTCGAGACCGTCTACCGTATGGGTCGCCAACGCCACGGTATGCGCATCGACGTGGAAGATGTTGTCAGTGCTGGATTCGTGCGCTTCGGCTCGGCAGGGCTTGAGTGCTACGGCGAGAGCGAATCACTCAACAAGAAATCGCGACCGATTGATACTGCCATTCTCCAGAACCAAAGCGAATACGCCCAGTCATCGCAGGTGAAATACCATGAACGTTTCCTCAGCTGAGATTATTTGGTGTATCGTGGCCTTTCTGTTCTGCCGCGCGTACATGCTCGCCACAACATGGATGCTGGTGTGCTCGACTGCTGGTGAACTGAGCCTGCACCGTATGGGTATCACGCAGGCGAACGCTCGCTATCTGAGCCTGTCGTACCTCGATTATGGCAAAGAGGTTTTACGGCACTTCTTCCTGCCACTCGCTGCATTCAGCCCAGTACGTGTCGGTGATGGTCGCTTGGTGGCGCACGGTCGCTGGGGCATGTACAAGTTTATGAAACTCCGCCACATCAAAGGTGACCCGATGGCAATCCCGTTCCGAGAGACAGTGCTACACGTCGGGTACCCAGAATTGCAAAAGATGCCGGGCGCGAAGCTCCGCATGATCGAAGACGGCTTCAAGGTAGAAGGATAAGCACCATGGCCAAGAAAAACCCACTCACCTCGTTGTTAGTAATGCTGCGCAAGCACTACACGAATTCTGTCCAGCTGGGCGTTGACGAGGACTTCATCTACTTCAACGACTCCAACGTGACGATCAAGGCGAATGCGCACGGCCGTGGTGGTGTGACGTTGCAACTGGGCAACATGGTGCGGCATCACCGCATCCCGACGTACATCCTGGCGTCGCTCACTGCAATGCGTATCATCGAAGCACAGCTCCGTATCCCGTCGGATCACAACCCAGGCACTCGACGTGAGGGCATGCTGCGTACCTATCTGGAAGCTGTTCGCGCAATCCCAGGGTACGAAAAGGTGAAAGCCAAGATCGACCACAAGCGCAATCCAGGCAACGACATTGTGCTGGACTTCACCTTCGATGGGCGTGCGCTGTTCCGTGTCGACGTTGGCCTGTTTTCGTCCGATCTGGGTCGCACGTGCGGTCAAGGTGCTGAGTGCGCCACGTTCTTCTGCAACAACTTCGGCACTGAGTTTCACACGCTGGAGGAGCTGCTCAAGCTGCTCACGGACGAATCGCGTCCAGCACCACGTGAAGTGGATGCACAGTACGATGGCAACCGCGTGTGCTTCCTTGCAGACTCGCACTTCGCCAGCTCGTTCATCTACCTGACGGCCCGAGGGTACCGCAACTTCAAGGCCCACAAGGTCGTTGTCGCTGGACGAGTGGACAGCAAAGAAACGGTGATCGCCAAGTTCCTGAACAGCGACACTGAACATACCGTGTACGTAGGAGAAGGAACCAATGACTTTTGAAGAACAGCTAGCCTACTTGCAAGAGCGCTTTCCCGACATAGAGTTTGAGGAAGGCGTGTTCGGCGACAAGCAAGTCGCGTACAAGAAGGGCTCGTACATCCGCTTTGAGGTGCTGCTCGGCAAGACCTTCAAACAGAAGACTGGCACTCCAGTGCTGGTGGTAGGTGTAGGTGCGCAAAGCAAACTGGCATCGCGCCAGAACTTCGACTCCTGGTTTGAGCGCATGGTGCAAGCCAACGCTGCGGTCCGCAAGACGCAATCGCACCAGCGTCAGGAAATCAACCAGTTCGTCGAGAACCTACGGGAGTCGGACGTCTTCGAGCCTGCAGAAGTCGAAATGACCATCGACGGCTTCGGTGACCATGCCAGCAACATCCCGCGCGTGGACGTGCGCTTCATCGGCGTGGAGACAGTGATCGCGTCGATTCGTTTCCTGCGCTACTCGCCTGCTGACCTGAACGGTGAAATCGAAGTGCTGTTCGGTGACGAGGTGTTTGAGTTTGACAGCGTGCCCAAGGTGCTCGACTTCTTCGGCGGCTGGGAAGTCTTCCGTCGCACGGACCGTCGCGTTGAAACTCACAAGGTGCAACTGCGCGCACACGGTCTTGGTACGATTGCCCTGGTACCGTACAAGGAACTCACCCTGTACGCACCGTACCTGCTGGTGATGCAAGCCAACGCATTCGCTGTCGAGCAAGCCAAGGTGACAGTAACTGCGGAAACCGAGAGCCCTTACGAGGGTGCGAACGTCACTGGCATCAACGGTGCACTGGCTGAAATCTTCACCCAAGAACAAACCCTTGCATACGTGTCGGCGGTAGTGGAACCGTCACTTCAATGGGACTACAGCTTCAAATAAGGAGAGACAAGTGGGAACTTACAACTACCTGCGTGGCGAAGCAACCATCAAGCCCGAACTTGTAGACGTGGTTAAGCAGATCGTCGAGCGCGAAGACTACTGGCACATGCTGCCTGTACCTGAGCACTTCAAACGCCTGCACGCTTTCCATCTGCTGTGCCTCGCCGACCGCCATCGCTTCGTTCCTGGGGCATTCAGCAACGGCAACAAACAGGCACCAAGCTGGGACGAGCCGATCAAGACGCACCTTGAGGGTAACAAGCTGGTCTTCGGCATGTGCTTCAAGAACTACGACAATACGCAGGAAGCGTTCGTTGCGCTGCTTCCGCATCTGGCTACTGACTGGTGGGCTGAACAGGACTGGAGCGACGCCAGCTACTTCATTCCAGACCGTGATCAACCAGAGCGCTACATGACGCGCTGGAACAGTCACGAAGAAGGCAAGGGCGCTCCAGCCATCGACGTCCAGTACGTGCTCAAGGAAGCCGAGCGCGAGATTGAAGAAATCGCTGAGGTACGCCTGAAGAAGTCGTGCGTCAACTACGAAGGTTGGACCGGCGAGAGTGCGCTGGCCATGGACGAAACGTACCTGCAGGATACGTGGCTACTGGGTATCGCACATTACTACGCCTCGCAGTTGAAGCAGAAAAAGCAGGAGCGCGAGGTCAGACGCCCAACGCCGCTCCTCGACTTGCTCAACGTCATGCCAGAAGCGCTGATGGGTCAGAACGTGCGGATTGAGCGTGCGTCGAATCCAACACCTCCGAATAACAAAGGCTTCGAGTTCAGGACCACGCCGGTTGCTACTTGGCCTAAGCCACACCCGCATCAGATCGCAGAAGGTGAGCGTATTCGCGCCATGTTCGGCGACAGCGATATTGGCATGAACCCGTTTAGCCGTACTGTCATTGTGACGGAGTGTCCAGTTGACGAAATGCGTCTCGGGAAGCTGAACCTTCCAGATCATCTGATTAGCGCGACCGAAATGCTCTCTGGTGGCATCAAGCCTGGGATGTTCTACAGCTTCTCCACGCCGCACTCGCCACGCCCGAGCATTGCCGAAACGTTCATGCGCAATGCAATGGGCGGCAAGTCCAACATAGCGCTGCGCTTGACACTGGCTCGCCTTGCCATCCTTGCAGAGGGTATGTCACCGCCAAAAGACGCTGAACCACAAAGTGGTGAGTCGCTGTTCGAGGCGCTGTTCGATTCATTCAGCAACAACCCGCCGAAGTTCTTCCTGGACTCGTACCCTGCAGGGTTGGGTAAGACAGGCACGGTGACTCGTGGTGTGCGTAGCTGGGCCGGTGAGCCAGGTCCTGCTGGTCCCGGTATCTGGAACATTGATACTGGAGCGCTACCACCTCCTGCAGGTGAAGACCCGAGCACCAAAGACAAGCTGCAAGGGCTTGCGTGGCAGCACCAGCAACGTGTCGAAGCGAAGGCGGCAGCTGCCAATCCAAAGTCGCGTCCATCCAAGCCCGGCGCCAAAGAAAAGCGTAAACAGCAGAAAGCAAGCCGCAAAAGGAACCGCTAATGAACAAGTTTACGCTGGATAGTTCGTACCATCCAGACCAGCCTGAGCACGTCAAGTCGCACGGGCACATCAGCTTTCAGGAAGACGTGAACGGTTACAATCTGTACCTGAGCCTGTGCGGTCGCCAGTCTGACGAAACCATGCCACGTGAAAGCCTCGTGGCGCTGCGCGATGCCATCAACGCTGAGCTGGGTGAAAACTCGTTTCAGGCCGAAGTTGGTGACTGGCTACTTCGTTGCTTCGGCAAGAAGATCGCCTTCGATGGGCAAGAGCGTAACCATCGCTTCCTCGAAGAGGCTTTGGAGCTTGTACAGGCCACAGGTTGCACCAAACAGGAAGCCAGCAATCTCGTTGACTATGTGTTCGGTCGCGACGTGGGTGAAGTCTCGCAGGAAGTCGGCGGCACCATGGTCACTCTCGCCGCGCTGTGCTACGCAATCGACGTTGACCTGCAAGCTGCCATGATGACTGAACTGGCGCGCATCAACCTGCCAGAAGTCTTGGTACGCATTCGCGAGAAGCAGAAACTCAAGCCGAGCATGAGTGCGCTGCCGGGCGTGTACCCAGACCGCAAGGAGACCGACAATGGCTAAGTCCCACGAGTTTTCCATGGAGTGCGTCAATGGCGGGCGTGGCAGTCACGGCACTGTCGGCCAGCTCGACGGCGGCTTCCGCTTCTACGTCTGCCTTGATGGTCAGTATGCCGACACCGTCATGCCACGTGCATCGCTGGTCGAAATGCGTGACGCGATCAACAAGGCGCTTGAGGAGACACCAGATGCCTAGGCGCTACTACAAAGGGCGCGTGAGCAAAGGCATGGCGTCGATCCCAGATGGCCCACGCTACTACATCTGGACGCGCTACGATGCAGAGCGCCAAGTGTACATCGCCACCTTCCCTGACTTAGTAAACGTGGCAAGTGCCGAAGGTGCGTCGATTACCGAAGCGTGCCTTGCTGTGCAGGCCAACTTCAACGCGCTGAACTACAACCCACCACGCCTTCCAAAGCAGCGCATGTACACTGACATGGTGAACAAGCCGGAATTCAAAGGCGGTAGCTGGAGCACGTACTATCCGAAGTTCTCTAGCGTGCGCTTGGGTGACATTGACTACTAGGAGTCTACATGGCAAAGATCACGCAGGAAGAAGCTGAGGCAATGCTCCAACGCAACAACATCGCAGTGACGGACGAGAATATCCGTTTGACCATGACGATGGTTGCGCTTGACATATCGGAAGACTTCCTCAAGGACTCGTTCAACGTGAGTCCTGAGGTGGCCGAAATGTTTGACAACCATACCCGCCTTCGCGAGGGTGCAAAGAAGTCATTGAAGTCATTCTCCACGCGCATCTTGGATGCACTGCTCGCATCTGGCAAGACGTTGTTGATTACCAACAGCCAGCGAGAAGGTGAGAAGCCTCGTGTCGATGTGGACTTGATTGACAAGGACACTGTGCGCAATATTCTCAGCATGGGACCAAAGCATTCGATAGGAGCGTTCCAGTATGATAGGTCCCGGATTGTTCGATTCAATGAACAAACTGGGGAGACTATCCCTAGTCAACATGAAGGTGGACCGTCCACCAAGCACTAGGAAGACAGTCACCATCTACATCGGTAGGCCCAGTGTGTTGCAGAACCGCTGGCCTACTCCGTATTACGGCACACGCAGCGAAGTATGCGACCGCTATGATCGCTGGCTGGAGAAGCGTGTTGCCAAGAACAATCGCCGCATCATGGCTGAACTTAATCGCATCGCCGATCTAGTCGAAACTGGTTATGATGTGGTGCTTGAGTGTTACTGCAAACCCAAACGCTGTCACGGTGATAGCGTCCTCAAACAAGTTCGCCTCATATTGAAGAACAGGAGTAAGCGATGAAAGAAGTATTTGTGGCAGCAGCCGCAGCACTGGTACTGGTCGGGTGTGAGCAACAGGACGAGCCGCCTACGCCTGAGGAAGAGGCGAAGTACCTTGAAGATCAGGCTGCATCCGCAACTCGACAGCAGATGGCTGCCGATCAGGAAGACCTGAAACAGACCGTTGCCGAACTGCGCAAGAAGGACCCGTCTGTCAAAGATGCCTACTTCACCTACAACGAAAAGGGTGAGAAGGAACTCAACATCGTGCGCGAAGAAGCCAACGGGTCGAGTTCCAGTTCCGTATGGCCACTGCTCGCTGGTGCAGCTACTGGCTACGCAGTCGCGTCGATGATGAACAATCGTGGTGGCTACAGCGGGTATGCGGCATCGAATCCTCCACGCTCCTACCAGTCGTATGCGGACGAGGATGATCGTCGCCGTCGTACAAACGCAGGTACCGCAGCGTACACGTCCACCATGATGAACAACAATCGTTCTGCGATCCGGTCGTCGCCAAGCTTCCGCAGCTCGGCTACAAAGGCAGTTATCTCCTCCCGCACTTCGGGAGTTTTCGCAGGTTCGACTGGCGCTCGTGGCGGCGCGCACGCAGTATCTTCTGGGAGCTAAGCAATGCGTATTCAGAATCACCCAATCAATCTGAACCTCGACACCTTGATGGACGAGGAGCTGCCGTGGACCCAGGCGTTCTATCGCGAGGCAAACAGCAACGAACTCAAACAGGACGTGCGCGAATACTTCCAGTACGCCACGGAGCACGCGCACAACATGCCGTTCTACGTCCTCCAGCAGTCGGCCTGCGCCAAAATCGAAACCATCTTCGAGCGCACCTACGCCTGTCTCCACGATGCAGTGGGTATGCTGTTCAAAGAGAACCGTGCGGTGATCGAGCGCTACATGGGCAGCGAACTTCTGGCCAAGCATCCTGAGTTCCTGGACTATGCGCGCTGGACCTATACGTCGCGCAGTTCGCACAAGCAACCAATCTACGGGCGCTTCGACGCGGCATTCGATCCTGCGACCAACGAAGTCACTGGCATCTACGAATTCAACGGCGACACTCCGACCATGCTGTTTGAGTCGGTGAACCTCCAGACGCTGCTGTGTAAGCAAGTGACCGGCGACGAAGAATGCCAGCTCAACAGCCTGTGGCCGCTGATGGACGAACTGTTCGGGCATCTTGGGCAAATCCCAGGGCACTCCGCAGTCGTCTTCCATCAAGACTCGTTCGAGGACATGGCGACGTGCGAAACCATCGCGCAGATCATGAGCCAGATCAACCCGAACGTGTTCTTCGTGGACATTAACGAGCTGGACTTCGATCACTCGGAACCGTCCAAGCCATTCGTCTTCGGCGACTATCGCCTGGACGCTGTATTCATCCTGCACCCGTGGGAAGAAATGGTCGAAGCTGCGCCGAGCGTATTCTCCAATTGGGGCAAGTGGTGCCAGAACGTCACCTTCTTCGAGCCTGCATGGCGCTGGTTCGCATCGAACAAAGGCATCTGGGCGTACATCACCGAGGTCATGAAGTTTGGCGGCCTGTCGCAGTACGCAGACCTGCCACTGCTCAAGACCTACATGGAGCCGTCGCCGTTCATCAACACGAACGCGCCGTATGTCTCGAAGCCCAATATGGGTCGCATGTCGGCTAACGTCACGATCCACACGCAAACCGGTGAAGCGTACACGTCGGAAGGTCCGTACGACGGCACTACCCGTGTCTACCAAGAGTTCTGCCCAGCGCATCAACTCAATGGACGCAACGACTTCATCATCGGTATGTTTGTCGTGCCTGACGAAGGCGGCGCCACTTGCACCGCAGCAACGCTGTGCATACGCGAGTTCAACGGCAAGGTGGTTGGCTGGCACAACGAACGCTGGATTCCCCACTATCTGGAGTAAGCGATGACCCGTATCTCATTGGCAAGCCTGCAACTCACTGGGCTCAACAAGCGCGAGTCTACCGATCTGGTGGCGGTGTTCAACCACGCGGACAACGACGTGTTCCAGACGTATGCCGCCTACAACTTCGTCAACACCGTAGACATTCGCGTGGCGATGAAGATGCGCTTCGATGCGTACATGACCAACAAGGCTGCGGAGCTCTGGAAGTCCGTAGAGGTCATCTGCGACGAACGCAACAACACGCCTGACAAGGTGGAAGAGAATCGGCTGGCAATCGACGTGCTTATCACGTGGCGCAATGGGCAGCACGCGCAACTGCACTACACCTACCACAAGTCGGAGTATGAGGACTTCGTGAAGAACTTCTCCACGAACATGCTCAACGACCTGGATGCGATTCACGCACGGGAGGGTGAATGAGTAACCTTCCCGCAGTTCGATCTGCCGTAGCCGAGCGTGCCAAGCCTCTTGCTGACCTGATCAAGGAGCTGCAGGAAGCGTCGAACGATCCGAAGCTGGAGGGTGAAATTCTCACCCACCTCGACTTCTTCATTCTCAACGTGCGTGCAGGTTGGCAGGGTCGACTCGGGATCACGGACGTCGTTAAACAAAACGACACCCTGTACTTCGGCAACGGTAAGCAGTACATTCCGCCACCAAAACGCGATCTAGACATTGCAATGGATAGTGGGTACTCGGAGCAACTGGCTCTCGACATACGCGGCTTCTTTGAAGGTGCGATGCGTGCGATGGACCAGTGGCCGTTCCGTGGCTGGTGGCCAAACACCATCAACTTCAACCATCACTCGCTTGATGGTTACGGTTGCGAAACCACTTGGACGTTCCCGCTCTTGGATTGCTCGCCCGCGTTTGATCGCCAGATGGGTCTGCTGTCGCTGATGATTAACGTCAGCCAAGATATGCAGGACCGCGTGGACGCACTGCTCGCACGCACGAAGGGCATGGAGCTCAGCGGGTTCGAGGCGAAGCTCCGTGAGGTGTGTCAGCACTTGAGCGAATTCTACTGGCACGTGCTCACCAACCCGTTCAGTCCGTGGCGCAACGATCCATTCGCGCAGCCGTATCGTTCGAGCACACAGCAAGAGAATGGCTTGCCACTACATCCAAGGGAGTTGGGCTATGAGGGGTAAAGTGACGGAAGTGAAGTATCCGTGCGTTATCAGCAACGGCATCCAGTGCAAGTGTGGCGGCTTGCTCTGGTCAGTCAACCGACTTGAGGACGAGTACGATCACGGCTGCGCAGAACTCGATGGGCCGTGTCCGAAGTGTAAAACAGAATACAAGAAGCCGCACTCTGTTATCCTTGCTGGCGGCGAGTGGCGTGACGACAAGCAAAAGGTTGAGTACCCAGAGCCGTCACCGCCTGCCGATCTTCGCAATGGTGTCCAAGTCAAAATGGCCCCACTGGAGGCATAATGCTTATCAACAACAACACGGGCGTCGCACTGACTTCCCGAGACCTGCAAGACTTCCACCCAGCCGAATTGCGCTATGTGTACGTGCTGGACGGTAGCAACTCTACGCGCAACAAGCTGGTGGAGCTGCGCAATCTGCCGTTCGACCTGCCTGAGATTCAGCGTCGCCAAATCCCGCACCCGCTGGATGCCCGCTACGGTGAAGTACCAGCAGACATTCTCGCGTTCGCTGCGACGGTTGAAGTGCCTGAGTTGGTTGACTTGAGCTGGATCGTGCTCGACACGGACAGCAATCGCGTCATCAAGGCGCCGGAGTTCAGTGCCGACTATGACACAGTGGTTGTCCAGCTGTACAACTTCGGCGTCGAGCGTCTGCCGATGACCGTAACCAACCTGATGAAGTTTATCGGCAACATCCGCAAGCGCTATCACAGTGCGCGGGAAGAGCTGATGAACACCTACGGGTTGGAAGTTGATCCGCTGACTACCAAGTTCAAGCAGGACAATGTTATCGCCATGTCGCTGGTGATCGAAGAAGACCTGCAGAAGCTCACGTGGGTCGAGAATCACCTCAAGCGTCTCAACAACAAGAACCCGAAGATCGCTTCGGCTGACGCGGTAGAGCGGGTACGGAAAGCCTACAAATGAGCAAAGCCAACTCACGGTTCAAAGACCGAATAGTCCTGTTTGCTGTGAGCCACACGTTCAAGCGGGTGTACATTCTGCGCAACGTCCCACGAAAGATTGCCCGACGTATGACGGACAATGCAGGCAACTCGGGGAAGATTTTGCTATGCCTGTACAACCAATGGTTGGATGCTGAGGAGCGCCGTGACGTTCAGTGCGTGCGCTTTGCCAATCTGCTGTCGAAAGACTTCTACCGCGCAATGTATCGCTACGTTGACCACGGCATTGAGCTAGAGTCGACCGACGAAGGCTTGGATAACTACCAAGTCGTTGGCGATTCGCGCGGTGTGTTGCAATACAAACGTGCGACCGGATGCTTCCTAGATTACATCAACGGTTGGAAGAACGGTCACGTCGAAAGGATTTGAGGCATGAATTTTAAGCGAACCGTCTACATTCTCGGAGCGATGCACTACGGCTTGGATACGCCGCAGCAAATTGCAGATCACTCCGGGCTGGAGCTTGTAGCAATCGACAGGTCCATTCGAGACCATGCGAAGAAGTTTGGCATTACCTTCGAAAAAGATTCCGGTACCAAGCTGCGCGCGACGTACCGTTACAGCGTGACCGACTGGGGTGCACTGAATCCTGACTGGGTACGCGACAACATGGACCGCATCGCGGTTGAACTTGACCTGCCGAATATGGGTGAACGGAAATGGAAATTCAATTAAGCGCCAACACGTGGATCGACAATGACGTACTCAACCTGAGCGATCATCAAGTGGTAGAGCTCCAGCGTATCGCGAGCCTGCCTGGGTTCAGTGGCTTGCTGGAACCCAACCTGAATCAGCGTCGTTCGCGTGGTCCTGTTGTCGTCACGTACCTCAACGGCAGCCGTCGTGTGCAGATGCTACTCGGCGTGTACCGCACAATGCCGTGGCCACAAGATCAGCAGTTCACGCAACTGCACCAACGTGACGTGGCGATCAGCGCGCAGAAGCTGGTTATCCTGAAGGCGCTCAAGTCTCCTTTCAATCAGGAGCTGGGCAACTCGCTGGAAGAAAGTACGGCGCGTGTACAGCGTGCGCTCCAGCAGGTCAACGCTATGGAGACGATCAGCCCACTGAACGCACTGGAGGTGGCTGCGGTGTTTATTCATCATGCCAACTTGAAGCTGGCGTTTAAGGTGGTCGAGGACATTGACGAACAAACAGGGGCGCGCCGACATGGATAAGATTGCTGGCGATACCGAGTTTGAACAGCACGCCCGTGACGTTCGCCAAGTTGAGTTCCTTGCGTACCAAGCAGCGCTGCTCTCCTACGAGGGTAACCTGCGCGAGACGCCTGCCGACACGTATCACCCGCTGCCGCCGCTTCCTCCCAAAGGCTTGCAGGATGCGCTGTTCACCATCAAGCAGTCTCAGGAGTACATCAGCAAGCAGTGGCGTGGTGGAAATGAAATCAACGGCGTTCCCACTCGACGTGATCTGTACCTTGAACTCTGGACGATGCTCGAACGTCACAAAGAACTGTTGGCGCGGGTTTGTGGTGTGAAGATGCCGCGCGTAGATGACGTGCATGGCTTCCTGCACACGCAGCGCAACCTAGACAGCAGCGAGTTGATCGCAGAACGTCTGGCCGAGTTTGGCAATCACCACTACCTGCACAAAGGTGACCTGTATGGTGATCTGCGCAGAGCCATCGAGGCAATCGACCCAGCCGCTCGCGTCACCATTCACGGCAAGACGCGAACCATGTGGGTGCAGACTGAGTACATCCTGCTAGCGATCGGGTACATCGGCGGTGGTTATGTGCTGGCTGCGGGCGCTGACATGGAGCTACCAGAGGGTGTGCAGCGCTTGAGCTACAAGACCTTGATCACGGAGTTTGCTGTCCGTGCTGAGGAGTGGAAGAACCGTGACGAAGATACGCCGCTGGATCGACTCCTGCGACGTGAATGACCAAAGGGCGTGTGAGGCTTCGGCTTCCGCGCCCTTTTTCGTTTGGCACTAATTTATACCCATAATTCCATCAACCGGAGCTTTGGGTAATGATCGCAGAAGCGCTGACACAAGAAGACCGCAACATTCTGAGCAAGATGCTGGAAGACATTAAAGCCATCAGCGTGGTCAAGGAGCCAGGGAAGTATTTCGCATTCCTGAAGACAGCCATCAAGGTAGCACAGCGTCGTGGTGCCAGTAGCTACGCGGATCGTTTCACCGACATGCTGCTGGGTGCGCAGCTCCAGTATCGGGCATACGAAAAGCGCCGTGACCAATATAACCAGATGAACAAATCAAAGGTGGCATGATGGAGAAGACGACCTACACGTCGATCACTAAGGATGACCTGAACATCCTGGAAGCCCAGATGGTCGAACTGTTTGGCTGCACTAAGCTCTGGCGTGGTGATGACGGCAAGCTGTTTGCAGAGGGTGGCGGGGACACGTGGTCGGGTGGGGAGTCGGACTTCAACTACGGGCTGCGCATTGCGAACAACCTGGGCTTTCGCCAGTATCAAGGGTCGAAGAACAACTGGGAGGCGCGAGTGGGCTTCGTACAGAAGTTTACCACTGGTACGGTGTGGGCTGATTTCAAAGAGACAAAGGGTTGCAAGGAAATGGGATACCACACGTATCTGCGGATTTTCAGCAACTAAAGGAAAAGGGAGCCTAGGCTCCCTTTTTCAGGTCTACGGATTAGCGCAGACGTTGGATGCGGTCTTGGTAGACCTTGATCTTGTGCCGAAGTTCCATGTTCTCGCGGGCATATTCCCACGCATGTTTCTCGCCAGCTTTCGACGCACGGGCCTTACCCTTCTCGCCAGTCTGGTCAGCAATGATCTTCTTGTTGTGCGCGATCTTCTTCTCCAGCTGCGCAACCATCGACTCTAGCTTGTGGATACGATCATCCGCAGCCTTGTCTCGGGTCTTCTTGTCAGTAGCTTTGCGCTTCTGTTTGGCGTAGATGGAGTTTGGATGGTCCTTGACGTACTTGTCCTGCTTGCTCTTGGTGAGCTTCGCAAACCAGTTGCCAATGTTGAGCGCCTCAGCGCGATTACGGGCCCGTCTCTTTGGACGAGTCTTGGAGCGGCGCATCGTGGCAGCCATGTTAACCTCGCTTGATCTTCGCTAACCTCTCAGGGAGTAGTTGTTTCACCCTGATCTTTTCTTCGTCGCTGTAGCCATTCCAGTCGCGCACTTCCGCGAGAGTTCGGCCACACCCTCTGCAATCCTCGTCACTCACACAATGGCTGCAACGGCCAACGCACGGACTTCCTGTGGGTGTATCACGATTTCCCATGATGCTCATGTTGCAACGATTCCCCATGCCATGATCAGGACTCTGATCGAAGCAGCAAGGCGAATGGACGTCCACGAACCTCCGAGCGCAATGGTACCAGTAGCGCCTCGCAGCGCATACCCTGAGCCACTGTTCATATTGAAACTGGAGTTCATGGTCGCCCATATCCTGTCGTAGACGTTTGCTTGTGCCGCAGCAACTGCGGTCACGCTGACGTGCATCGGTGCAGACGCAAACTTGGCAGCAGACCAGTCAACGGTGAAGTTGCCGTTGGTATCTGTCACCGCCTCGCCCATCCAGACTCGCAGCGAGCCTGATTTCAATGCACCGTCCTTCGTGTACACGGAGATACCAGGTAGAATCTCCTTGTTCGTAGGTACGATCACCTTGCCGTTGATCTTCATGCGTCACTCCTTGATCGGTTGTCCCTCGGCGAGTGTGTTGCTGATGAAGCGGCCGATGACCCGACTCACTACACCGACGACGTTATCCAGTGTGGTGTGTTTGAAGTGCTGCGCTTCGTGATTGCCGTGCATGTAGTCCCAATGGACAGTCACTTTCTCGGCAGTAGGGTGTTGGCCCCAGTCCTCGATGCGCAGACGCAAGGTGCGGTCATCACCCTGCTTGACGATCACGTTGACGGTGTTGTCGTCTGCGACGTCCACTTCACCAGCGTTGTCCACGATCACGGGCAGCGCACGCACGAACTGGGCGATGTTGTCCATGTTGCTGTTGGCTGCAAGGCCGAGCATACGCTCTTCCTTGAGAGCTTTCAGCATTGGACGAATCAACTTCGGTACGGTCTTCATGGCATCTTTGTACGAGAACCACTTGCGCTTGCGCAGATGCTTCTCAGGCCAGTCTTCTGTATCGCGAGTGTACAGCATACCGTACATCGTGACCTTCTGGTCCTTGCCCTGCTTCTTGTACTCGTACTTGCCAAGCGTGCTCAGGATGCGACCTGTAACACCCGCCTCTTCGTAGGTCTCCTTGAGCGCCGATTGCTGTGGCGTCAAGTCAGGCTCTACGCCACCCTTGGGGAATACCCAGTTCTTACCGTCGCTCGACTTGACCAGCAAGATTTCGTAGTCGAACTTGCGGTTGTAGCGGAAGACGACGCAACCACTCTGTTTACGCACAGCCATTTTCAGGCTCCTTCCAGGCTACTCGCGGAGCTTCACGCGACTCGCGGCGCTCTCGCAACTTGGTGAACAGATCCTCGAACATGCGGCGCACAGCAGCGAACGGGTCATTGTCACTGGCTTCGGCAGTCAGTGGCTCTGGCGCTCCTGCATTAGGCTCAGCGACAGGCGCTTCGACTGGGCACAGTTGTTCTTTCGGGTCGTGCCAGACACCTTCAGGATCGAGAATCCAGTTGTCTGGAATCACGATGCCACGATCGAGGTCTTCCAGTCGGCGATTGGCAACGCGAATCTGGTCGAGCGCCTTGTTGCGGCAGATACGCAGGGTGCGTTCCCACTCAGCGACGATATCCTCGTAGGTACTGACGAAAGTGCTGTCAATGTCCTTGACGGTGATGGCGTCGTAGAAGTATTTGCCAGTGATGTTCCCGTCGGTGTCCGACTCGGCGCACTGCAAGGCTAGATCGTAGGTGACCTTGGAGCCGCTGAACTGCACCTTGTCGATGCGACCCTTGAGCGCCATTGCGTCTGCTACTTCAGGACGCAGGTTCCACATATCGGGATAGAAGTAGACGATGGTGCCAATCGCGTAACGGCTCGGCAGTGCCGAAGCAATGGAGATAATCATGGGATCACCCTTGAGCAGGTACCAGGAAGTCTTCACGGCCGTCGCCGTAAGTCACGTAGAAGCCTTTGCGATTCAGCGGATGCTTGGAGATATACTCGGCATCCACGTCAACGAAGATTTCTTCGTCGTAGGCGCAGAAGATGCGATGACCTTCGATCTTGCCTACTGGGAAGATTTCCAGAATCTCGTCCTCGTGAGGCTCGGCTGCCTCGGTCTGGTCGAGGTAGGCGTTGGAAACAGTGACGCTGATCAGGTCAACCTGCTCGCCTTCTTGAACAGATTCCACATCGAGGTGTACTTCGATACCTTGGCGGGTAACGATCACGCTCTCACCACTTGGAGCGAGTGCAGCGTCCATGAACAGGTCGCGGACCTGCTGCATGTCTTCGATGGTTGGTTGCCAGTCTTCGTTACCTTCGACTGTTACGTGAAACACATCGCGTTTTTGCTGAGTCATGGTAATTCCTTGATTGAAGTTATGCAGCTTGAATGTCTGCTGTCTTTGTATTCGGGAACGCTCGACCAGTACCCCAAATCAAGCGGCAAGCGCCATTTTGTGCAGCAGTTCCAGGCCCAGAGGAGCCGGCGCCATAGTAAGGGCCTGGGGACGAACCTGGGACACCGTGATCAGACCTATTAAGCGGTACTCCATTTTCAGCCTTACCTTGCAATCCAACACCGCCACCTATGTAACTACTACCTCCGGACCCTGGCATTGACACACCAGTACCGCCACCGCTATCGACGTCTGGAGCACCACCTATATTCCATGAGTAATAACCAGAAGTACCGGAACCGCCGTTACCTCCTTTACCGCCGTTACCTGTGTAGCCTGCTGCTCCGCCGCCTCCGCCACTTGACGCATCATTCGGACCAGACCAAGAACCACCAAATCCACCATTACCACCGTTGCCACCACCTTTGTTTGTCAACGACACATGATGGGTGTAAGTACCTCCAAGGCCTCCAGGCCCACTGCCATTTGAAAACGACCCTGCGCGTCCATGGCGACCAGATGTTGCAGCCATAAGCACGACACCTTTGCGGGATACGCTAGTCACCACGGTGCTAACAGCATTGTATATGGCCGTAACTTGCGAGGCTTGACCGACCACGATATCAAGAACTTCGCCGGGTGTTACTGGAATTTCGTTGGCCCAGCATAAGGCACCACCGCCACCGCCACCACCCATGCGGCGACCATTTTCTCCGCTGCCTGCTCTACCGCCAGGGCCTACGCACACGGCACTAAGCATAGTGACCCCGTCGGGTACAACGAACTGTCGAGATTCGAGAATCGTGATCTGGCCAATTGGTTGTCTTGGGACCAAGCTGGGGGATTGTCTAGGAATTAGAGTCAGCATTGTACTTCCTGTGGGTGCCTTTAACACCCGTGCGTCGCATCTGCGAGGTGATCGCCGTAAGGAAGGCACCGTTCCAGACAGCTTTAGATCATGTTGCGTCAGTTTTCGATTACACGTTTGGTACTAGGCAGCTTCTGTAATGTCCGCTGTTCTGGTTTTAGGGAAGGCGCGACCTTTACCCCAGATGAATCGCACAGCGCCACCTTGAGCTTCCGCACCTCCAAAGAATGGACCCGGTGGGGAACCGTTAGCTTGCGCAGAGTATCCGGTGAAGCTGCCTTGACCGTTTGTTCCTTGGCCTTGCAAACCTACGCCTCCGCTGGCACTACCCTTGTTGGAGCCGCCGCCTCCACCTGCACCGACACCACCGCCGACCGAGCCATTAGCAAAGCCACCGTCACCCGCATATCCACCAGCGCCACCAGCTGAGGGTGGAGCGCTACCTGACGTCATACCGTTAGAGCCCGCGGCACCCTTACCACCACCCCACGTACCTGCAGGCAAAGTAGATGTGAACGTACCGCCAGCACCACCCGTTCGCTGGGGAGTGCCGCCATTGGCTGAGTTCCCATTGCCGCCATTCTTACCTGCACCAGCGCGCAGTATGACGGTGCCGTTGACTGCGATGGTCGTATCTGTCTGACTTCCAAGGGTACCAATCTTTACTTCGATGGTATCACCAGGGTTAACAGGTAAGGAGTTTGCCCAACATAGTGCACCGCCTCCACCAGCACCTGCGAAGTAGGTTACGCTGGGAAAACCAAAGACATAGTTGGCACCACGAGTACCACCTGATCCCACCGCTACGACGCAAAGATTCTCAGCTCCGTCTGGAACAGTGAAGGTTTGCGAAGAGGTCAGCGTCTGCTGTCCAACAACCGTCGATGGCATGCTTGACTTGACTGGGATTAGCGTGAGCATCCGTTCCTCACTTTTCGATTACACGTTTACGGTTGGAGAGCGTGCAGGAAACGCTGATCCAATGTTCCTTGTGCTGCAGGACGTCGAAGTCCTTGAGCGATTTGATGAACGCGAAGATGGCGTCGTTATCACCACGCAGGCATACAGCTTGCGCGGTGTAGTGCTGCTTCATCGCCAGATACTCTTGCCACTGCTGTTCGCGGATGGGCTTCTTGTTCTCGATACACCACATGGCGAACGCTTTGCGGCTGTACTCGCGCTCCAGGTTCTCGCAGCGATACCACGACGTGATGTACTGCGGCCCAAGCTCAGCCCACAAAGGCTCAAGCACTTTCTCGGCAAGCAAGGCCGCGTTGTCTGCGTAGTCCTGATTGGGTACGATGTTGTCGATGCCAAGGCGGAATGCCGTTTCGTCGAACTGGACGTCGTACATGGTGAAGCTCTTGCTGATCTGAATACGGTTGTCCATTACATCACCAGGAAAATGCCCATGAATATGATGACTGCCTTGTGGATCAGCAGCTCGGTTGTGAGTTCGCGGTACTGCTGGCGTCGCTGGTTCTCGGTGTCAGCGTAGCGCTCTGCGTAGTAGTTACCACGTTCCTCTTCCAGCTTGAGATTCTCCAGCATCAGGTTGCGCTGGGTCACCAAGCCGTTGTGCGCTGTGAGCAGTAACTGCAACGCTTCGGTGTTCTGCTTGGCTGCTTGCCGATAGGCATTCAGTTGGTTCATCCCAGCAGTGTCCAGAGTGGCGAAGCGCTCCTCGCCAATCGTCTGAATCTTGATCTGGGGCACCGCAGGTAGATCGACAGCTTTGGCGTTGAGACTGTCCACTGGAGCCAACGCGCTGTAGCGATCACTCTTGTCTGGCTGCACTTGGGTCATGCTGCACCCAGTGAGTACGCTCAAGGCGAGCACTGCCAATACCATTTTCATGTTCGTTACCTGTGCGAAAACCCGCAGCACGGTCAGCACTGCGGGTCCTGGTTATGCGCTTTTGGGCGCGTCGGGTAGTTGCTGGACGATTTCCTGCATCTTCGCCTCTTGCACTTGGATCGCAGCCTCTTGGCGAGCGATCACGTCAGCGGCAGCACCGGTCACAGGTACCTTGTTGAGCAAGTTGTCGCACGCAAAGCCAATGGCCATGTACGTCAGCTTGGACGACTCAGGGTCTGTGATGATGGTGAACGCAAACGCTGCAATCGTACCGATGATGGCAGTCTGCGAGCGCACTGGGTTTGTGGTCCAGTAAGCCAGCAGCCCGATATCGAGTTCACGACAGCGCTTTGCCCAGTTAATGAGAACGCCAATGACAACGCACAGGAAGTACGTCAGTGCCACGGCGGGTTCGACACCAAGTAGCCCTTTGACTGCCTCGGTTATCATGTTGTACGCTCCTACTTATCCTCGTTCCAGTTGCGCACAGCATCGTCCAAACTCTTGTCGGGAGTGACGGGCTTTGGAGCCAGGGTCTGTTCGATCTGCGTGTGTTGGTCCTTTATCACGACCTGCTGTTGCTCCAGGTCTTTGACGTTTTCATCCGCCTTGGTCATATCTGGTGGAGGTGGAGCAGTCACAGTTGAGCTACTACCACCCTTGGGAAAGGCGCGCACAACAACCGCTACTGCCACCCCGAGCAGCAAAGCTCCCAACCACTTGAGCCACTTCACGGAAGAAGTCAACGCACCTTTAACGTCCATAGCTATTCACCTTCTCGATAGTGCTGGTGAGACGCACGCTTGAGCACCCGATGGAGCCGGCGAGCCAGATCACCTTGGATTGCCCGAGATTGATCTTCAAACTCAGGTTCACGATCAGCTTCCTTCTTGCGCTTACCCTTGGGCAGTTGCTTCTGGAGCCGGGCTTTTACTGGTGGTAGAATATCGAAACTCACGTTCATGGCATACGTCCGAAAGGATAGTCCATAGCCAAGCATCTGACTATGGACTAAATTATTCAGCCTAGTTTGGACCGACCCTTTTGGGCAATGCGGAAATTGCGGAGTGAAATGTCGCTACTCCACACGACCTGACCACTACTCCCACCAAGACGACGGTTGAAGTACATGACAGAAGGGGTGTCCAGCTGAATGTCGATCGGGAACGCGAACTCGCCGATCATCACACCGTCAACCCAGCATTGCATCATACCGTTGTCACGGGTAATCTGCATTTTGTACCACTTGTTCATCTGCACTGGGAAGTCGTACAGGCGATAGAAAGTCGCGTTGCCTCCGTGGTCGGTTGACAAATAGAAGTAACCGTTCGTGGTGTTGTACTGCACTTCCCAGTTTACCAACTTGCCAGGAGCAGCCCAAGTACCCCAATATACCAAGGTAATCATGGACGTGCCCGCTTGAGACGCAGCCGTAGCGCAGTTGAATTCAATATCAACCGTGAAATCTGTGGTGCCGAACACCATAGAACTTGACGGTTGAATTGACAAATACGAACCTGCAGGTAAGCGGACGAAGCCGTCGTTGTAGACAGGAGAGCCGTACGCCGACACGAAGGTCTCCAACTTACCATTTGTTACCAGAGGAATCACGTCAGGAGTGATGAACTCCAAGACAGGACGCCAAAGTTGGCTGGCTACAGCGCCAGTGTTCGACGAGATACCAGCGATAGCGTTGTTGGTACCACGACATACACGCGATGTGGTTGTTGTTGACAGGTACTCTTGGCACCATGACCCAGGCACATCCAAACCCAGCTCTTCATTGGTGAAGGCAGCCCAACGAGTAGCTGCTGAGGCGCTCACACTCACGCGATTCATCAGCAACGTCCACTCAGATACAGACGCACCCGCAGCACCGTTGCCAGTGTAAGGGTTCTGACTTGCACCTGTGGGGAGGCGAACGCGGAAGTGCCCACCAGCAGTCGTGATGCGAGTAGTCTGCTGCACAGGGCTGGATGAAGGCAGCGGCTGTACGCCAGTACCCGTCTCCAGACCATAGACAGCACCTGCTTGGTAGAGCGCCTGCCACGAGATACCGGTGCGCAATGGCTTCTTCGGAATAAACAGGATCTTTCCGTCGAGAGCAAACTTCAACCATGTAGTGTCAGCATTGACGGGCGTACCTTCGGTGAGTCCGAGATACGTCGCAAGATCAACACCTTGCATGACCTCACTCATTGGCACTTCACCAAAGTAACCCTGGTTGAAGTTACCGGCGATTGGCTTCTGTGGACCTGGGCCGTTGTATGGCGTGCGCACGCGCGGCAGTGCTACACGCGGACGCCCGATGTTACCGTTGTAAAGCGCTTTCGCTGCGATGCGAATGTTGGTGACGTGCAGGGCGTCCGAGTTTGCCGGAAAGCTGTCCCAGTTGTCGCGCAGGCCCCGAACTGTCGAGTTGTTGATTATGGGCAGAGGAGCGTTCATCTGCCCAACAAGGTCACCGTCGAAGTACATGGAGACGATGTTACCGACCTTCTCTACTACGACATGGACGTCCGCACCGTACTTCGGAAGAAGCCTGTTTGCGTTGAACGCATACGTCGAAGTGCCAGAGTAAACATAGGCAAACTGGAGCTGCAACGCACCAGTGAAGAACAAGCACCACGAGTTACCGGCTTGCCCACCGTACGCCCACTGTGTGATAACGCCACACTGCCCGTTACCCATAGCTTGAGTGATGCGGAACTTGCACTCAATGGTAAAATCACCTGCACCAAAGTACGCCAATGGGGCCTCGAAGCGAGACGACGAAGGCTGCTGCGTGATGATGCGATTCCACTGCATCGCAGCGGTACCGGAGAGCGTGAAAGGCTCGCGGGTGATTTCGTTGATAAACTCGTTACGACGGAAGCTGGCCTGAAAAACAATGCCGCGCTGCTCTTCCTCAGTGTAAGTCTCATACACCAGAGCAGGCAGTTCTGTAGGTGGAGTGAATGGTCCGTTGTACGCGGACTTGCCACGCATCATACGGATGTTCCAGCGCTTACCGATGGCCCCGCGGCGAATGCTCATCATTTCGGTCGACAAGAAGCCTGCGGTACTGTGCGGACCTTGATACTTGATCTGACCGTTGACGTAGATAGTCAGCACACCGTTGACACGGCATGCAGCAATGTGCGCCTTGGGTTGCAGTAGCTCTGGAATGTTGGTGATGGTAGCGTCACCTGCACCACCACGATTACCTGTGGACGTCAGCAGGAAGTTGATGGCTTGTGCAGGCAGAACCGCGAAGTACATGGAGATATTGCCTTCACCGCCAGCACCGAGCATGTCCAAAGACAAGATGGTACCACCATACTGGCTGACCGAGGTGAACGCTACCCAGCTTTCGATGCTGAAATCTTCGTTCGCCTTGATGTACGGTGGAGGCATACCGTTGAGGGCAGCATCTGTGGTGTTGGTCATCAACAAGGTGCTGTCGCTGGTATCAATCGACGCACCACTGCCCAGGGTTAGCAGCGTCTCACTACCTTCATCCAGAGGCAATCCTTCCTTGAACGTAAGTTGTGACCAGACGTACTGATTGTTCGGAGGTGGCCCACCCGTGTTCCTTTCGATCGGCCAAAGAGAGTAGCGAGGTATGAGAGACAGCATAGGTGGGTTCTCTTAGAGTCGAATAATGGTATCCGGTCAGATGACGTGGGGCTCGTCCTTGAGCCGTGGATTGTCCTTACACGAAGTCGAAGGACACCATGCGCCCTTCTTGCAGCGTACCCCAGAACGAAGCAGCTCCGCTCCAGTACACGGACGTGCCTGTACCCATTGAAGCCAGCGGGGTTGTGAAACCGCTGTATGGCTGACCACTTAGGTTACCGAACCGCGTACCGTTTATCTCCAGCGTCTCCGTCCACAGAGGGATATCCGGAGTTGGTGTGATGTTCGTCACCTCCCAGCCAATAATCATGTAGTTATTGCGGTCAATGAACAGGCCTTTGATGCGGCGCACGACTCCGCCAACCTGCCAGAGCTTCTGCGAGCAACTGCCCAACGAAATCCAGCCGACTTGAGACGTGTAGTCGCTGTTCTCCATGTAACCGTAGAGCGTACCGACACCACCTTGATGGAACCCGAGAGTGATGTGAGGCTTGGGCTTACGCACTCGTGGATACTGCGGGAACTTAGGCACGTTGCCTTTGTACTGCGACACCTTAGAGCAACGCAGATCACGCAAGACTCCAGCGTAGGAGCTAATGTCACCGCGCTGAATTGCTATAGGCGATTGTCCAAAGTTGCCAGCGTAGGTTGCAGTAGCACTCGGCACACCATCGACATACAGCGTGATGGTAGACCCGACGCGTTCAACAACCACGTAGTATTCCACACCAGCGACAGCCGTGATCGTTGACTCCAGCACGACCAGATCAGTCAGCGCAGCACCAGTCTTCGACAACACAGCGCCAATGTGACCGTTCATGATGCGGAAGTGCCACGAGTTGTCACTGCGCGAGTTCAGGAACTGACCGATGACGGAGCATGGATTGGCTGCAATGGTGTTGAACAACATGCGGCATTCAATCGTGAAGTCGGCTGCCATGAATGGCGGCGTAGTCTTCGAGAACTGGAATCCACCGCCGTTTGGAATCTGCAACTGGTTGTTGATTATCACTGCACTTCCCGAGACAGCAACATACGCCGAGGAGATTTGCTCGATCGGGTTGCTGCCGTTGAACTGCGCAACGACGTTTGCCTGATCGCTCTCGGAGTAGCGACGATCTGGGAACGCTGGGAAGCCGTTGAGCAGCACAGGCTTCCCGTTGTACATTGCCTTGTCAGCAATGCGAATGTCCCACATCTGTCCGGTACCAGCCCAGAAGTTACCTGCGGCCGACGAGTTGGAGATTGTACGAGGCATACTACCGCGAATCGGGTACGGGATATTGGCAGACGTGGAGTCTAGCAGCACGCCTGTGTACGCATCCAGCAGGTAGATCGTAATGACACCACTAACACGCTCAACGATGATCTTGTAAGACAGACCATTGGTTAGCGCCAGCTTCGAGATAACGTAGGTTGCGCTGGAGCCAGCCGCGTTCTGCGCGATGCCAAAGTATACCTTGCGGTCATTACCGATGCTGAATGCCCAACGGTTACGTTCGTCCGTTGCTGTACCGTAGTACCACTCAGCAATCAGGATGCCTCCGTTTGCATTTGTTGCCGTAACGAGCAGCGACGCTTCTAGCGTGAAGTCTCCAGCACCCCATGGGTCAATCTGCATCTGATAGCAGTTAGCAGTCGCCGACTGTGTGCCACCGAAGTAGATACGACCACGGCGCACGTAGCAGTTGGCGTAACCCAAGAAGGTCAGCGCACGTCCAGATGCAACGTTGTGATTGGAGTCTCGACGCATATCGAACTGGCAGCGGATAGCAGCCGCATCTTCATCCGAGTAGACAGTGCGAACGTGCTCCATAGGTGCCAAATCAGGCGTGAAGCTCTCGGTGTGTCGGCAGATGCCGCGGTCGATGTAGAAGTTGCGACGCCAGCCGTTGAAGCCGTTGCTGGAGCCAGTCATACCCAGGCTCAAGCCTTTGACTGCTGCCTGCTGCGCCTGACTTGCACCAGTGTCAATCGCGTTGATGGTCTGCTTGACACCGTTGTAGAAGATGTACAGAACACCGTTCTTGCGACCCAACTCAATGTGGAAGTCCACGTTGGCAGCCAGTGTCAGAACGCCTGATGGGATCACTGCAACTTGGGTCCCGTCTGCCTTATAGAACCGGAACAGGAAGTTCTGGAAATTGGTAGCCCAGTTGCAGTACCAAGTACCACGTCCACCTTGCGCATCACCCGAGAAGATGTGCAGGTCTTTACCCACGTTTGCCGCAAGCTGGGTCGCAGGCGTGAGCGTGATACCCACAGTGAAGTCTTCGGTGCCATCGAACAACACCATGTCGTCTTCGTACAGACCTTGGCCGTCGGACGTTGTACGCATACGCTGATTGGCAAGCGTAGGCATTGTGTTCCACGACGTCATGAATTTCTCGGTCACGTCGTCGATGTGCTCATTGTCCTTGAACGACACAAGACGCCAGCGGTACGCATCGCCGATGGTGTTGATAACGCGCTCGCGGGTACTCACGGTGTTGAACGCTGATCCTGCCGTGTACGCAAGACCCCACGTGGTCCAGTCCGTCGAGGTGAAGATTTTGGTACCGCCAACGATGAACGAGTTCTTGTCGTAGGAGCTAATGTCCGAGAGCTTTTGCCCAGCACCGCCAAACATGGTGGTCGTGTTCGGCAGCGTTTGCCAGTTGTCACCATCGACACCGAAGAAGATCGTTGGGCCGCTGCCGGTATTACCTACAGCATAGAACGCATTGCTGTTGGCGTTGTAGCTCATACCGCCATCAACCATGTCTTCGTTGCTGCCGCCGTTACGTGTCTTCGTCCAGACGCCGTCTTTCTTGCGGTTGATCGACGCACCTTGTTGCAGCGAAGCTAGGGTAGTTGCACTGCCTGCGATGGCCGACTGGACAATGTAGGTCGAACCCGAGACAGCGTTCTCGTTGACAGCCACGTAGCCCGTACCGTTCCAGTTGAACACGGTGTAACCCGCACCCGATGCGCCACCGTTCTGGTAAATCTTGCCGTCAGCATCCCAGCGACGCGCACGCCGCTTGAAGTAGTTGGTGTGCATAGAGGAAGCGTTGATGCGCGTCCACGTAGCGCCGTTGTCCGTAGTGTAGATACACATACGGTTATTGGTGATGACTAGAAAACGACCAGCGTCATATACAATCGACGCTTGTGCCATTGGCACGTTAGTTATGATATCCGTAGAGACCGTGAGCTTAGTCCACGTCACGCCGTCGTCAGTAGACTTCAGGATCGTGGAACTTGCGCCGACAATCATCCAGACGCCACCACCATATGCTGCCATGTGCAGTTCAGTAGTGACACCAGACGCGGGTTCCGTCCATGTAACGCCGTCGGTAGTACGAGCGATCAGGCCATTAGCACCGACTGCGATTGTAGTGAATCCTTTCTGGGTCTTCAAAGGTCTGGCGATTGGCCAGAGTGAAAACTTAGGGATGAGTGAGAGCATAAGCACCTACTTGCATGGATTGGTGCGTTGTTGGGATTGACCATTACGCAGTGTTGAAATTACACCACCTGCTTGAACTTAGGGAAAGACCCATGTGGTAATACGGCACCGCACACAACCAAGAATGTGATCTTCAAGTAGTGCAGACTCCAAATCCGCAGTTCAAACGTTCTCCGGTCTAGTTACAAGACAGGGCGCGAAGCGTGGTACAAATATCGGCAGTGTGATTACCTACTATGCTTGGATTAATTCTATGGTGTAGGTCTCACCGTCAACGAAGTCAGCGAGTGTGTTCCACCAACTGTATATGGTATTACCTAGACCGACCTGCGCAGTAATTGTTGAATTAAGGTCGAAATAGAACCATTTACCATTTGCCTTGATCCCTTTGTACTTAGCACGAATATCCGCGTGCGCTCCTGTGATTTCTATGGAGAATCCGTTATACCCGTTGTTACCTGAGGCCTGTATCCAATCACAGCAAATCCGAACACCTTCACCTGTCGTGTTTTGAATCGTACCCGCGTTACCTGCAAGCCCATAACTGCCGTTTGTGTTGTCCACATAACCAGTTGAGCCCAAGTTAGCGTCACTGCCGACTTGCCTGCCTGCAGTAATGGTGAAGGCTTTTGCGATTTTCTCCTCAACCTTCCAGATGTTGGTCTTGGTAGTTGAGTTGGCAGTAAACAGGCTATGCGTGACAAAGTGCTGCGATCCCCAGCGGTAACCCGCTTGGAAAATACCAGAGAGCTTGTCGATGGTCTTCCAGTTCTTTACCGAGAGGTCATCAAGTAGCGCCTTGATTTTGGCTACATAGGCTGTTACCTGCGCTTGTGTCGCGTTAGGATCGTCAGGTTGCGGCGCGAGTGAGGCGATCATCAGGGTGTTGTTTTTCACGAGGAACAGATACTTGTCAACGTGGGCGATGGATTGGACTCCATATGGTCGCATGTCCAACAGGCCTGCAGTCTGACCCTGAGTGGGGCCTACATACAGCAGCATCTGCTGGTTTGTGCTCTGGAACCCATAGAACACGTTATACCCGAAATACACGTAACGGGCATTTGAGGTCACACCCATACTTGGACCCAGCCCACCGTACTGAATAAACGTTGGGAAGTTCCAGCAGACGAACACGTTGCTGCCAGATGCTGACCAGGATGTGGAGCCGACTAAGGCATTCTTGCTCTTACCCCAGTAGTACGGGTCGACTGCGGGCGGTGAAGCGGTAGACTTGACCGTCGCCGTGCCTGACATATCTTTGGAGTTCGGCCGTGCCTCATAAGCGTTCTGGCTAGATCGGATGATCTGGTAGACCAACTCATTTTTGAAGGCGGTTAGTGAGCCGTGTCCGTACGTACTACCTGCCATCTTGGTAGTGAAGGTCTTACCGTCTGTGGCTAGCTGGGAGATACTCGCAACGGATCGGCTCGATACCAACTTGTCCCCGACAGCGTAGAGTGACGGATAGGGAACACCAGTGTTGAAGTTTGTGGATTCAAATTGGAAGTTCGGGTCAATTCGCTCCACTGGTTGGTTAGGCGTATAGAACACATTGGGATCGTGGTGAAGCTGATAGTTCATACCAAGATCGCTGATCCTAGCCTTTGTGTACGTGCCGAGAAGTGATACGTCTTGCCCAAGTCGATCTTTGGGCCAGAGAGCAAAGCGAGGTACTAGGCTAAGCATGTTTTTGTCCCTAAATGAAAAAGGGTCGGCAGCCGTGAGACTACCAACCCTGGTATTACGCTGCGGCTGTGACGTAGCAGCAGGCTGGCTCACTTACTTGTCCATAAGCATTGACCATTCGGTAGCTGAACGAGTCATTGCCCGTGAAGCCATTACTGACATACGACATACGCCGACCATCGTTGCTCACACGCGCTACACCATTCTGTGGTTGCCCCAAAATCTGAGGCCAGAACGGTATGGACGTGACGAACGAGTTACCTTCTGCCTGTACCATGTTGCTGGTGACGTTGATCGTGGTGTCTTCAAACGGAAGGATTTCCGAGTAGACGCGCACAATGTAGTCCCCAGGTTCCCGTACAACCAGCTTCCCATCCTCGAAGTAATACTCAGGGAAGAATCCCTCTTCGCGGTTGAGCGTGATCCCGTCAAGCGTGAACACGTCGAACATATTGCGGTTGATCGGTACCATGACCAGATAGTCGGTGAACGACGTGTCCTGATAGCTGACACTGCGCGCCTTTACAAGCCCGCGCAGATTTGCCGTGATGGGTTTGGCGTAGCGGAATTGACTTTGAGTAATCATCAGCCACCTCTCACATAGCCGAAACGTTTCTTGAACTCAGGCTGCGTGACAGGGCACGACGCGGCGACAGCTACTGGCAAGGTGACGAAAATCCACTTGCCGTCGATCTGACGATACTCCACTTCCAGCTCAAGTCCCAACGTGGCGACGTAAGCCTCAGCCTGTGCTTGTGTTGCAAACACACCGCGCGATTCGTCGGCCATGGTGTAGCTATTACGCTTCGGCGTCTCGAACGACGGTGCGGCTTTGGCCACTTCCTTGATCGAAGACACGTTGCGCACGTAAGCCATGGGTTGCTCAGAACGAGTGAGCGCTTGACGCCGCTCATACGCAGTGTTTACACCATAGGCAACACGAGGCGGACGCATAACGAAGCTCAGCGACACCTCGATGCGCTTGTTGTTCGGACGCAGACCCTCGATGAAAGGCATCGGAGAGAACGCCTGACCAAGCGTGTGATGACGCTGGTAGATCGCATCAACAAAACTCACTGGGTAGCGGTAGAACTTGTCCACACCCATAGTGAATTGCCACGCACGGCTCACTTGAGGCTGTTCCCAAACAGTATCCAGATACATCGGAGCGTTCAGGTGATCCAGCTTGATCTCCATGTCGCGGTACATCGGAGCCTTGGCGGCATAGCGATAGTACGCAAGCGGGCGATACCGTGGAGTGCTCAGCGGAGTCTGCTTGTACGTCAATGGTGAATACTGCGGCGCGTTCAGGTGATTAAGCCTGAAGTTGTCCTTCACGTCGATCTGTACCAGCTTGACTGTAGCCACATCGCGGCTGAACTCAGACGGTGTGTATACCGTCTTGCCGAGGTAGGAGCGGTTGGCGTCCCAGGCACTGAACAGGATCAGCTTGTCCCAATGCGTGCGCTGGGCTTCGGCTTCTGCCTGCACCTTAAGCACTGTCTGGGAAGGTAGGCGATCCGCGGTCTGGAGTTGCGACTTGGCAAATTGCGACTTGGTAAGTACCGGTGACGGCACAGCGTTGAGCTTGATGATGCGAGTCTTGTCGCACACTGGCGAGTACCCATCAGCGCTCAGCACTGTAGGTTGCGTGCTTACATCAGGCTCGTCGGCAGTCCAGCTCTGCACCGAGTTGCTATCGTACCAATCACCGACAAGCGGCTCATTACTCACACGCTCTGGCGGCTCGTACACAACGGTCAAACCACGAGGCACATCGACCACGTTCTCTTCCCAGACCAATGCGCCGTTAAGCTGCATCATCAGGATTGTCCACGTCGCCACAGGCTTGTCGTACACGGTGTTGATGGTGTACGCAATACGCTGCGCCAAGAGGCTTACTGGAGTGGCGTGAACCACAACAATGTCACCGTTCTTGATCGTGCCTGTCTTACCGAAGTCACCCCCGTTGACGCTGAACTCGATGATGGATTCATCGGTGTCAATGTCCACGCTGAACCCGTCAGTCATACCTTCGACAGCGAAGAGGTCCTCGTATTGCACGCGCGGCAGAGCATCGTTCACTTGGTCAAGCGTGCTCAACGTTGGGAACAGCTTCGGCTCGGTGCGCAACTGGAACGTGGTTGCCCGACGGCCCATGAACGTGACCGCTTGCGCATCGTAGTACGACGCCCGTGCCGGTACGCTGATCTTTACCACGTCGTCTTTCTTCAGGTAACCCGAAGTCCACGGAAGACCGTTGACCGTGACCGTCGCGTTCGTGGTGCCAAGCTTGACAAACTCTGGGCGAACCCAGTTGACTGTCCACGTGTACTCATACGCGGCGTTGTACGGCACGTTCTCCACGATGGTCTGCACAGGGCTGACGTTCGCTTCCGCAGAGGTGACGTCCGCAGCATCCGAATACAGGTCGGTGACAACAACCTCGCCCATGTAAGCAGCACCAGCCGACCGCACAGTGGTAGCGACGTCGGTCGCATTACCAAGTGTTTGGTCATACTTGATGATGCCAGTGGTGTCGAGGAAGGACACGTAGATTTCACTGCGGTAGACCACTACGTCCAGAGGAACCTTGGAGTAGTAGACCGTCTTCTCCAGTGCCTTGGAGTTGCGGTTGATAAGCAGCAAACAACGGTTCGTTGCGTCAACCGCATAGACGTATACATCGTTCAGGTCCATGTCGAAGTACAAACCTGGGCGAGCCAGAATCTGCGTCACGGTGAACGAACCTGCAACCCGCGCAACTGTGGTGATACCCGAAGCCATGCCCAGATAGAGCAGGCCAGAGTTGTCGCACACAATCGAGGTCAATCCAGTGAACGTGCCAGTCTGGGTATACAGCAGCGCGCCCGCGTTGCTCCAGACTTCGATACGGTCAGCGAAGCCGATGACAATGTTGCCTTCCATGTCGCCAGTGGCAGCCAGAGGCGTACCAGTCAGCGTGTAGGACGAGTCAACGGCGAACAGGTTGGTGAGTTTGTACAGCTTGCCAGCAGTGACCACCCAAGGCACGGCAGCAACGTTGTCAGCTTCGCTCCAGATAGGAGAAAAGGTGATCGCGACAGGTGTTTCCGCAAAGGTGAGTTTCTTCACCTCGTCGGCAGTGTTGAAGAACCAGATTTCCTTCTTGGCGTAGTCGATGGATGCGACTGCATCGGCAACGGTGAAGGTTCCGGTGGCTGCGTAGGACAGTTGCTTGCTCGACCCTGGCTTGTACAGCTTGCCATAGGTAGAGCCGGTGATCGCCTTGTACGCCTGGGTAGTGACGTAACGCAGAGTCTTTGGCAGGTCAACGAACCAGAGGTAAGTCTTCCCGGCGAGAACCACGCTAATCTCGGCGTATGCAGTCACGGTAGTCGTGAGACGTGCCGTGTCACCTTTCGTAACCTGAATGTCCGTATTCGCAGCGTAGTCTTGGCCCTTGTACGTGACCACGCAACCCGCTTTCAGAACACCAGTGGCGTCTAGGGTTACGTCTACGTAGGTTGAGCCAGAAGCCAAGCTAACTGGAATAAACATGGGCGGCTCCGTGGAAACGAAAAAGGGAGCTAAAGATAGTCTTTAGCCCCCAGTGAATGCCGAATTAGACGGCTTCAGGTACACCGCCACCCGACACGAGGAGCAGCAGACGCATGCCGGCGTTGTTCGGCTTGTTGGCCTTCATCGCGCGGTAGATACGATCCGAAGTCTCACCGTAGACGCGAACCGGGATTTCCGATTCTTCGCCGATCACGTCAGCCGAGGTGTACGCGAACAGGTCGAGTTCCTCGGTGTAAGCGTAACGGTCGGTGTTCAGACGGTTCGGGAAGGTCACCAGGTACTTGTTACCCTTGGCGATTGCAACCTGATCCTGACTGTTCAGGATCGCCGCGCTGTTCACCGAGTCGGCGTCAGCCGGCTTGCTGATGGATGGACGGAAGACGTCCTTCTCGTTGACAACGAACTTCATCGGGCCCGAGGTATCGCACTCGTAGACCACGAAGATCGGCGAGTTGTCGGTGATCAGGGCGACACCGGTGTCCTTGTTCACAGGAACTTGGACGTTGAAGAAGCTGTAACGCGGGTTGGCGTCGGAAGCATCTTCCCAGACGAACAGGGTGATACCGCGTGGGGTGGCTACCAGCAGGTAGGACAGGGTAGTACCCAGGTCGTAGCCGCTGTTCTGCACGTCACGGTTGATGAAGGTGTCGCCGATCACAGGCTGCGGTTTGGTCCAGGAAGTACCCAGCTGACCCATGACACGAGTACCATTGATATCTACGCCCGAACCTGGGAACGAGGTGACGGCACCCGCAGTGGTGATCTGCTGTGGGTTGGCAATTGCCATCTTGATCTTGCCCGCACCAGCAGTAGCGCCCGACAGGTCGAGCAGCAGACGCCATGGTTGGGTTTCGTTCAGTGGGTTGACGCCCGCCGAAGAGTCGAAGACGAACTTGCCTGCACCACTGGTGACAGAGAAGTTCTGGCCCGAAGCCGGCAGAACCTGAGTCAGACCCGCGCTTTTCAGGTCGGCGAACAGTGCGGTCGCGAACTGATCGAGACCTTGCAGTTTGGACTTCTTGTAAATCTTACCAGCCATGTTGTTTCTCCGTTACACTGATAGGTAACCACACAAGGTGATCGAAATGTCCGCAATCGTGGAATCCACGAGGTCCGGAGCTGTGATGATGAGGATGTCGCCACGCTCAACCCGAATTGGGTCGGTCGTAGCAGGAACAAACTCAGCTTCTTCCACGAAGGCTTTAAAGCGGATAGTGCCTACGGGGATAAACTCCGATTTGCGCGTGATGCCGACGCTAAAGTCTTGCTGCGAACCAGAGGCTTGCAGCGCATACGCAATGGCACCAGCCAGCGATCCTTGCAGATAGAAAGTCCTGGAAGCGACCACATACAGCACTTTGGCAGAAGGGTCAGGCTTACCGAGTACAGTACCCGACAAGTCGTAGGACAACGCGCTGTGCGCAGGGTTGCGAAGATTCCAACCCTGATGGAACTCGTAGATTCCCGGGATGAAGTTTCCCGAGACTTCCGTGAGTTCCCACAGCGAGCCGTCTGTAGGACTCGAAGGGAACTGAGGCCCTCGGCGCGCATCGTCGAGCATCTGAATAGAGAGGCCCGAACCGGCGACAAGTTGCAATCCGTCAGCGATCATTAGGCTACTCCTGCTCGGCCCGCACGCGGGACTGACCACTCGATGTGACACTCAGTCAGAGATACAGGCTTGACAGCCTTCGGCAGGATCTTTTGAACCACGCCGTCAATCTCCACATACGCATCCACCACTGGGGCTCTGGTGAATAAATTATGCCGAACAATCCAGGTGGAAGCCGGCTCTAGTTGCTGGTGCTCGTAACGGACACTCATATGCACCGCGCCTTGCCCGTGACTGGGCTATTGAAAGTTGCGGTTGCAGAGAGCATATCCTCCGAGTGAACAAGCGTCACTGGTTGGATTTCCATGTTCCCGACGAAGCAGCGGATGATCGGCGTATAGCCCAGCTGGTGGTTGATGACCCACACTTGCTGATCCTGGAAGTTCTGCTCGTATGCGACTTGCGCACGCGGCAGTCCTTCGGTGGCACCCATGATGAGGATGGCACGACCTGCTTGCGGTTGAGCGAAGCTGATTGTGGCGTGGTTGAATTTGAAGTCAACCTCGTCGAACTCAATCGCCTTGTTGTCACCGCTGACTACCTGAACGATACACCCTGCGGTCTGCAGGGCGTGGTCGATTTCCCAAGTGGCCGAAGCTACAAACTGGTCATGGACGTGAGTCTGTAGTTCGGTACTCATAGGCAGCCAAGCTGGCACGCCATTCGCAATCTCCAAGCAGATAAAAATCCGCCGGTTCATGAAAATGAACGTGCCCGGTTTCGGTTCAGACGGCCAAGATTCAACGGGTTCCAACGTTACGTTCTTCAGGAGGTTGCCCTGAAGATCGAAGTGGCCGTTGATTTTCATGAAGCCTCCTGATTATGCCGCTACCTTCTTGCCGTTGATAACGATGTACACCTTCTGAGCAACGGCCAGAGTGACGACCAGGTTGTTGGCGTCAGTCAGGGTAACGTTGTCAGGCAGAATCTGCGTGAAGGTTTCGTCGTATACAGCGACAGTTGCCCAACGGTAGTTCAGACCGTGGTTGATGCTGTAGGTGTCCTGTGCAGCACCAGTGGTGCCGTCGAACACTACTTGACTTGCACCGGCGCCAGCTTCCAGCGTGTCGATGCGGTCAGCCAGAGGGCCAGTGATATCGGTCACCGACTTACGGTTCGCGATGCTGTTGTCGCCAGCCGGAGCAGGAACAGTGACGTCGCCAGTAACAGCGCCGCCTTCTGCAAGGCTCAGGTAGGTATCGCTCAGGTCACCAACTTTCAGACCAGCAGCACCCAGCGACAGGGTAGCGCCGTCGAGCTTGACGCTCAGCGCAGTACCGGCACCGCCTTGCAGACCGTTACCCAGTGCAGCGGCAGCGATGGTACGAGCAGTCACGCCTTCGTCAGCGATGGACACACCGTCAGCCGAAACGGCCAGGCCGCTGGAGGCTTTCAGTTTCAGTGCCAGCACAGCGTCTTCTTCGGTCGAAGCAGCGCCAGAGGTCGGATCAACCAGAGCCAGACCGCCAGTAGTACCAACGTCGATACCGACTTCGCCATCAGGCAGGTTGGTCACACCAGCACCGAACTTGACGCTGATGGTGTTGCCTTCTTTCAACAGGCCAGCCGAAACAGTGACGCCGCTCAGGCCGCCATGCTCGCTCCAGTTGGTACCGTTGAACTTCATGAACTTGACAGCGTTGCGGTCCCAGACCAGAACGCCAGGACCACGCTCGCTCACGTCGTACACGACTTTGAAGCTGGCGCCGTCCTTCTGAACAATGTCACCATCTTCCAGACCGGCGATGGTGCCGAAGCCCGAGTCGAGTGCGTCTGCATCGGTGATGATATAGCGAACAGCGTTGTCAGGCAGAGTGTTGCTCAGGTCAGGGATGGTGCTGGCGTCAACCTGAGTAGCCAGAACGTCCGCTTGGAAGTCCAGGTCAGCTTTCAGGTTGTCAATGTCGATCAGACGAACAGGGTCAGTCGGATCAACTGGAGCCGCCAGGTTCTTCGCGGTGTTGGTGCCGCCGAAGTTCAGGTTGCCGTTGATGGCATCGCCAGCTTTGTTCAGCGGAGTAAAGCCCAACTCAGCTTGTTTGCCGTCGATCTGGCCCTGAATGGCAGAAGTGACGCCGTCCAGGTAGCCCAGTTCTTCGACGTTGACAGTCGCGCTGCCAGTGATCTTGCCGTCAGCATCGGACACGACAACAACGCTTGGAGCCAGGTCCAGAGTTGCAACGGTCGAAGCAGCACCGGTGATTTCATCCTGCTTGGCACCCAGACCATCGGTCAGTTGCTTGAAGCTGGCAGGGTTCAGGTCTTCGGTGCCTGGGCCACTCAGGATCAGAGGGCCGGTCAGGGTACCGCCGTCGAGCGACAGGTAGTTGTCGAGATTGCCACCGGAGGCGACGGTCAGGACCTCTTCACCATCGTACCAGCGCAGAGCTTTGTCGGTGGTGTTGACCCAAACCAGACCTACCTTCAGGTCTTCGGCTGCCGGATCACTGGTGAGACGCTGCGGCTTGAGGCCACGAATCTCACCAAGCAGGGTGAGGTTACCATTTTTCAGCATGAAAATACTCCAGGATCAGGAAGCGATCTCTACGATTTGGATACGAGGGTTGGATTGCAGCTCGGTGAGCAACCTCCCAAGAGGCTGATCGCCAACGACAACTCCGTTCTTCAACGCAATATCGTCATCCGTGTAGTTTTTGATGACCACTGGGACAACGATATCAGGTAGCAAGACCTTGTCGAGGTAATGCGTGAGTCGTTCCTTGACGATGAAGATGTTGGTCTTCTTGTAATACTCAAGGTCGTCCACGCCGATGTACGTGATCAGGCTATCAACCTGACTTCGGTTCGACGTGATCGTCTTGGGCACCAAGTTGGAACCAAGCAGGCAGTCGACCTCGTAGAGTTCAAACAGGGTCGACTGCAATGCTCCTACTAAGGCCTCGATGATCTTCGGATAGGCCTCAAGGTGCGACATACCCACAGTAGCACGGACCCGACGCTTGAAGTTGTTCGGGATGTGCTTATGCACCGCGCCCCATACCTCAAGGAACTGAGGCAGGAACACGTCGCTGTGGATTTTGAAGATGTGCTTGTTCGAGTTGATAATCTCACCAAAACGCTGGAAGATTATCTGGATGTCCGATTCATCCACGGTGTTGCGATTGAGCAGCAGGCTTTCCACCTTGGTAGCCCAGTCAGAGTAGCTGTTGAAGAACAGCAACTGGATTTCGCGGGCGACCTGGCTAAACTGCTTCCGTTCGTCGATCAACTCAGTCAGGATGAATGACTTGGAGTTGTAGTAGCGCTCCAAAGCCTTAGAACTCACAGAACGAAAGCGTATGTTGTTAAGCACGTAGGCCATGGGTGCAATTCCTACAAACCTCTGTTCTGCATGGTCTTGGCTATGGACATGCCAGTGAGTACGCCGGCGACTTGCGATTGCTTGTCGCTGATTTCAGCAACCTGACGAGCCAGAGACTCAAGCAGGCGGCTGAGGCGTTCGACTTCTCGCTGGATGTTATCATTCTTACGACCAATGTCCTCAGAGGAATTGTCAAGTGTCGAGTCGAGTTTGCGCAGTGCGTCCTGCACCTCGTGGAAGACCTTTTCAAGGCTCCCGCTCAACAGGGTTGATTGTTGCTCGACGGCCGCACGCAATTGCGCGACCACGTTCACTAACTCGGTGATGTTCTGCTGGCTCTGCAGGCTAGTCGTTAGCTCCTGCATGAACTTCTGGACGTTCGCCTTTTGCAGGTCAAACTCATCACCCATTCTCTTTTGAAGCTCCGTGTTTGCAGCACGAAGCAGCTTCATTTCCTCTTGCTGAGGAATGACGAAGAACCAGTAGCCCAGCAAGCACGCAATGGCGATCACTGCCGCAATCGCAACCGGCAGAGGGCTACTGAAAATGGTTTGTATGGCGTCCATTGAGCAGCCTCATTGGCATTTGTCATCGCTCGGTATCACTCGGATTGCCTTGATGTTAGGACTCTCCGGATCGGACTCAATCAGGATTTCTGACACACGAGGCTCAGTCATGGAGCACAGGTCTCCAGTCGTAGGGCTCTCGGTGCAAACTGACCGCACGCAGGCGAGTGTTGAATAGACCACAGACTCTCGACTTGGATTGCGATAGCCGTACGTCCAGAGAACGTAAAGCATTACCGCGACCAGGACGAGTATCAGCACTCTAGAAATCCGTGAATGGTTGATTACCATTAGCCTCCCTCCACGATATCAAATTTCCCCATCGACTTCCTGTACAACGAAAGCCAGCTGGGCTTGGACTTGAGTCGTGACAGGTTGGCACACGAGCTGATGTGGAGGTTTAGTGGTTTGTTGTACGACGCTATTGCGAGTGACGCCGCTTCTTTTGGAGTTGGGCCAACCGCCAGCGCAGTCTTAAACCCGCTACGGCAGATGCCGACGTCAATGTGGCGCCTGTTCGTAGCTACCATGATCTTCTCTAGCTCGGCGTATCCGACCGTATTGTTCCATTCATCTTTCAGTCCGAAGACGTTCATCACGATTGTGCCGACGGCTTCTTTCTGGAGATCGAGCAACAACTTGCGGTATTCAAGTACGGTGTTTACGGTGTGGATTTCCACGTCCAGTCCTTCCAGACGAGTTTTTAACTCGATCAGGCGTAGCGTTGCGAGCGCTGAACTGTCCGTGACGATGTAGGTCTTTGCCCACTTTTCGTTGTAACTGCTGGCAGCCTTGAGGGCTACCGTGTTGAAGCTGTCTGCACCGATAAGCACCGAGCTGTACTTCGATGGGAAGCCAGTATCGAACTCAGGTTCACCGAGATAGAGAATCAAACTCGGCTTGCTGCGCTCGACAGCGGCTTTCAGTACGCGCTTCAAACTCTCCCTGGAGTACGCGGAAGTGTCGTAGGTAAACCGACGGGCGTTGAACACGAAGATGTGAGGCTCGCGCTCGACTGCAAGGAGTTGGGCTACAATGGAGTTACCATACAGATCGTGAACCGTTGCGGACTGCACAACCAGTAGGCTTTGGGCATCTACCGTTAGGCAGTAAATTAGCGAGGCAAGTGCCCAGAGCCCTTTCATGGTGTTTACCTTATGCCAATGATCGCCGCAGTGCCGGAGCGTGGAGCGGCGAATGTGATGCGGACATTGTTGCCGTCCAGAGGGATTTGCTCAGCGGGAATCATGTAATCCCCGTTGGGCAACGCGACTGCGATGATGAGGTTCTCAGTACCTAGGTCGTGAGCGATCAGCCACTCCAGGTCCTCATCTTCCTGCGTGTGCAGAAACTTTGGAACACCGTCACCGCCGCCAAGCTCAAGGGCTTTCACCTTGTTCTCAACGGTAGTTGTACGGGTACCCAGGGCACGCACCGAGTTGCGCACACTGGTAAGCTGTTGGTACACGGATGCTGCGAGCGACTGAGCAGCGGACGTCAGCTTCTCAACGAACGAACGAGGCACGGCTTCATCAGCCGCGTAGTCCTCGCTTGTTCCAAGAGTGCGTGGGTACACAGGCCCAGTGAAGCGGCCGCCAGTTGCATCGAATGCACCCAGGTCGAATGCCGTCAAGTCGTGCGTGTTGCCGATGTTGCGATTCAGTTCTTGGAAGTCCTGATCGCTAGGACGAGGCTCGTCCCACATCTGCGCGTTCCAGAAGTTGGACTCCGTTGCCGCAGTCCACGTATGCGTGTGGTTTGCACTCGCACCGCGGTTGACACGGCGCAGTGCCGTTGACGTACTCGGGTCGATCCAGATGAGGTCCAGTGGAGCCACGACTTCAATCGGCTCCACCTTGCTCACGATGATGTTGATGCGGGTTTTGCTTGGCCCGTCTGTGGTAAGCAGCACGGGATTAGAGTCAGTCAGGCCTCGGACTTGCGCTGCCTGAATGAGTCTTGCAATCGGCAGGACCATGGGATTCACCTCGATTTACACTGCGTCTAAATTATCCACAATGGAGAGAGACGAGGTGGTCCCCGATCGCTGTCGCCACTTTCTTGGCATCCTCCTTGGAGAGTTCCACGAGCTTGAAGCCGCCGGGTACGTAGGCAATCGCACGGACTTGCTTGACGTTGCTGGCGAGGTCAAGCTGGAGTACCGCCAGAGCACTAGGCTCCAGCGAGTAGCACACATCGTTCACGACAAGGCCAGCAACGATCTGCGAGGCCACATCAGGGCGAACAGGCACGGGCTCCACATCATGCACGGACGTCTCATGGAGCTTCCCGTCGATGATCCGATAGCGATGTGGGCGTGCGCCAACTTCTTCCTTGGTGCTAATGTCCAGTTCGATCACATGCTCTGTGTCAGGCTTACCCGTCACAGGGTTGTGAAAGGCAAGAATCTCGCCAGACACGGGATCGTACTCCACGAGGTAAAACGGCATTTCCATACACCACCTCCTTAAGGAGCGTCGCTGCCAATGACGAAGTAGTAGAAGTCCCAGCCGGTGGCAGCCACAGGTTGAGTCCCGCCAGCACCATCGCTCTCTTGTGCAAGCAGCGAGGTGTCCACGGAAAGCTCTGCGTTACCCTTGTTCACCCGATCAATCCGCACAGCGTTCTTGACGTTGCTCTTCGGGTTAATGAACTGGATGTGCATTGTCCGAGGCTTGTCGGTGATGAACGACTCTGGGAAGATCACGCGCTGGAAAAGCGCAGCCTCGGTCGACGTGAAGCGGCCCCAGCACTTCAAGCTGAGGTTGTCGAATCGCTCGTAGGCATCGACTTCACCCACGCCGAACGTTGGCGTCTTACCATCTTGCCCTGCTGGGCCAGTCGGACCGGTGGGACCCGTCGGGCCAGTAGCGCCCTGAACACCGGGACCACCACTCGAACCTGCAGGACCGGTTGCACCCTGAGGACCCGGATCACCTTTGGGGCCAACGCAACCCTGATCGCCGACACGGCCGTCTTTACCGTTACGACCGTTCGAGCCGGGTTTGCCTTGAGGGCCAGTGGGACCCGTAGGCCCCACTCCCACCGACTGCGTTGTAAGGAAGCCACGGATCAGCAGCGTACTGCGATCCGCGCGGTTGAGAACGAGTGAGCCCGTCTCCGAGTCATAATCACCGGAGACGATTGTGGTATCACCGTTCAGATTCTCGTCATCCTGAAGCTCCAGCTCATTGCCGTTGAACTTCACAATGTCGTTGGTATCACCCGTGCCCGGATCGAGCAGCGGCAATGGCACCCTGGTCAGTCTACCAGTCATAGTCTTCTCACTTCACGTTGAGCCATTTGGTGTTGTCCGAGGAGCGCACCTTGGTGTTGAGCGGGTTCATCTGAATCCACGACTTGTTGTCGCTCGCCCTGACTTTCCAACCCAGCTTGTCAAAGTTTTGAATCCACGGGTCGCTAACGGACTGTCGAACACGGAGTCTGACTGCCATTATCCGATCTCCCCAATGCTGTTGGCTTGACCTTTCCAATCTGCTGCTTTGGTCAGGTACTGGACTTGGTTGTTGTAGCGCACGCTGAATCCAGCATAGCCAGGCGTACAGTTCGGGATGTTCTTGTATCGCAGGATCACGTTGCGAGTCCCCGCGCGTACATCCACAGTGAGTGTTGCCACGCCAATTGGACCAGAGCCCACCTTCTTACAGTCAATGTACAACTCATAGTCATCGTCCGAGATAACGGTGATAACGTGCGAGCCGCTGTACGTGAACGGGATGAAGGCTTGCATCAGGTACATGACGTTGCCAGCAGCGCAATCGAAGTTTGGCTGCACGTGCAGGAGATTGCAGCCATCAGGACCACCAGCGCGCTCGAACACTTGCTCGCTTGGGTTCTGGTTGCAGATCGCGCTGTCGTCATCCATGATCGTGCCGAAGCCACCAGACTTGGTGATGTTACCCTTCGACGCATTGCCGATGGTCATGCCCACGGTGCGATCAGGTTGCTGCACGTCGTTACCGAAGACTGGGACACAGACCTGCTTGGAAGTCTCACCCGGTGCGAACGTCACGGTACCCGATGTTGGCTGATAGTCACGCTCCTCAACCTTGATGCGCAGTGCACCTTCACTACCGCCTGCAGGAATCTTCTCGCAGTGCAGACCATCCCACGCTTGGTGATCGCCCCACGCAGTAATCATGGCAGCTACGCTGATAGCACTACGATCCACTGAGCCGTAGAACTCCATCCCGAACAGGTTAGCCAACTGGTTGGCACCAGACTCGAAGACGTAGTGGTCAGTGATGACAACAAGGCCACCACCGCGCTTAGCGTACTCGGCGAAGTTGGCTACCGAACCCTCCTTCAGGATACCTTCAGCCGCTACACCAGTTGCCGTCACCCGCGAACCCATGAAGATGATGGTGTCATACGTCAGGAGCTCAGCCAGTGGGATAGCACCCACAGAGTTCCACGCGTACACGTCTTTCATCACAGGCGTGAAGCCAGCAGCCGTGACAGTACCCGGCAAGCTGATACCGAACCCGTTGGGCTGACTGTCGAGCGTGTAGTTCCCACCAGTCGCGTTGTCGCAGGTAATCAACACCTTGCCTGTGCGATTGTTGGTGCGCGCAGTCCACTGGATCAAGTTCTTCAGGTAGGTGAATGCAGGTGGCAGACCAATGCCGGACACGAACACGGAGCTGAACGTGGCGTTTGCTTGCGACTGGGCACAGAAGCCCCAGCTGGTCTGGCCTGTGAATGCGCTCAGGTCAGCATCTGCACTCAGGTCCACTTCGATCTTGGTGCCAGAGTCCAGTGCAACCGAACCAAAGGGTGAGCAGTAGATCGTGATGATGTTGCAGTCACGCTCAACCCGCACACGGGTCTGCCCACGACCATTCCAGTTCCCGTTGCCGCCAGAAGTCTTCGTCGCGAGCACCTTAGTAGGTACACCGTTGACAAGCAGCGTCAGATTGAAGTTACCACTACCATAACCTCCCATGCCACCGGGTACACGCGATGCAACCAGATGGTAGTTGTCAGCACCAACACGGGCGAACGCAGCTACCAAGCCGATCATATCGTCATCCGCCTCGCCAGACGACAGCGTGGCCTCAAACGTGTAGCTCATGTACGACAGCGGCGAACAGAACGAAATCATCTTGGAACTGTTCGTGGTCGACTGGATGTTCCCGCTCGACAACCGCCATGCAGTAGCTTGCGATGCAGCAGGGATTGTGGTAGGGTCCGAGTAATACTCGTCGCCTGCCGTCCGCCACCACGAGTCGAATACGGCCTGACCAGTAGGTGCATCCTGCGGCGCCCTGTAGGCATTGTTGTAGAACTTGGGGAACCCGCCATCGAATGCTGCACGACCAACGCCACAGTCCGCGACTGCGATAAAGGGGTTGTTGAACTCGTCGTTCGCCAAAATCCGGCCTTGGCAGATGAAGGGCTTAGCAGTACCGCCACCAGATTGGTAATCGACAGTCACAGGCATGGACTGCGGCTTATCCATAGTCACGGTCCAGCAGAGTTGGGCAGTCTCACCCTCCTTGCCTTCCTTGACAATCGGATCGTCGATGCTGATGTTTGGATCCTCATCACCCGGGCACGTATGCAGGAACGACCACGAGGTCTTACCGCTGCCAGTTACCCGAATCTGGATCTTCTGACCACCAGCGGGGTTGTAGTTGAAGTACAGCCAGTGATCGCCAGTAACAGGCCCACCAGTCGTCGCAACCAACGTACCGCCTTGATAGACGTCCAGCTTATCGGGGATGTTGTACATCTGGTAACGCACACCCACCTTACCAGCATTCGGACCCATATCGACATAGGTGTCAGTAACACCAGCACCACCAGACGTCACGGCGCTCTGATCCGAACACGGCCGTGGATCATCTTCACTACCCTTCTCGCCCGGACAGGTGATCAGGTAAATCCACGAGGTCCCAGGGTCCCGTGCAGTGATGCGCACCATGACAAGCTGCGACTCGGTAGGCGAATAGTCAAACTTCACATGGCCTTCGCCTGCCACGTATCCGCCAGTAGACTTGAGCAACCGTCCGTCTTGGAATACTTCGAGCTTATCCGGCTGGTTCCACATCTGGTAGTGTATGTCTACCAAGCCAGCCTTATCACCCATGGCGTGATAGAACTCAAACGTTCCCAACCCGCCTTCTTTCTTCACCTCGAACGTACCGTGGCATGGACGTGGATCAGTGATTTCACCGTCCGTATCGTCGTCACCCACGCACTTCATCTGGAGCGTCCACTTGCTGGCCTTAGTAGCCCTAACCCGGACAAACACCAGTGGGTCGTTATTCACCGGCGTGAACACGAACTGCAATACGCCTTTGCCAGTACGCTGCCCACCAGTGCTCGCAATGACCTTGCCGCGGTAGTACACATCGACACTAACAGCACCAGCGTTCGCCATCCATGGCATACGCACCGCACCGCCTTCCTTGCCCATGTTCAGGTAGAACTCCCAGATACCCTTACCGCTACCATTGATAGCACTTGGGCACTCGAATGGGCAATCAAACCCACCGGCGATCTTCGTACCGCAGTCCATGTCCGGACGGATAATGAGGACACCCTTCTCCTCACAGACACCCAGTCCGGGACGGTAGATACACGAGCCCTTGTCGCCCGCTCCATCCCCATCGCTATCTGGCAGATCATAGCCACCTGGATATGGTGCTCCTTCCTGCCATCCAGAGCCGCCTTGGCCGGATCCTTTATCCCCATTATTGTACCAAGGGCTGCCAGGACCGTTCAAACCGCCTCCTATTCCGCCCGACCCAGACCCAGGGTCCGTGCCGTTACCGCCCGCCCCTCCGTTGCCTCCGTTGCCACCTGTTCCACCGCCGGAGCCGTTACCACCACCTGAACCATTGCTACCCTTACCGTCCGGTGTGCCGCCGTACTCATCCTCAGTGTCACAACTGGCTAGGCCTTCCGCCTTGCAATCAATGTCCAGCCAATAGGTCTCAGCACCATGGCGAACCTTCATGCCCTGCGCAGGAGTGATGCGTGTCCAGCCTGTGTTGCTTGGATTGCGCACCCGCCATTCACTCTGGCAGATATCCAACCACTTGGTGTTGGCCGCATTCCTGATTCTTAGTCTACTCATTGGTAGAACTCCAACTTATGGCTTGACCCACAGTGCCCCAGGGACAACGTGGACGGCAGCATCCAGCACTGGGTCAGCGGTCTGAATCCAGATTTGAACGACGCCATCCTTGCCATCAGGGCCAGTGGGTCCAGTTGCACCGTTAGGGCCTGTAGCCCCTGGGTTGCCTTGTTCGCCGCGAGGGCCTTGACGACCGGGAGGGCCAGCTGGGCCTTGGCAACCAGTGGCACCCTTCTCACCGTCAGTACCATTGAGACCATCACGGCCATCTTGACCTGCTGGGCCAGTGGGGCCTGCTTGGCCAACGCCCATGTCGCTGACAGTGGTGAACCCAGAGAGCTGGAGGCTTTCACCATTGCGCAGGACGAGCGTCAGGGTACCAGAGGTGGCGTCGTAGTTACCAGCCGTGATGCCGTAGTCGTTCTGGTTGAGGCTATCCTCTTCCACCACGACGTTGTTACCATCGAAGCGCACGTCACTACCAGAGCGACCTTTGGCATCGAGCAATTTGAGTGGAACGCGAGTCAGCATAAGGTCACCTTGTTATGGCCATGGAGTGCCGATGGGTGGGTCAGTCGCAGGAGGCGTTACAGTGCCGCCACCGCCGCCACCCGATGCAGGAGTTTCAGTGGCGCTTGGGTTAACCCAGAGCCAGCCAGCACCCACGTTACCAGGGTCAGTAGTGGAGACGATGATATTCACGGTACCTGCAGGGCCAGGAGCACCCGGCTTACCCGTAGGACCTTGCTCACCTCTTGGACCAGTGGGGCCGATTGGACCTTGCGGGCCAGTGGGTCCGCGTTCACCCGGTGCACCCTTGGGACCTGGGCAACCACGAACGCCTTGCTGACCCATCATGCCATCGCGACCATCAGGGCCGGTAGCACCAGTGGCGCCTTGTGGCCCCGCTGGACCTTGGCAACCCTCTTCGCCTTTCTCACCGTCCTTACCATCACGGCCGTCTTGGCCATCTTTACCCGGCAAACCCTGAGGGCCTGTGGGACCAGCAGGGATGTTACCCGCTGTGGCAAAGCCATTGATACGAACGGTATCACCGTTGCTCATGGTGAGCGTCAGGATACCCAGCTGGGCATCGTAGTAGCCGCTGGAGACTTCACTGATATCCGACTCAAGCGGCGCACTGGCCTCAAGGTGTTCGTCCCTGACCACTACTTCGGTCTGGTCTGATTCACCCGGGGCATAGATCAACGAACTGTGGATTCGAGTCAAGCCTGTCATGTTGAATCCTTATAGGTACTGCTGCACGGAGCTGTTGCCTGCCCAGTTGTCGTCAGTCTTGGATGAGGCAAACTCACCTTTGAGGCCGGCGTTCTTGGCATTCTTACCCGTGAAGTACAGCAGTTCGCCTGTGGAGGCGTTGTAGATTTTCAGGGCACACCACGTTGGGATGCGCGCTGCGTTGTTGAGGAAGCGCAGGCGAACCTCAGTGGGTTTGTCCAGTGTCTTCGTGACTCGCGTGGTACCACCTGGGTAGTCCGTCTGGCTGATGATCGCACAGTTCAGGAACAAGGTGGAGGCAACGCCCGGTGGAGTAATCAACTCGAAGGTGTACGCTGCACCAGCGGCCAGAGTACCACACATGACGACACTGTTTGGCCACCATGCAGTGTTTTGCCGTGCGAGTGGAAGTCCCGAGAGACCCAGTACACCGCCACCTGCATCGAAGTTGGCCCATGCAACATACCACGCAGTCGAGGTACCACCACACGAACTCTTCGGACTCTGGTTACCAAAGCTCGTACACAGGCTGATGCGCGCAGATGCAGTAGGTGGAGGCGATGGGTTAGCTGGCGCTGATGTATCAGGAGCAGGCGTTGCTGGCGCAGTAGTTGCACCGCACAGCTTACCAGTCCAGCCACACGTTGGCGCAACTGCATCAACACCGTCATCGTCCAAGCCCATGATTGCGACTTCTGGATCAGAGGCAGCGGCTAGGCCAAAGGCAACACCCTTACCGAACTTGGCACCTTGTGCACCTTGAGCGCCAGTGTTCTCTTCATCGCAACTTGGTCCAGTGAGGCCACGAGCGCCTTCAAACCCGTTACGTCCCTGTGGACCCACGACACCACGATCGCCCGATGCACCCTCACAACCGTCTGGACCTTGCAAGCCCATGATGCCGGGATTACCTTCGACGCCTGGGTTACCAGTCTCACCCGGATCACCCTTCTCACCTTCGCAACCGGTAGCACCTTGAGCACCATCACGACCGAGACGTCCGTTCTTCCCATCTTTACCCGGATCGCCACGAGGACCTGTAGCACCATGACCCATCGCGTCTTGGCGCAGGAAGTTGAAGATGCGGTACTCTTCTTGGTTCTTCCGCACGAGGACAAGCGAACCCGTTTGTGGGTCGTAGCTCCACTCCTCGATAAGGCGCCCGTTCTCCAGCGTGCGATCACGGTAGTCGATGCTGTTGGACTCTTTGCGGAAGGCTTCCCTGCCATCCTGCCCAAACGTCTCGAACTGGTTGAGTTGTGGCTCAGTCAATGTCTGGCCAGTCATCAGGGCCTGAATCTCTTTCGAGTTCTTCACCCTGAGGTTTGTAATCACAGGCGCACCGATGGGCACCCGGGATTGGTCTCCTAGGATAGACTTCCCAAGGAGTGGAGAGTCGGAAACACCTTTCACACTCATAGTGCACCTAGTGTATGCGACAATGCCTCCAGTATGGTATCAACCTGTTCACAGGCTGTTGCTTGCCCCACCATGGAGGTGCTGTCGTGTTGAATGAATCGCAGCTTGTTGTGCCGTTCGTTAAGCTGCGCAAACGTCTTGCGCGTGTCCTCAACCGTTAACCAGCCAAGGACCTCATCGAAACAGGACTGCTCGCAAGCAACGCTGCGGTGCAGTTGGTTCAGATGCTGCTCAGACGGCAGCAGCTTGCCCACTTCGGTACGGATAATCTCCAGCGCCTTTGCCTTGTAGGAAATAAGCGATGGGCTGATCCGAACATTCACACCGGTGACTTCAATGTCCAGCATGCCAGGGTTGTCCTCCAGCATCCTGTATATGTCGTCACCAATGGGAATGGCGTCGTGTGGCGGCTGTGTGCTGCGTCCATAACTCCCATCGGGCATGACGTAGCAGATCATGGCTCACCTATTTGGCAATCTTCGGCGTACCGATGATGTTGACGTTGACGTTCAGGAACGAACCGTACTGGCTCACGTTCGCGTTCTTCACCCGCATCTTCACCACAACGTCGATGTAGCCCGCTGGGTGGTTCTTGGTCACAATATCGTAGACCTGAGTGAGCGAGGCGTTGGAGTAGGCACGTTCGTTCTTGTCGCCACCAAGGGACGAGAAGCCAGCAGTACCAGTACCTGCAATCTGGCGACCGTAATCAGGCTCCTGACTCTTGGACGAACGGAAGCCAACCACGTACTCCATGATCTCCAAGCCTTCTTCCGTGACGAAGCCAGGGCCGAGTGCTGCTTGGAAGTCAGCGTGGACAGTCACCATCACGTCACTGGAGAGATTGACACGGTGCGTGAACAGAATCTCTTGGGCGTCCTTCTGGTTCCGAGTATCCGTGAACTTGAAGTTGGCCTCGGCATCAGTCAGTTGCTCACTGATGGTCGATTCGATCCGGTACACAGGGTGCGAACCACTGATACGGATACCCGAGCCAGCGATCAGCGATACGCCAGGCACAGGCAGGACAATCGGCTTGGCACCATGACGCAGGAGCTTCAAGGTACGACCAGTAAGCACTGCATCAATGACCACACCAGCAAGGTTGGTATTGCTACTGCCTTGTGCTGGCGCGTTGTCGTACAGGGTAATCTCGACACCCAGGCCTTTGCGAATCGGCCCAGTGAAGATCACCTTGTTGTCTACCAGAGTGTACTGGTTGCCATGGATGTGCGCACCAGACTGGGATACCTCGATGTACTCAACCGACTGCGGAGTGAACGGCAGTTCGAGGAAGTACGTGTCGTCACTGGTGATCGTGGCGATGGTCGAGATGGTGGTGCTGTAACCCTCGAAGTCTTCGATACGGAAGCTACGCAACTCCACGTCAACGCCAGCAGGGATCGGTGCTACAAACTTGACCTCCTGCGTTGTGGCATCGTAGGTGAACGTGGTGAGCATCTGCCGGATACCGCGAATGTACGCCTTGATGTAGTTGGCGTCTTGCACGGGCTGGCTGATCTTGAAGTTCTGCGTGCTGCCATCACCCACCACATGGTCAACCTTGATCAACATGCGGCTGCCGTTCGACGGGATACGTGTGAACAGGCGCAGGTCAATTGGAATCTGGGCGGCAATTGCCTCCACAAACTCAATCTCGTTGCCGCTCATATCAAACGCATCACGGTGCTGGGTTACACCACCAAGCGCTGGCTGCAGGTAGTTGACGTTCTCGATTTCCAGATCGCCAAGGGCATAGCGTGCCTCGGTACCATCGCCTGTGTAGTTGATAGTGCTCATTACCAGCTTGGAAGGCGCACGGTACAGCGTGCTATTGATCCCACCAGACGACTTGGGTGGCGCCCAACGTGGGCATTCGTCATAACCACGAACGAGTACCCAGTCAGCAGGCACACCATCCATGATCGGCGGGTAAGAGCACGCACCGCCTGCACCACCAGCACCTCCACGACGTCGCCATACAGCGATAGTCGATTGGGCATCGAGGCCAGTGACTGGCTGCGAGTCAGCTTCAACCAGCTTGGTACCCGACACACGGTAACGGCGCGACTTGCCTTGACCATTGCCGAGGACGACGTGGCCAATGACTATCTCGTTATCGTCGAGGTCGATTCCGCTGAGAGTAATCTCAGTAGCGCTGGCAGCCGTGGGCTTTCCGAAGAAGATACGATCATGGTCGCTAAATGCCCACTGGAAACCACCTGCACCAGAACGCATAGCCAGAACAGGAGTAGCACTGCCATCCGAGTTATACGTACCATCCAGTACCGTAACCGCATTGAACGAGCTTTCTCCAGGCGATTGCAGACGGAAGACGTTGGGCGTCGATGGAATGGACGAGTAGTCGCCAATGGTGACGTTGATAGTCGTCAGGTCACAACGGCTAGTTACCAGCAGGCAGTTGAAGCGAACCGTCTCACCCTTGATCAGGATGTAAGGCGTCTCGAAGACACAGCGCCCAAGCAGCGTACGGCTGCTCAGGTATACGCAGGTCTCACGGACTTCCGTGTCTTCCTTGATCAGGTAGCCCGGGATTTCAAAGACGAAGCGAGCGGTGTTCTTGGAGAGCACCTCCACGTGGTGGATGGTACCCTCGAAGAGGTTGTTGCCCAGAATGTCGACGGCATCAGTCTTGCTCGGGGACTGCGAGGAGTCCCCAAACTTGAAGAAGGTAGCGTCAACGAGCTGGCCGCCTGCCGACGCGTTGTTGATCGCCTGTAGGCCAACGTCGGAAAGAATCAGCACTTCGCTCATGGATTAACCCTCGCAGTCGCTGATTGGCGTCGAGACCCGGCAGGTCGGGCAGTAGTACACCTGACCAGCAGGGATCATCGCTGTGCCCATGGCTTTACGGCACTTCGGGCAGTTGCCTTCGCTGGTGTTATCGACAGCCGCGACAGCAATCTCGGCATTCCCATTGGCGACAGCCGTGTGTTGCGCTGGCGCTTGTACTTCGGCGTGCGGGTTGTACACTTCACGGCCGGTGGTCATTTTTACTTTCATGGTAGTTCCTTAATTCCCGAAGGTTACTTCGAAGGTCATCGTGCCGTTGCCGTCAAAGTCGGAGCGATACAGATACCAGTTGGATGTTGTGCCGGACGCATCAGTGCGCGCGACAGTGATTGGACCGTACTGCTCACCTACAGAGCCATCATCAGGCCAGGACGCTCCGTCGAATCCGCCTTCAAAGTTGGAGGCTTGGTCAACGAACTTGGCGAGGCCGAGTGTCGCAGGGTAGCAGAAGTACATGTATTCGCCAGCGCCAGCAGTCAGCGTAAACTTCTGGCCAGATGCCATTGTAGGCAAATGGTTGGTCAGCTTGTCTGCAATCGCAGGGTCGTTACGCACGCCAATCTGGGCCAAGCCGTAGATCGGGGTACTGTCTACCTCAGCAATCACGCTAATCTCCTTGGTCGCCGTGACAGTCTCGAACCCTTCCTTGTACGTGGCCTTCAGGATAAACTTGAACGCTTTGGAGGCGTCAATTACGTTCACCTGACCAGCGCCGTTGACAACTACGCGACCATCTGGGGAAACGATGCTCCACTCAGGCTGCACAGGATGCCCTTTGCCTGGTGTCTCAGTCTCACCATTACGGAAGAGCTCCGACGTGTAGAGTTCCTGCTTGGCACCGTTGATTGTCTCAGGCCCGTAGATCGCCAGCGACTTCAACTGGTCCTCATCGCCGATGATGTTGATGACCATCGAATCGACAAGGGTATAGGTGCCACACTGGTACGTCGAGGTGATCGTGGCAGTCGTGGACTTACCATTCACGGACCAGACGAAGCCAGCACTATCAATTGCAGCCACGAGAGGATCAGCGTCAATCGTCCAGTCACTACTCACCAATAGCTCATTCGCACACTCCTCGAACACGATGGCATGGGAGTACGAACCACGCTCGGTGACGTAGAAGGCGGCAGGTCCAATGATCCGGCTGCTCACAGGCTTGTCAGGCGAGTTGACGATACGTGGCGTTACGGTGATTTCAAACTCGGCAATCTCCTTGAAGTAGCGGGCAATCGCCGTGACCTTGGTGTCCTTTTCAACCACACGTCCTTGCAGCACGCCAGGCGATACAATGTCCGCCATTGGGTCTGGATCGTTCAATGGGTCAGCAGACTGCACGGTCCACTGTGGGCTCACCGTTTCAAGCAATCCATCAGAGTACACGGCGGTGCCAGTGAGCACAATCCGTGCACCTTCCATGACCGTGTTAGGGCCACTGATAATCAAGCCCTGAATGATCCGTGTGTTCGGAATCAAGACAAGTGGCTTGCTCTGCACGTATGCCTTACCACCCAGCCGGTATGTAGCAACAACCTCCACGATACCAACCAGTGGGTCCTCGAACGACAGCAACCCGTTGACGTCAATGGATGCCCATGCAGGATCACCCTTAATCGACCACGTGGGCGTGATTTCCACGTCACGGCCATTGGAGTAGTGTGCGTATGCAGTGAACTTGCCCAAGCTGCCTTCCCGGACGTTATCCGGGCCCATGACAAGGATGTTGTCCAATGTCACCGGTGTATTGATGGCTACGATCTGCTTGATGGCATCCCGCCCGTTGACGCGAGCACGCAACTGGAGATTGACCGGTGTGGAGCCAACAGAGCCCACCTCCAGGTACCCTCTTTCGTCAATATAGAAGCGATTTGTTGTCCAATCTGCATCCACTATGCCCGTAGAACCATCCGAGAATCGGGCGGACACAACGTAGCGATTCTTGGTGTTTTCCACCACTTGGTTTGGTCCAAGAATCTCCGTATGCACCACGCTAACCGTCCGGCGGAGGAAGGACACAGGCTTGGTTGCCGTGAGCTTGACACCCTTGTACTGGTGCGTGGCCTTGAAGGTAATGTCCAACTCGGCCAGTGTCTCGGTGATGTAGGCCTCACCATCAGGTGTGATGTAGATGGCACCACAGCCGGGATCCCATGCACCCAGTACGCCCTTGTGCGTTCCATCCGAGTAATGCGCCACGAGGGTGTATTGCTTCACCTCGTTCTCGTAGAAGCTGTCAGGGCCGAGTATCTCAAGGTCCACAAGGTGAACATCAGGGTCCACGAAGATGGCCTGCACCTTCTTCACGGCGGTGAGCGTCTGCCCATCAGGGAGCTTGCACTCGGCGCTCAGGATCACCTCACCATCAGCGTCGATCTGGTACACATGGAGGTTGTTGCCCTGCATGTAACCCAGTGTGGAGCGCGTGGTGATCGTCAGGTCGTGGGTTTCATCACCGCCTGTGGTATGAGCTACCACTTGGTAGGTGCCAAACTCGTTCGCACGGACACTGTCAGGGCCTTGAATCTCGATGGTCCTGATGTTGCTGGCGCTGTTCTTCACCTTGACGTTCAGGCTGGCGGACATACCCTCGTACTCGCCATAGATCACCACGTCGGTATCAAAGCTGACGTTGCCAAAGGAGGCGAAGTCACCATTGAAGCCCACGAGGCCAGTGCGACTACTGTTCCATACACCCTTCACACGGACTGTCTGCGTGAAGTAGGTGTCCACTGCTGGCGTAGCAGGAGTACCCGGAATCGCTGGAGTGCCTGGTGTTGCTGGCACTGCTGGCTGGTATGGGACTTCTGGCTTACCTGGTACAGCAGGCACAGCAGGTTGGTATGGAATCTCAGGCGTCGCAGGCTGATAAGGCACTGCTGGCTTACCTGCTTGATACGGGATTTCTGGAACAGCAGCCTGATATGGGACCTCTGGCTTGGCTGCTTGGTACGGCACTTCAGGAGAGCCTGGGTTAGCCGGTACTTCTGGCTTGCCCGGGACTGCCTCGTGGTAGATCGAGTAACTACCGTTCTGCGGGTTAGGCACTTGGAAGTCGTATGTAGCTGAACCAATGCCCGAGAAGTCGGTACGGTACAGGTACCACGTGAGCGTCACACCATTGACTGTGCGCTCAATCTCAATAGGCCCGTATTCATCACCTACGTCCTGATCAGGCCACGATGCACCATCCCATCCACCTTCGAAGTTGGACACCTTGTCGGTGAACCGTGCTTCACCCATTGCCTTTGGATAGCACACATAGCCGTAGTCGTTCTCACCCGGCGCGTCGATGCTGAACTCCGAGTTCGGCTCAATCTCGGCGAAGGTGCTGATCGTGGCTTCCTGTGCGTTCCAACCAGCGACACCCATGAGAGGCTTGAACGTGCCTGTCTGGGTATACGCATCTTGCGGTGGTACTGCTGGCTGATACGGCGTAGCAGGCACAGCGGGCTTGTACTGCACTTCTGGAACGGCTGCCTGATAAGGTACTTCAGGCACTGCTGGCTGGTACGGTATCTCTGGCACAGCAGGTTGCGCTTGCACCTCAGGCTTCGCAGGCTGGTACGGAATCTCAGGGCTGCCTGGAACAGCTGGGACAGCAGGCTGATATGGTACCTCGGGAATGTACGGCGTACCGGGAGTGCCTGGAATGTCAGGAGTACCCGGTGTGCCTTCACTGCCGTTGGCGAGCGTGATGATTAGCTCAAACTCCTGCTCGCTGCCCTCGTATACCTCAGTTGGGCCAACGATCTTCACGTTCTCCACGTGCATTTCACCAACACCCACGTCGATGTAACGCTTGGGCTGCTTGACGATGCGCCCAGATAGGTGAAGGTTTGCACCCACGTCCACGTTGAAGAAGAAGCGCTCTACCACGATGTTCCATGGGGCGAACTCATAGAACGCCTCGAGGAACCGGTCCTTGATGGTCTTCCCACGTGGGAGCAGCAACTTGTAGTCCTGTGGCAGGTACTGCATCCCCAGTTCGATGTGCGTGGTCTTGAACCAGTCACCACCATCTACCTGCAGTGGCCCGTAGGCTTGCGAGTAGAAGTCTTGGTAGTTCTCGGTGTACAGGCCAATCGCATCAACTGAACGACCCAGGATGAACGCAATGGTATGCGGGTAGTCATTGGTACCAGAGCGCTCTGCGTAGATCGACAGCTGCGGAATCGCTTGGTTGAGCGTGGGGATGTTGTGCTTGATGAAGTCCTGTGGCAGGTCGAAGCCGATTTGCTTTAGGGTCTGCGTCACTACCCATGGGTCGATGACCTTGGTAATGTCACGGATGGTCTCAAGCTGGTAGATCGGATAGCGGATGCGGTCGTTCAGCACCTCGGCGTAGACGTCCACGAAGTCCTGAATCCACGGCTGCGCGTAGAAAATCTCAGGCTGCAGCCGCTCGAATGTGAGCTTGTCCATCAGTTGGCTCCAGAGATACCTGCGGTACGTTCGGTGTACACGATGTTGACTACTGGGCTGCCATCGAGCACGCAATACATGGTGCGATCAGGCGGAATGATTTCCTCAGAAGGCGAGAGGATTTCAATGTAGTCCACACCTTGCAGACGGCAGGCGTTTTCAATGTCAGACTTGGAAAGGCGGCGACCCAAGATGCCGGGCTTACGCTGGAAGAGTTTCAGGATACGCTCGGTCACGAGGATGCGCATTTCGTCAATGTCCACATCCTTGTTGACTGCGAGCAGCACCTTGACGCCAACGTACATCTTCACTGGGTTCCAGCTCTGCATCTGGGCGAGTGCTTGGCAGCGATTGAGCAACCACTGTTCGAAGGCAGCCCATGCGGCAGACTTCGGATTCGGGTTGGCACCACCCCAGGTATCAGTGCTATCTGGGAGAATGCACACACGCAACACGTTCTGCCACTTGGGATCGTTGGGTGCAACGTCACGCTGGAAGAACAGTGAGCAGTCGGCAACGCCAGGGTAAGCCATGATGTGGGCGCGCACTTCGCTTGGGCTGATCGCCTTACGATTGGAGCGGAACATCACGGGTGCGAACAGCTTGTAGTACAGCGCAGACTTCTGATCGCCACCGCCAGCCACGTTGGAAGTGGTAAAACCCGAAATCTCGGGTTGGGAAGTCATGCGGATTCTGTCACCACTGATCCCGATGGCCGTAGAGCCTTTCGTGACCACGAAGCGAATCTTGAGCAGAGTACCTGCCGGCAGCTTGGAGCCGTAGTCGCCAGTGCCGAACATGAACGCCACGTCACCCGAACCAGTGGTGAACTCGTAGTACGCTTTGTCAGTCGGACCCAGTTCGTACAGTGCTTGGTCAGTCGAGTTCCAGACAGTGGCTTCACCCGAGACCTTGTCTTCTGTCCAGACAAGCATATCCATGTCGGCGACTACGAAGTTCGGAGTGGAGAGCACGAACGTCTGGAGGGCTGCTGGGTCAAGCGTGTCCACGTCAAACTCTACGAGCTTCACTTCACCCTGGTAGAGCTGGACGTCCTCGATGGCAGTACCCGGAGCGATCATCAATTGCTCACGGTTGAAATACTTCTCCGAGGAGTTCATGAACTCACTGTAGGCAGGGATGAACTTCACCGACTGCAGGTTGTTCTGCAGGTAGCAAGTCAAGCCAGCCGAGACCTTGCGCGCAATCTTCACACCGAGAGAGCGAGCGCCCTCGAAGATGGAGGAGTCACGCACGGCCGTCGAGAGGAAGGCCTCACGCAGAGACACGTTGATGTAGTGCTGGTTGACTGTGGTTGCGCCAGAGGCAAGAGTGAGCAGCGTGGCCGAAACGTTCGTGGGCAGCAGGTCTTTCCAAGTGCCCTTTTCTGCGAGACGCCGCGCCAGCTCGTTGTAGATATCCTGTTCGTCAACGACGACCTTACTGATTGCTAGTTGAGCCATGACTGTTCCTATGCGGCATTCTGCTTGTTGAGGGCAAACTGGAACAGCACAGGCTTGCCGTCCAAGTTAGGTGCCGTGTAGTACACCTCGACACCGTACGCTTGCAAGGTGTAGTTCGGGTATACGTTGACCTTCGTGATCGTCACACGGAGCTCGTCGTTACGACTGAGCAGCGTTCGGATTTCCGTACGGATACGCGACGCCGTCATATCGTCCATGGGTTCAAACAGGTACGCTGGGATGTTCGACCCGTAGCGAATCCGGAACCACTTGGAGCGAATGGGTGTGGTGATGATCAGGAAGATGTTTTGGTTGATGGAGTCTTCGTTGTACACCAGCTCCTTGTTGGAGTGGGTGCCGACATACAGGTTGATGTCGGAATAGATCGGGCTGTCTCTGTAATCCGCCATCATCAGTTACCACTGTAGGTAGTGAATGAGCCGTTGGACGACATATCGCCGCAGCTCAATGGATCGCCATTCCTGTGTGTTGCCAACTGATCCGTGTAGGTGATGCGGGCACCTACAATAACGCCAGGGCTGTGACACCCTTTCGATGGGCAGCAGTGTGGCACGTACTTGTCAGACACACGTACTTCCGCGATCTGGTCGGTGAACACCGTCATGGATGCCGATGCTGGAACTGTCGGGCCAAAGCAACCATGACCCGTACTCGCATCAGTGCCGAGACGAATGTTGCGCTGGCCCTTGAGAGCGAACACCAGTTCAAGATTGCTCATGGGACACCTCATATTCGATTGGTGATAAATTACTGAGGAACACCGGGATTACTGTAAACCAACCATGTCTGCCACTAATAGGGATGTACACGAACATGCTGCAGGAAGTCATCAAACCACGTCCATGGATTGAATGCAGCCAGCGAAAGCCCAAGAAAGAAGGCTGGTATGCAGTCCAAGACTACACCGTAGAGGGTGAATACTACATGGATGCCTATTGGCACCAGGGCTCGTGGTGGAAGTTTGGACGCTACGCCAATATGCTCAACGTCCGTATCGAAATGCGTGACGTACAGCGCTGGCGCTTCATGGGCGAGATTGCTCGCGAGGATATTCGACGGCAGTGTGCCAATGCCATCATCCCACGCGATCCATTCCAGCGAGTTCAGGTAGGGTTCCTGCGCAAGCTGTGGTTGCTGTACGTCATGGACAAGAACAAGCTAACCCAGAAAGAACTGGCGAAGGAGCTTGGGACAACTGGAAAGAACATCGGCAGGATCATTGATGGCGTCACGCTCTTGGGTGTGGAGTTCGCCACCGATCGGCTGGAGCGTTTATACGTCCTGAACTGGGGCGCCATCAGCCAACAATGGGTACACGAAAATGCGGAAGCTATTGCATTGGCTATCCAAGAAACTCTGGGGATGCACGGTAACGAGCTTGCTGAGTCTCGGGATTTTCAAGCACTTACCAGACAAGACACGGCACTCGATGCTGGCTAAGTGCGGCTACAACGTTCTGGACAACACCGAGTTAAACGAACTACTGAAAATGGCGACTGCCAAATCAAAGGAGATAAGCGATGCGCAAACTTCCCAGCGGTAACATGATGCCAATTGCTCTCAACGGTGAGCATGGCTATCTGACCGTAGCCGAGTATCTGCTCGAACGCGGCGCAATCAAGGCTGACCGTACTGGCACTGGCACCTACTCGCGCTTCGGTGTGGTGAACGTCGAGTATGACCTGCTGGCCGACGATGGCTGCGCTACCGTGATGCTGCCCTCTACCAAGAACGTGTTTTGGGATAAGGCAGTCGTCGAACTGATCTGGATGCTCAGCGGCTCCAATCGCCTGAAGTTCCTGATCGACAACAAGGTCGCCTTCTGGAACAACTGGGTGAAGCCAGGTACCGAAGTATTCGGTCGTATGCTGGAGCAGGGCGAGCGCTTCCGTATGCTCAAGGGCAGCCAGTGGGATGAAATGCAGGCTGCATCCGAAGGGTACAACGATGATGCCGTGCGCCTCGAAGCTCAGGAAGCACTGTTCAAGAAGTTCGGCATTCCCCAGTACCAGATTCTCGACGGTGACCTGGGCCCTGTGTATGGCGTGCAGTGGCGTCACTGGGAAGACCTGCGTCTGATCGACCCGAGCGTCATGTACAACGGCAACGCAGCATGGGAGCAGTACGGCAAGCGCGGCTTTGTCCACATGGGCACCGCTGATGATGGTCGCCTGATGATCCGCCGCGAGATTGACCAGATCGCACGTCTGGAGAAAGCCATCAAGGAGCGTGACGATAGCGCTGCACGGCGCAACGTGCTGTCGGCGTGGAACGTCGCGTATCTGGAAGACATGGCACTGCCGCCTTGCCACACTCTCGCTCAGTGGGGTATCGAGCGCGATGCGACTGGCGAGCTGGTGCTGCATTGCAAGCTCTACCAACGCTCTGGTGACTGGTTCCTGGGCGTGCCGTACAACGTCGCGTTCTACTCCATCTTCACCCACATGCTCTGCGCGATCTACGGGCTCAAGGCAGGCAAGCTGTTCCACACCGTCGGTGATGCGCACGTCTACAGCAACCACGTTGACCAAGTGCGTGAGCAACTGGCGACGCCAATCAACGAAGCATCCCAGCCGCGCGTCATCATTGAACGCCGCAGCTACTCCTCCATTCTGGACTTCAAGGTCGAAGACATTACCATCGACGGCTATGTTCCAGGCAAAGTAATCAACGCACCGGTGGCCGTATGACTCTCGATCATTTTATCGCTCGTGGTAACTACAACTACCTGCGCTGGGGCTACGTCGCACTGGACGAAGAGGTGCACCGTGCGCTCACCGAGATGGGCGACCAGGGCTTTGTGTTTGAGGACGAGAAGCACGAAAGCCAAGAAGTGCAGATGGCACTCGGCGGCAGTACCTACAAGATCATGGCGTTCAACCCTGTAGCGCGTCACGTACCAGGACCAAGACACGAGACACAGCCGAAGCGCGTATGGCTCATGGGTGCAAGTGCTCTGGAAGAATTGCGCACGCGACCAAACTCGAATGCTATCGCGCACCTGTACGACCCGGGTAAGGACGTCACCTACAGTGACAGCCGTATCAAGGGCATGCTGAACAAGGCGCCGATCTATCTGGACGCTCGCGTACCGCCTACTACCATGGCCATGCTGTACCTCTACGAGGACGAGGTGATCTACAACATCGCCACGCGCATCTGGACAGAAGCAGCCACGCTCACCCTGCCGAAGTATCAGTCGCGCAAGATCGTCAAGGGTGCCAAGATCATCAGCATTGTCGACCTGATCGGTGACTGCGGTCTGGAGCTCAATCTGGAAGGCGATCAGAAGGTGGCGATCAGCCGTGATTGGTACGTGAAGCACTCGGCTGCATCTGGCGGCTACTATGTGATCTACGACGATGGCTATACCTCGTGGTCTCCTGCCGAGGCCTTTGAGAACGGCTACGTCAAACTCAACGGAGAACTGTGATGGCAGAAGGAGAACGCGTGTTTGCAGTGTGCCATGAGAAGAAGCAAATCATGGCAATAGGGCACACGTCATGGGCGTCGATGGAGTTGCCAGTGAAAGAGCGCCTGGAGATTTACGCACCTGGGCGTGACGCGGGCAAGGACCAGTACAACTTCATCCTGCAGCAGTTCGGTAACGTGGATGCCCTGATCGTAGAAAGCGAAGCGCTGGCGCTCAACTACAAGCGGGTGCCTGGCTATTGGGGAGGTGTGTCGTGATTACCTATCTGGTCGATGAAAACAACCCGCCTCCGTTGTGGTCTGGCGTCGCGTACTGGGAGCGCAGCAACGATCCGTTCCATGCCGATGCGTTCAAAGGCCTGGAGGTCAACGGCAAGAACACGTTGATCGTCACCACTGACAAGGACGCGAAGCTTTCTGAGGGTAAGCGCAAAAGTGGCTGGATGGCTATCGAGTGGACGGAGAACCCAGTGGGCTTCGTTGGCGACGGTACCGAAGTCACTGAGACGACCAAGACGCAGTACGTCATCCATGAGCTAGGTCCGAACGCGTGGAAGATCGCTGAGCCGCAAGCTGTGGACTTCGTGACAGCGCGCTGGTACCCTCGGTACTTCTACTATCTGGAAGGCCATGTGTATGACTTCGATACGCTGCGCCGCGTTGCACACGACAAGGACACGGCGTACATCGTCATGGACAACGAGGTGTATGCGAAGCTGCGTGAGGATTTGGAGAAGGTACTGATCCTTGAGCCGAACAGTACGCAGGAGACGCCGAAGTTTGCTGGCAAGCCACTGTTCGTGGAGCCGCCTGCAGACGTGCGTGGGAATAGTCGTGGGATGGAGTTGCCTGGGAAGTTCGCTGCTGGCAGGATACGCAAAACGCGTCGGCCAAATGTGGGAAGTCTCAGCGAGTTCCTGAACGAAGAAGGGAAAGACGCGCGATAAACAAAAAGGCCACCTGCTCCTGAGAGTAAGTGGCCTTTTTTCATTCTAGCAGTTCGGCATTGGCGCGTTCCAGCTTGCGCACATGCTCCAACCACTCTGGCGTCATCAACACGAACGTGTAACCACGTGGATCGCGATACGTCCGACCCTCCGCTTTTGCCTCAGCGACTTCGTGTGCGCTACAGGCTGTCGCATTAATTACCACACCACCTTCCTTGAGCAACTGCGAGAGCAGCATGGTCTCAGTGGTGATCGGTACCGTACCCAATGCAGGCAACACAACTGGCCCGTTCACAAGGTTCGTGCACGGTGGGTTCTGATAACACGGGACTGGCTTACCGCACGCACATGGGTAGTCATGGCGTACTACGGGGATTGCTTCCATAACTCACCTCAGGTTCGTTGCATTCGACTGATCCAATTGATCTTGGTCACGCGCACCTTGCCGGGCGTGTGATCTGTCTCGGAGATTTTCCCTTCTTCGCGATTACGTCGCTTGGCCTTGAGCAGCGCTTTGACCTTTGCTTTTGGCAGTCTGACGTACGGCTCCTCGAGTTCATCGACGCGCTGCCCGTTGTGCTCATAGCGCCCATCGCTTAGGTCAAAGTCGATTCTAGCCATTTGCAAAGCTCACTGTGAAGGTGCCGCCACGACTACCAGGCCAGTCGGTGCGATACAGGTTGTACTTGTGACCCTGATACATGACTTCGACAGGGCCAGTAGTGTCTGCCATGTCATCGAGAGGCCACGAAGCGCCATCCCAACCACCGACGAGTCCACCAGCATCACGGAACGTCACAGCACCGTACTCGACAGGCGCCATGTAGTAGAAGAAACCATCGTCAGGCGCTGCGGGTAGAGTGAACGACGGGTACTGCTGTGCGTTCTCATGCACCTCGCTGAGGGCTTGAGTCAGCATCTGCTCGTTGGTGTAGCTTTCCAGAGCACCCAAGCCGAAGCGAGGCGGCAGTTGCGTCTCGATTGGAATGATCGGCTTGGGTGGTCGATAAGGTGATGCACACAACATGCTCATGGCAATGTCCTCAGTCGTCCTGATCACCGACGCTGAAATTTTTCAGCATGATCTGGACAGGGTTACGCGCCAGGCGCTTGTTGACGAATTCGATCCGTGCCTTCATGGCGTCGTCTACAGGCACTTCGTCGCTCAGGGTAATGTGCGGGCTGTACGGGATGAACGTGTGCTCGGCACCCAGTTGCTGGCAGCGTGCGTTGAGCGAGATAACGGACTCACTCACCAGCTTCAGGACGATGTACGTCTTGCCGTTGTGGCCAACCCACGACTCGACAGCGTTGACCAGCGCCGAGAACTGGTTGTCCTTATAGGCCTGCACAACGTCCAGCACTTCTGGCAGCGGCGCAGTAGCAGCCACTTTGGAGTAGACGACGGTGCAATGCAGCGCATGTTCGTCTGGGCTCAGCTCCAGTTCGTCTGCCAGTTTCAGGATGGCGTCCACGTACTCTGGTACCACATCAACGGCAGAGTACAGCCCGTTGGTGCCGGTGTAGGGTACGAAGATCAGCTTGTTGGCAGCCTCTGCCACATTGTCATCGTGGGCTTTCATGCTCATGGTGATTTTCATTCCGTGACCTTTTTGAAGTTGATCGGGTCAAGGGGCACCAGCAGCCAAGTTTGCTCGATCTTCTCCAAGCCGGCGCGTGACGGATGCGGGTCGTGAAACAACTCACCATTCCGCATCACCACCATGTGCTTGCATCCGCGAGCCGACGAACCACTAGCCAGATACGTGGCTTCCATGATTCGTTCGCGTTCTTGACGCACCACCCAATAACCCTGCGAGAAGCAGAAGTTCTCGAAGTTACGCCAGTAGCGATACGACGGCTCTGGGTCATCTTCGTTGTAGAAACGCGGGACGTCGGAGAGCGGGATGCCAAAGAGCGTAGCGCACGCAGCTTCGGCACAGTTCCCACCACCGATGGTTCCCGGTACGTAGAAGGTTGTCTGGTCTACGAGACGGTTCACGTTACACTCCGTTCAGGAATGCGGCCACGTCTTCCAGACTATCGCACGTTTTGGCACAATGCTCGTCGATCATTCGACGCACCTGTTGCAGCGATTTCCACTGAGCTTCGGAGAACTCAGCACCGTCATCCGAGCGCAAGGCACAGAACACGGTCTTGGAGGAGCGTTTGATGCTGTCGCACACGACCTCTGCGATACTGAACACGCCCGTCATCTTTGGAGTGATAACGTACAGGTTGTAGTCGCAGATTTCACGCTGGCGGCGTTCCTCCTCCATACACTCTGGAGTCCAGTTGGGGACCACAGGGTTGAAGAAGTCGATGTTCAACATCGGAATCAAACGCTCGCGCCATGTGCTATCGTTACAGGTACCGCCGAGGAAAACTTTCATTGCACGCCTCAGTGAGATAGTCAGTTTCATGGTCGCCTCAGAGTTTCGACAAGTCCCAGATCACGTCGGACTGCGCAGCTACATACGCAGGGTCGAGAACTACGGACGTTTCAAAGCCCACCAGGCCTTCGCACATGCGATAAGCCAGACGCCCATCAGGCAGCTGGTAGGTCGGACGACGTGGACGGGTGTGTACACATGGTGCACCGATACCCTTACCGACACGTGCGCCACAGACTGGGCAGGTGTAGGACGAGTAGTACATGCCCATGGAGTAGGTGTTGATTTCACCACTCAGGAGCTTGTTCACCAGGTACGAGTCCTTGGTGCGGTCGAAGCCCATGAGTTTCACCAGCTTCGCAAACTTCTTGTTGCGTGGCAGTGGGCGCAGGTACGTGTCGAAGATCACGCCCTTGGCTTTGGTGATATCCTTGTTGTCGTGCTCGACGTGAGTAGGCTTGCCCACCCAGGTACGATACGCCATCTGGCCGAACTCAGGGTTGAACGCGGTCAGCTCCTTGAACGACGCACTGTCACCGTTGGTGTTTGGCACCGAGGTAACGATTGAGGGCAGCGCCACGATGATGTAGTCGCGGATATCCTCACTGATGCGATAGTGCGGTGCTGCCTGTTTCAGCCAGATGTTGGCGTCGAGAACGCGAGCGTCACCGCCAGCTTGTTGCGCGTCCAGCTCAAGGCCTTGCTTGGTCTGAGCAACACGGTGCATTTCCGTAGGCGCCAAACCCAGCGAGAAGCTGGTACTTACCATGTGTGTCATCGGTCGCCCCTTTGGACTACGTGCTTAACCCACGACCGCGCTTCTTTCATGGTCATGGGTTGTGGGTTAATGAGAAACGGCTGTCCGCCTGCGAGTGTGACGTGAGGGCGCAGTCTCTCACCTTCATCGTCCTCGTCCACATGCGGGAAGTCGAACGGATCAAACTCACCGCCGTGCACCTTAGCCGTCCAGATGCGCAGCGAGTGACTATGATCGGTTGACGGCTCTTCCCGAGTGCTGATCGTTGCGATCTGCTTGTCACCCAGGAGAACGTGCCAGGTCTTGCGTAGCGCAATCGGCTTACGCATTTCCGCTTTATCGCAGCGGTAACGGATTCGCTCCATATAGCCTCCGTTATACGAGGGCAGTTGCGAGGATCAGAGTGATTTGCATGGAGTCACCAGTTGAGGAAAGATACGTGGTAGAGACCGTGGTCTTCGTTCATTCCAACCGCAACAATCGTGCGATTAGGACCCGATGTGTAGAAGAGATAGGTCTCTTCACCTGGGTCGGTTACGTGGTCTCGCTCACGCAAGATACCTTGGGAACTCAATGCCTTCTCGAAGGTAGTTGCGAGTGTCTTCAGGTCCACGCTGCTGTGTCCGTAGAAGCTCTTGCCGGGAATACCTTTCGGACGTTCACCGACAATTGGCAGTGCTGCGTTGAACACTGTGCCGTAAACGTCCACGTGAGAAGATGCGATGGCACTGAACATCTCCTTCGATTGGGCGTGCAGGTCGTCCATATCCATGTTGCGTAGGTAGCTCTGGGTTTGCGTGATGATTTCGTTGACTGTCTGGTAGTTCTGCTCTTCAGGAGTCATGTTACCATCAGCCGCGGTCGATGCGATGCCTTTGAAGTCTTCCCAGGTATCGAGCAGGCCGCGTGCAACGATCATCCCAAGTGGGCCAGCGCCGAGTGCAAGCATCGTGACACCAGCACCTAAGATGGCAGCTTTGACAACGAAGCCCAGCACGGCTTTACCATCGCGCTGTTTCTTCTTGTCCTTGTGACCCTTGCCGCCTTTCTTATCCTTCTTGCCCTTCTTCTTTTTCTTCTTGGACTTCTTGTCTTCCTCCTCGTCCTCTTCTTCCTCATCAGCGTCGTCGCTAAGTTCAGGGTCGTTGGCCTTGTCACCTTCGGTGATGGGCTTGCCATCAGCGTCGAACTCTGGCTGGCCGTCAGAGTCTACTGCTTGGCGATCAGGGTCAGTCTCCTTATCGCCTTCGCTGCGGTTGTCGTCGTCGTGCGTGGATGCGGCGTCACCTTGCATCAGATCGCGTACAGCACTCAGGCCACGATCGAACAGGTGTGGCTTGTCTTTCGCCTTGGCATCGACCACGTCGTGAATCTCGTCGCGGTTCTCGTCGATGTTGTTGGCACCGCGCTTCAAGTGCTCTGGCTTGATGTTCTCCAGAGCCTTCACGGACTCGCGATTGATAACGCCAGCGCCGTCATCGGTGAGAATCTTGCGCTGCTTATCGACCTCTGCCATGTTCTCCTTGGAGCGCTTGGTGCGATCCTTGCGAGACTCTTTGGTGCTGATCTTGGTATCCTGCACACGACCCTTGCCGCCTTTGAAGCGAGGCTTGTGACGGCTCTTTGGGTAGCGTTCATCGTACTTGGCTTTCGCCTTATCGCTGAGGCCGTCGTACTCAGTCCGCGTCAGGCGACGCTGCTTGACTGGCTCGGTGTGCCCCTTCTTTACCGTCTTGCCCTTGAGCAGGAACCGGTGCTTGCTCTTGGGATACTTCTCCAGATACTTCTTCTGGCCCGACGTCCCCAGTCTCAGGAAGTCGTCCTTGTTCAGGCGCTTCTGCGGCGCTGCTAGCGATAGGCTGACGAGGAGCATTTTGGAATCCCATGATTGTGGCAATATCGTTCGCCAGGCGGCCGTCGATCTTGGGCGCCAGCTTCATTGCGTGTTGAATGTTTTCTTTGGCCCGGGTCATCTGACCAAGAGAGAAGTAGCAGACGGCGAGCAGGTGATACGGCCAGTGCTGGTAGTATTCATCCCGATGGATCATGCTCACCTGAGGCTGAGTCTCGACGCGCAGGGCATTACGGAGCATGCCAATGCAAGGCTCGTATTGGCCACACTGGAAGTACAAGAAGGCGAGCGCACAGAAAGGCTCACGGGCGCTTGGGAACTCGGCGATTGCGCGATAATGCCACGCTTCGCATTCGTTGAGCGCTTCTTCCAGTTGACCATCCATGGCGAAGTAGCACTGGGCGATGTACAGCGCAGACTCAGAGCGGAACGGACCATGGGTTTCGATTTCGATGTGCTTCTTGAGCCACATGATCGCGTCGAAGTATTGACCCTGGTACATGAACTCACGGCCGAGATACTGGACCATGCGTGCGTCGTCTGGATTCTCCTCGACACCCTTTTGCAGGAGTTCAAGGTAGGACGAACGCGGCTTGTCGTTGTCTGGCTCATGGAACACGTCGATCGGAAGTTCCTTGTACGTGTAGTTCTCGTAGCAAGCGAGGAGCTCATGCACTGGATACTTCCAGTAGAAACCGTGGCGCGTGTGGATTGCTTCGCGCAGATAGGAGACGATGGGCTTGCGCGCTTCATCGTATTGGAAGACCAGACGCACCGCGTACATGTGGTGCGAACGGTTGGAGATCAGTTCCTTGATCTTGGTAATGCTTCCCGGCTCCATGACCTCGTCAAGGTCAATGAACATGCAGTAATCCACATCCATGCTGACGAGGTTCATGGCGGAGTTACGCGCCGTGTCGAATCGGAAGGGTTCAAATGCCATGGAGCTGACTTTGACGCCCAGCGACTTGAGGGCCTGCTGGGTACCATCTGTCGAGCCCGTGTCCAGCACAACGATTTCGTCAGCGTCCTTGACGCCTTCAAACCAGCGAGAGACGTGCTTGGCTTCGTTCTTTGCAATTGCGTATACGGCGAGTTTCATTCGGGTAACTCCGGGTTAGCTTCTCATGGAGATAGCAGTTGTCGATTAACGAGGCGCTTTCAGCTTGTTTTGCGGACAGGCTTGCTGTTACGCAAGCTCGTCTGAGCACTCTTGAGTGAGGTCTCCAATTTGGCTAGCGACGCTTCCAGTTCTCTGCGTGCGCGCGGTGTCTTAGCGTCGCTGATTTGGCGTTTTGTGATTGCGATTTGGTTTGCTAGTTTGCGAATGTTGCGGCGCAAGAATGGGCGACCTGCACCACCTTGCGTTGCGCGGGATGCTTTCTCGCTGCGCTGTACCGTGGCGCTATCGCCTGCACGTGGTGTCTTCTGGTTGCGCGGAAGGTGACGCTTGGAGTGATCGGCTTTTGCTTGCTGGGCTTTGGTAAGCTGCTCAGTCGCACGCTCCAGTTTGGCGTTCAAAGGAGTAGACAATTCACCCTTAAGCGCTTTGATGACTTCGCGTACGGATTTGATCTTGCCTCGCACGGTTTCGATGCGGGCTTTTGTTGCCTGCGGTGTGACAGCACGACGAGTGCCATTACCTTTCAGCTTGGCCAACGTTTCTTTCAACGTGTCCAGCTTTTTGTTCTGGCTTGCGATCTTGGTCGCAATGGAAACGTCTTTCTTGAGTTCCTTGACGCGCTCTTGGTGCTCTTTCAGGTTCGCCGGCTTTGCAGCAGCAACGGACTCGAAGCTATCGTCCGCGCGAATGATGATCTTGCCCATGATGGGTTCCTTATGGACAGGTAGTGATTAACGCGAATCGCGCAGACCGAGCTTCACATCGCGACCGTATTCGGCAGCTTTGCGTTTGTCGGAATCCACTTGCTTGCGGTGTACGCGCGTGGCGGCCTTCTTGCTGCGCTCGTTGGCAGCCTCGTCTTTTGCACGCTGCGCAGCCGATGGCTTCATTTTGGTCAGTGCAATGCGAGTGGAGTTGTAGGACTTCTCCAGAGCTTTGAGCTCCTTGGCCGCCATGTTTTTCGACTCGGTAGTGCGCGCATTGGCAACCTTGCGCTTGGCCGCTTCTACAGCCCGACCGATCTGGTTGAAGCGCGTCATCAGCTCTTTGCGCTCACGATCATAGTCGGCCGACGGTGCAGCAGGCGTTGCCTTGGTGGCTTTCTTCTTCTCGAACAGGTGACCGCTGTAGACCAGGTCAGGTGCCTTGCCAGCTTCGAGTTTGCGAACGTCACGCTTGGCGCTGCGAATGCGATGGATCAAGTCATCTTCATCGCCTTTGCCCGCTTCGTTTGCGCGCTCCAGAGACGTGATATGCTTCTGCAAGGTGCGGATGGAAGCGTCTTTGTTCTTGAGGACGTCTTTGCGCATGACGTCACGGCCAGCGGCGTGTTCCTTGGACGCAGTACGGACAGTGGTACTGTGCTCTTTCTGCGCTTCTTTGGCATGCGCCAGCTTCTGCGCTACTTCGTCCGGATCAGTGTGGCGCTGGTTCGACAGCTTGCCTTTGAGAGCGCGCACTTGCTCTTTGGCATCAGCCACGGCTTGCTTCGCCTTGTCGCGCTTGGCGATGTTACCGGCAACCTTCGGAGCGTGCTTGAGTTTCGCCAGCGTATCGCGTGCCTTTTCTTCGGCGGTGCGTTGCTTCTTGATATCCTTGGCGATCTTCAAGTCTTTGGTAAGATTGGTGACGTGCTGCTTGTGCTCGTGGGTGGAGTTTGGTGCGCGTGCTGCAACAGCCTCGAAGGAGTCGTCCGCGCGAATGATGATCTTGCCCATGCTGTGCTATTCCTTGGTCTTGTGGAAAGCGGCCCGTTGCGAGCCGCTATCTGGCCTTACTTCTGCTTGATCTTGCCTTCGAGGCGAATGATCTTGGCATTCAGGCTTTGCAGTTGAATGCTCAGCTTACCGTACAGCGGACCCTGACCTTTGGCTGCGGTGACACGCTTGCGCAATTCTTTGGCCTCAGCCTTGGCTTTCTCCAACATGCGTTCCAGCTTGGCGCGCGCTTCTGGCGTGGTGCCCATGCTCTTGGTCTTCGGAGTAGGAACAGCAACCGGCTTGACAGGCTTCACTTGCTTGACGCGACGACCGTTGACTTCGGCTGGCAGCTTCGGCTTACCTTCGGCTGTAGCACCCTTACGCAGTTCACGCAGCGCACCGCGCAGCTTCGCCAGGTCGGCTTGCATGTGCGGCTTTTTGGTAGGAGTGGCGTTCGCCAGCTCTTTCTTGAGCGCGTAGATTTTGGTCAGGGTGTTCTTGATCGCAGTGGCGTTCTTGTCGTCTTTGTGAGTCAGCACCTTCGCTGGCTTCTTGGTAGACGCGGTCGGCTTGACTACTGGCTTTGGCGCAGGCTTGAGTGCCTGAGCTTCGTGCTTGTCGAGGGTCACCTTGACGGTGTGCTTCAACTTGCCAGAGGCGGTCTTGGCTTGCTGCGCGAACTTGGCAGCAGGATCTTTCGGAGTGCGTGGAATCTTCGCACCAGCACCACCGATGCCGGGACCACCGATGTTCACTTTCGGCTGCTTGGGCGCCAAGGCTTCTTTGGCCTTGCGTACCTTGGCACGCTCTTTGGCATCAGCTTCCTGTTGAGTCAGGCGGGCGATACGGTCTTCGTGCTTGGCGATCTGCCCTTCAAGCTTGGTGATCTGGCGTTGCATCCCGAGCACTGTGTCCTTTGTGGACAGTGCGTGCTTCTGGCGCTCGGCGCTGATCTTGCTGCGAATGGATTCTTTCTGACTTGGCGGTACGTGCTGCAGGCGCAGCTTGAGCGCAGCAATGCGCTTCAACGGCTCGACTTTCTTTTTGCGTTCTTTGATACCAGTCTGAGTGGACTTGATGAGAGTCTTGTACGCCTTGATCTTGGACGCGTAGGTATCTTGCATCGCGATGGCCTCGAAGGAGCCGTCGGCGCGAATGGTGAGAAGTGCCATGAATAACTCCTTAGATTTTCTTAAGGCGGGAGAGGCCTTTGCGGATACCATCGACGTACTGCTGAGCGTTACGGACTTCGCGAGCTGCGTCGTCGTGTGCTGCTTCATCGGCACTGTCAGGCATTTTGGCGAGGCGGGCGCGAGCAACCTTGAGCTTCTCCAGGCCGATGGCCAGATCACGCTTCAAGTGCTGGACGGCTTTCGAGTCAGTGGTGACCAAAGCTTTCTTGTCGTGCGTGTTGTCGTAACCGTTCAGCAGCTCCATGAGCCGCGGGTAACCACGCACACCCTTTGGACGAAGACCCTCCGAGTGGAGAATCTCCGTCGCATGTTTGTAGTACGGGTGCTTCTGAATCGTCTTCCAGTCCGGATCGTCGTCGGACGCAACGGCCTTGAAGCTATCGTCAGCACCAATGAGAATCTTGGCCATTAGGGCACCTTGTACTTGGTTCTGAACTTGTCGACGGACATGACCGGGATATCGTTGTCCTTGGCGTATTCCGTCTTGTTGTTGGATACGTACTCGTCTTTCACAATGAGTAAATTAGCAGATTTGGCACTGGATGCCATCTTTCCACCATTCGCCACGATCCATTCAGCCAGTTCTTTATCGCGCACAGAGGTGAACAGGACAGCCATGTTGCGCATTGCGTGGCCAGTGATACGGGTCTGCTTGGGCTGCACAACCTTGACGTCCAGCTTCTTCAGGAACAGGCGGAATTTGGGCATCACCTTCGCTGCGGTGACAGCCAATTCCTTGAAGCCCTTGACGCGCTGAATCTCCTCGATCATGCGCTTCTCACTCCAGTCCGCATAGACGATACCTGGGAGGGCTTTGAACAGATCACTCAGGCGAGACTCACCGAACTTATCACCGAAGAGCACACTGCCTGCGCCGAGCTTGGCGAGTGTTGCATTCTTGGCAAGACTGTTACGGATGTTGCGCTCCAGCGTCACGGCTTTGGAGTGACCGAAACGAGGAATCTCCTCGAAGTCGGCTGCCGTGGCGTTGATGATCTTCTTGATCGTGGTGAAGCCATTGTCGATCAGAATGTCGATGGTGCCACGCTTCAATCCATCCACTTCAAGGGCCGTGAAGAAGTTGAGCAGCGACTTGGCTTTACGGTCGTCACCGCCTTCAACAGCGTAATAATGCACACCATCAGACTCGAACGCGACACTTGGCTGTGCAGGCTTCTTGGCGGCCTTGACAACTTCCACGATGTACGGAATCACGTCACCAGAGCGCACGCAACGAATGATTGCACCCTTGTTGATCGGGCGTGGCTCGTATGGAATCTTGGAGTCTTTGAGTTTCGACGTGTAGCCGTGCTCGATGTAGAACCCGTTGTGCCCAGTGAAGTGCTCGACCATGACTCCGCCAATGCGAGTTGGCTTGATCAGGATGCGTGGTGCCAAGCGACCATAGCGCGACTCGTTGAACTCGACGTCCAGCACAGGTACTTCCACAGCAGCTTCCAGATCGTTGATCTTGAAGGCGAAGGAATGTGTTGGATACTTACCGACAACGGTGTACGAGCGGTCTTGTGCAACCACGATGCCGTCGATTGCACGCTTGGCGCGAGTGCGACGGATGTTCAGGAGATTCGTGAGGATGGTCTCGTTGAGTTTCGGGTAGACCTTGTGTGGTACTACGTCGAAGCCCAGAGCTTTGAGGTATGCGAACTGCTTGGAGGGTGCAACGCGAGCATTTGGACCAGCCATGATTTCGTGCGCAATGCACTTGACCTTGGTGATCGCAGTCGTCGGTTGGTTACGGTTGAGCAGGCCACCAGCGCCGTTACGCGGGTTGTCGTACTCGCCACCGTTCTCCTTGTTGAAATGTCGATTGAAGGTCTGCTCACTCATGGTGAACTCGACACGCACAATCAGGTCTTTCGGCTTGACGCGATGCGGCACTTTCAACGCCGGGATTACTCCAGACGAATCAGTGCCGATCTTACCGTCACCGCGCTGTACTGCCTTCACCAGCACATGGTTTTCATACACCAACTGCAGGCTGATGCCGTCTTCCTTGTCGCTGACAACGAATGGGCCTTTTTCCAAGAACGCCAAAAGCCCGGACGAGCCGGGCTTGAGTTTGCTAAGACTACCCATGGCAACGGCCAGCTTAGTGCGGCGCGCTACATGAGTGGATTTGGAGCCGACGCGAGCATACGGCTTCTTGGCGCGTTCGTCGTGAACATCGCGCAGGGTGTCGTACACTTTGTCGCCTACGCTTGGCTTGTTCTGGTCGTGGTACTCGTAGTCGAACTTTTGGAGGAGCTTACGCAACTCGCCCAGAGTCATACCCTGGGCTGCTGCTCTTGGATTCCGTTTGATCTGCGCGAGGTTCATGTGGACTCACTAATCGTGAATGGATGCGGTGGTGAACTTCTTGTTCTTTACAGCTCCATTGAAGGCTCGTTTGCCTGCCGCCAACTCCGATTTGGTGGCTTCGCCTTTCACCGATACAGATTTGTAGTTCGCCATATCGACGCCGTCTGCGAGGCGCAACTTGCGCACATCCTTCTTCGCTACCGAGTACAGCGCAAACTCGGTGTAGCCTTCGTGCTTTGTGGCATCGACTACAACGAACTCGTTGCTCGGGCGCTTGGCAGACTGCACGATGGCACCAACTTTCAGCACTTGGCTAGGCTGGTGACCCTTCGGCACTTCAGGCTCGTCCAGAGGAATCTCGTGGATGTCCTCATCGTCCTCGATTTCATCGTCGTCAATGTCGTGATTGCTGACAAGGTCATCGTGGATATCGCGCTTGATGCGACTTGGCGACTTCGGTGAGATAGCTTCACGTGGAGCAACCGCAGTTTCCTTGGGCTTGCGAATGCGCGTCTGCTTGGGCTGACCAGCTTTCAGATCGGCGAGAATCACCAAACCCTTCTGCTGTTTGCTCGTTGGCAGAATGCGTGCACCAGATACAAGCTCCATGTAGGTCTCGTGACTGATGTTGACACGCTGCTCGTTCGGCAGGATAACGAACCCGCCACGGGCTTTGGTCATGTAACGCAGACCGATGATATCGCCTTCTTGGGTCGTGTACTTGCTACGGCCCTGTTTCAGCGACTTGACTTTGGCACCAGCATGGATGACTTTGCGCCACTGATAGTTGGCACGGTCATACATGGTGTTTTCCCTGATCGTGCCCGTAGGTTTGAACAGGTCGTCAGTCTGCTTGTCGGAGCTGACCTTGTCACTGATGGTCACCTTCTTCACGCGCTTCTGCCCATCGAGAAGCTGGTTGTGCTCAGGCGTTTTGCCTTTGTACTTCACCAGCTTCTTGATGATCTTGTTGATCTGGGCTTCAGGCACGTTACGGAAGAGGACGTGCAGTGCGTGACCCAGGACAACTTGGTAGTTACCTGCGCCTGAGCCACGAGTCGCTTGCTTCATGCCGACCAGCTCGCCCGGACGCACCACGAGAGGGTGCTTCTGGTTGAATTCCTTGTCGGCGCCGAGCTTGACTGATCGGTCACCCTCGAAGGTGTACCAAGTCAGCGTCGCCAGGTCTTTTACCTTAGCTTCGGCTGTCCACTGCATTACATTACTCCATCGGAAGTACAGTCATCTGGAGCGCAACTGCGGCGTGTGCTTGGCCCGCGTTGGTGATCCGGACATACACCTTGTTGTCACCACCGCTGTTTGCCGACCAGAAGCCGTAGCGACGCGAGACAACTTCACCACCATCTTCAAAGGTGGTGATGCCGTCGTCTTCCAGCTTGAGGTTACTGGAGGTGAAGGTGTACGGGTTGGTGTCGCTGTACGCTGGGCTGCTGTGCAACTCGACAGTAATGTCGGGCTGATCCACAGAGAGCTTGAGGATCATCAGCGTTGGGCTAGGCACCTGAATGGTGTTTTGCACGCTGGCGCCTTGACCGACGTTCAGGTAGGTAGAGTTGAGTACGGAGCGCGCACGCTTACCGCCTGCAGCTTCGCCCCACTTGGCATTACCGTCTTCGCCAACAACAAGCGCAGAGCCTTCGTCAACACCTTCGGTAGATGGCAAGCCACTGACCTTGGCCCATACAGCAGCGCCTTCGGCATTGCGAACAATCGCATCACCCGTGGTACCGCCAGCTGGTAGGCCGTCGATCCACTCACTGCCGTTTTCACCAACAGCGAGCACCTTACCTTTTTCAACGCCTTCCATCTCTGGCACAAGGCGCAGTTCGTCGATGGAGACCTCGAATTCTTCGCTGATGGCCAGCGGAGCTTTGAAGTCGAAGCCAACATACTTGCGGGCGTCAAACTTCTTCCAGGCATCAGCACCCGCTAGGGTTGTACCTGGGATTTCGTACAGGGTGTTGTCCTCGCGAACGTAGACAAGCATACCCTGCTTTCGTGCTGCTGTTTTGATGGCATCGCGCTCGGCTACGGTTGCGACTGAGCGATAGCCACCCTTCTGATACACGTCTTCGAGAATATACGGGATACCCGCACTCGAAGGGATGAAAAAGCCGGAGGCATAAAGTGGCATAGCGAACTCCAAGTAAGAGGGACCCGAAGGCCCCTCCTGTGATGGTTAACCTATCAAGCGTAAGTAACCTTGAAGGTGACCGCACCCAGGCTATCCCAGTCCGTACGGTACACCAGCCACTGCTGAGGACCGTTGCCATCGTGGCAATCGTAGGTGACTTCGATTGGGTCGTAGTTGTCGCCAACTTCGCCCTCTGGCGTCCACTGAATACCGCCAAAGCCGCCCGGTACGTTGATCGCTTGATCGGTGAAGGTCGCACGGCCCAGCGACTTCAAGTGCATGAAGTAGCCATACTGTGCATCGCCGATGTTGATGTTGAACGTCTCGCCCGAAGTACCCAGCGGCAGGACGTTGGTCATCACCTTGTCACCGAAGTCCTGAATGCCAGACCAGCGAGTGTACGGGATGTTGTACGTCTCGTTCGTGCCAGTCTTGCCGCCAGTGAAGTCAGTGTCGGAGAACATCGCTACGCCGAAGCGTGGACGATTGTTGCCCGAGACAACGGCTGCTTTCACTGTCAGGTTCGCAGTTGCCTGCTTGCTCACGCCAGCTGCGGTGTAGTTGAAGGTCAGCACAGTCGCAGTATCCGAAGACACGTTGGCCGCGTTGA